TCAGATACTATAAAATCAAGACTAAAACAAAAAATAAGTTTCTACCTACGAGTTGGGACGACGTTCATAAATGTAGGACTAGGAATTGGAAAAGTTATAGAAATACGCAGTGGAAGTAATTTCACTGTTTACCGATGGTAGCTCAGTTGGTAGAGCACTGGATGCCCTGATTGTACGAAGAAAGGACTGATCCTCTTAGTATTCTGCATTGAACTTGAGATGATTTTAGATGGAAAGGAATAAAGTAGTGAGTGTAGCTAGCGAACCAAATATTCCGAGTAAGATTAAAAATGATTCGATAGGGATGAAGGGAGAAGCAACAGGTGTCGGGGGTTCGAACCCTTCCCATCGGACCAATTTACCTGCAACCATGACTCCGGCGTGGCTTGCCAAAGATATGATTTCATTGGCTGACATAGGGTTCAGTCATTCAATCTTAGAACCTAGTGCCGGAACCGGATCAATACTAGATCAATTATTTTTTTATCCAAAAATTACAGCTATTGAATTAAATAAATCTTTGTATTTCTCTCTAAAAGAGAAATATGTTAACATTAATGTCCTTAATGGAGATTTTATTACATACCATTATCTCCCTTATTTTGGTAGGATACTGATGAATCCGCCTCATCGTAACTGTGTCGATCATGTCAAAAAGGCTTACGAATTACTAGACATTAATGGCAGAATTGTAGCTCTCATTCATGCTACATATCTTCCTGAAATTGAAAAAATTATTCCTTCACATGTAAGAAAATACGGCTTGCCAAGGGAGACGTTTTGCTATAATGATAGCTATATCGAAGCAGCAATCATTGTGATTGATAAATAAGGAGATTTAATAATGTCCGTTAAAGATAAGTCTGAAAAGATAAAGAAGAAGATTGCTGCACTTCTTGCCATGACTAAAGAAAATGGAGCTTCGGAACAAGAAGCTTTTACAGCTATGTCAATGGCAGCAAAACTTATGATGGAACACGGCATTAGCGAGGAAGATATTCGGTCCTCTACTCCTAATGATTTTGTCAAAGAATCAATTGACAAGCATCGTAAGAAGCTTCATGAAGTTGATTATTATCTTGTGGTTGGAATTGCTGATTACTGTGGTACAAAGGTTTATGTGGATCGCCAAGAAGGTGGTATCGTATTTTTTGGTTACGGCGTAGACGTAGAACTTGCTAAGTACATTAGGCAAATTTGTCGATTTGCTTTGGAATATGAATGGAGCATGTATTTTGCTCTTTATAATGGTTCAACCCATGGAAGAACACTTCGTAAAAGTTTTATGGTTGGTATGACAAGACGCCTTAACGCAAGACTTAAGGCCTTGAAGGCAGATAACACTGTTTATTCCGGTTCTACCGCACTTATTTCGTTGAAGAATCAAGTTGTGGATCAAGCCTTCAGAGATCAACTTAAGCTAAAACTTAAGAAGACTTCTCATGCTAATACTGTAAAGTACAATGAAGCATTTACTGCGGGTATTGCGGCTGGAGATAAAGTTAACTTTAGCAAGCCGGTGCAGCAAGGTGAATCTATGATGAAGTTGTTGGCATGAAAATCATTTGGAATCAGAGTGGAGGACTTCCTGAATGTCCTTACTTCAAACGTTGGGCCATTATCTTTAACAAGTGGAGCGTAAGACTTCATCGTTGGTATGGCGACGATGACAGCCGCGCACCTCATAATCATCCGTATTGGTTCATAACGTTCGTAATTCGTGGAGGATACGATGATGTAAGTTATGAAGTAGATGAGAATAAAATCTGCACCGTCAAAGATATGGATAAACTCAGAGCTTTTAGCTGGCGATACCGCCCTGCTGATCATTTACATCAAGTTCTTAATGTTCGACCTAATACGTGGACCATACTCATTACTGGCCCTGCCGTGGCTCGTTGGGGCTTCTGGCTCAAAGGAAAATTAATCAAGCGTGATAAATATTTCGCGGTTCACGGTCATCACCCTTGCGATGGAAGCGAAATAGGTGTAAGACTTAAGCCAGATGGGAGTCGAATATAATGACAAATAAACGTGGCACAATTGAGACTCATGCCAGACTTATTGAAGCTATCGCTGCTACAATGACAGATAATGATTGGGCCGACAATATTATTTATGAATGTAACATAATTAAAAATGCTGCTGATAAAATTATTGAAACAGTATCACAACGATTAGCAGGAGAACGCTAAATATGGCTATGCCCATGAATGTTAAAGACTTAGCTGAAGATGGTAAAGCCTTATCTGGTGAGCGTTACTTAGGCATGGAGGTCTATGCCTATGATGAGCCTAATGAATATAATGGAAATTTTTCTAAGCATTGGTCCACTCCTTCTAAACATAATAAGGTAGTCAGGCTTTTTGATGAAAATCAAATCATAGCCTTATTTGAAAAATTAAAAAACATCCCTAGATATGATATGGACCATCATGGACTTCATGGTGAAGATGCTTATATGGCTAAAGATCATATGGGTGATTTTATGCATTATGAAGATTTGATTAAAGTTTTAGAAGGTAAGTAATATGTTTAGTTACAACGATAAATTTCATACCAACTTCCGTTCTAGTAGTGATGCTGCTTTTATGGGTGTTAGAATCTATGGTAGAAATAATAAAACTTGGTACGTCAAATATATTATTAAACCTCTGTGGCGAGTCGGTAACATCTTTAGTAAAATTAAGTGGTACATCAACTATCGTTTTGTTAAAGAACATCGTTATCATCTTATCGATACCGGGCTAGAGCCGGGATATTGTGATATTGATCATATCATGCTTCATGGGATGTTTTCACTTCTAGATCGATATGTAGATCAGGAGCATAATGGCGCGGAAGAGTTAGAGATTTGGGGCAAAGACCTAACTTCAAGAAGTGATGGGATGTCGGCGCATTGGGATCATGTTCAAGGTGAACGAGAGCTTGAAGCTGTGTTTCTTTATCGTTGGTGGCACGTGACACGGCCTGCCGATCTTAAAAAAGAAGAAGAACTTTTACATAATGTTTATGGTAATAGGCCTTTTACATTTGAACCAGTTGGTGATGGTTCGGGTAATTCTATAATGGTGTCCAGACCCTTTACTCCTGAAGAAGAAGCTGCTAAGATAGAACATGCACTGCTAGAAAAAAAGATTGAAGATGAAACTGAAGAAATGCTTCATCGATTAATTAACATTAGAAAGGGTTTGTGGACCTAATGCCAATAGAATACAATCTAGATTACCATTTTTTAGTGTGGGCCATACTTGTTATCGTAGGAGTTACGGTAACTTCCCATTCTTTTATTTACATCTTAACAGCTATTAAAGATTATATTCAGTGTGGCTTTATATTAGATGCAAAATGTTTAACAATAATGATTTTTGCTTTTATATGGTCTATTTTTAATATATTGTTTATGTTAGGGATTTGGTAAATGATTGATATAGGTTCTCATGTAGTATGCATCAGAGATGAGTGGCCCGCTGTCACAAACGCTGAAAATTATTGGAAGAAACATTTTCACAGGCCTATTAAGGGTACGGTTTACACCGTAAGAACTATCAATAAAACGAATGGCAAGGTTTGGATTAGACTTGAAGAACTTGTTAATCCAGTCGTAGCTAAAAATAAAAAAGAACCATATTACAACATAACTAGTTTTAAGCCTTTAAAGAAAATTAAAGTGGAAGATTTCATTATGATAGAGGAGTGGGCTAAGTGATTACATATATTTTATCTTTCACATTTTTTATTGGTTTACCAATTTGTTTAATATTATATAAGTGCTATTACTCTTATTTTGTTAAATCAGAAAAATCTATTGAAGAAGCCCCTAAAACAATTCTTCCACTTGCTTTTCATCCTGAATTTGAAAAAATTAAGCCTAGGTATGAAATCAGACCTAAGGGTGAAAAAGATTTTACTGTCTATATAAAAAGACAAGAAAAAGATTGGGAACGTTTGACTTATTTAAACTATGGGTCAGGCGACAAAGAAACATGTAGAGAAGTGATTAGATATAATTTATTAATACAATTTAATAATTGGAATGAAAAATTTATGACTGAGCAACGAATTGCAAAAGGCGAAACAGAGGAGTATCCATAATGACTACAGCTATTTTATTTTTAGGTTCATTATTGGCACTAGGTGGTGCTGTTTATAATGGTAATGAAGCTTATATTCATACCGCAATTTTAACCTCATTTATTAGTTTATCTGCTCATGCCATAATAGTCAAGTTGGACAGTCTCATGATTACATATATCAAAGCAAAAACTTCAGGAGTTTTATAAAATGGTTAAAACATATGTAGCAGTTCTAGGACTTATTCTAGGAATTATAATTGGTTCTGGCATCACTGTGATAGCAGCTAATTATTATCTCCCCGTTTACTGTATCAATTATGGAGTTCAAAAACTTGACACGGCTAAGGATATGTGGGACAAGTTTAAGAAGTAATCAAGATTTAGGGAAAATATAGTGAAAAATTATGATATTATGAAACATAATGCTCTACGTCGCGGTAAAAAATTTTCATTAAAATATAAAAATATTCTTCTCTTAAAAGCTGCTACACACTGTGCTTATACTGGAAAAAAGTTTACTCCTCACGGTGAATATATTAGCACAATGGAAAGAATTAATAACACAATTGGATATGTTCCCGGTAATGTAATTCCTGTCACCCTTTATGCGAATAACATAAAGGGTGATATGACTCTTATCCAAATGATCGAAATGAAAGATGTGTTGCTTAGGAAAATTAATACTATTAAGAGTGATTTGAGGCAGACTACAGGTAAATCATTTAATTCCTTGGCACAGAATAAATTTAGACGTGCCGCAATCATTAGGCACGAAAAAAGAATTGAAACTTTGACTCTCATAATTGAAAAGTTCGCCAATAATCAATTGACGACTGAGGCAGAACGTTATATGACTAATTGGCAGAAGTTTTGGAAAAAGTTTAAAAGGAGTTTTCATTTTGCGTAGACAAGCATTTGACGAACGCGGACGTAAAATTGATTATGCCATCTATCCTACAGATTATGTCGTAGAATACCCTGATGAAGCTGATGTTCCAGAAATAGCATTTTGGAACTATGATCAGTATCCTTATACTCTGTATGGAACAGTGGTAAAGAAATTTGAAGATGACATTATTCAAGTCAAAGAATTTGGTGGATGTTCTTTTAAAACTAAATTTGTTTGCCACGAACCTGAGGCTAAAGTAATTATATCCGAGTTGAATCATTTAGAAAAAGAATACAAGAAAGCTTTGGGTCATATTCATAAAGAATACAGAATTAAATTAGCTGAATTGTCTGAACGACATGCATTACCTATGCCTAATCACATTTTTAAGTGATAATTATCATGAAAATTATTTTAACACTAATTTCGAGTATTTATCTAACACTAATTTCATGTCCCTCTGTAGCCGCTAATAGAAACATGATTGAAGGAGGAGTGACAACTCCTCAATTTGCTGGCTTGCTGTTTTGTAAGAAAAATCCGGTACAGTGCGACGTATCTAGCTCTATTGATGATACCGTTGTCATGAATGATAAAATTATGAACAGAATTATTTCTGTTAACTCTCGCATCAATAGCAGTATAACTCCTGTCTCTGATTTTGGGGATAAAGACTTATGGAGCGTTAATGTCTCTCAAGGAGATTGTGAAGATTTCGCCTTAACCAAACGCTCAAATCTTATTCAAATGGGCTTTCCTGCCCGAGCTATTCGAGTCGCAGTAACAAAAACAATTGTCGGTGAAGGCCATGCCGTTCTTGTTATATCAACAACCATCGGAGATATAGTTCTAGATAATAGAGACAATATAATTAGATTTTGGTTCGAAACTGATTTGACATGGATTAAAATTTGGTCTAAGAATGATCCTAAGAAATGGGTAACTTTAAATTAAAGGAATATTTATGTTTAATAAAGAAAATCTCTCACAAGAGCCTCTAGTGACTGAAGAAGTTGAAGTTCAGGAAGAACTAAGTGATCGTCACGCCATGGCCCGCCGCATGTCAAACCTATATCGGGACATACCTGATTGGGAGGATGAAGATGTTTAAAACAATTCTATTAACCATTTTACTTACAGCAACAACCGCTCTGGCTCACAAAGCTCCTTCTGGTTGGGAGTATGATTGGTACTGTTGTTCCGGTTCGGATTGTCAAGAGATTTCAGAAAAGCATGTCAAAGCGGTTAAGGGCGGATATAAAGTAACAATGGATGTTGGTGATCACGTCATGGTCACTAAACATCATGAATATTTTATTGAGCAATCCAAGGTTCGTCTGAGTAAGGATGATAAGTTTCATCTCTGCCTTTGGCCCGATGAAGACACTTTGAGATGCTTATACGCTCCTCCGATGGGATTTTAAATGCTGGATGATTTAATTAGAAGATTAGAGTATTCTGATCACATGACTAATTATGATGCTCTGGATAAAGAAATTTATGGGCATTTTGATTCTCAAAGAATGTTGGCTAGTTACACTACAAGTACAGATGCCGCTCTTGATTTTATGAATAACGAAGTTTCTCGTATCAGGATTCTAAATCTTGTAGATGACGGTCAGGCTTGCGGCGCAGAACTTTGGGTTTACCCAAATGGGCTAAGTAATGGAAATGAATTTCTTGTCAAAGGGATTCAACAGTGTTTTGCTGTTGCTATTTGTATTGTCACGCTTAAAGCGGTTAGAATTCTGAGGGAAAGAAATAATGAGAAATAAGCCTCTTCATTCTAATAACGTAATTATCAATAATCCTTTGTCTAGTTATCACGGACAAACAGGAATAATTGTTGGGGAGAGTCAAAGTATTTATTCCTATGATTATAAAGTAAAATTAGAATCATGGCACCTCCCTCTTAAATTTCACGAAAAAGAATTATTGTTTCATGTAAGAGACGTAATGGATATAATATCATGATTTATCTCGTAACATGGCTTCAAGGCGGTAAAACAGATATCACAGAAGAGCTTGAATCGGAAGAGAAGGCTCTATTCGTCGTGAATGAGCTTATGAGTTCTAAGCTAGTTGACATAGCTTCGATTGAGATATATCGTGCCGAGAAGTTGAAATTGAAGATTAGTTTGGAACCTTAATAATGACAAAATTTAAAATTGGTGATAGAGTTAAAGATATTTCAAATAGCTCACTTTCTACCGGCAGCATCAATGCTATGAGAGAAAATGAGGTTCAAATATTTTGGGATGATGAAAAAGATTTAAAGCTTGATCCTAATGAAAATAGTTTCTGGTCCGAAGATGATTTTGAATTAATTGAAGAAGCAATAGTTGATGTTGCTAGACCAAATAGTTTATTTGAAACTGTGACTGTCCCCGTTAGGGGTTGGCATGGTCAGCTTTTCGTTGATGGCCTAACTTATAGTGGTTCGGCGGTAAAAATCTCATTCAAAGAAGAGTGTCACGCCAGCAGTATGACTTCTAAACAATTAAGAGCTATGGCTAATACTTTGAATGAACTAGCTGATTATATGGATAGTTGATGACTCAATATGAAGAAGATGAGAAATTGTGTTACGATGGTGCTATGGCGGTTTGGTATCAGAGTTTGAAGCGAAGTGACTTAACTGAAGAAGATCGCGTCAAAGGAGCGCTGCTGGCGTATCAAAGGCATTGGTTCGCGATAGTAGAACTACGAAAAAAGAAAATAACGGAATGTCACAAGCTATGACTGAAATAATTTCCTTAAAAGAATATAGAAATAAAATTAGTAGTGATTATACTAAATTTATCAAAACAGATCAGGACGGTATTACTATGTATAAATATGTCTTGAGCTATAATCTAGAAGGATCGTGGTGGAGCGGTGTCACGGTTTGGGCCTATTCTTTTGAAGATGCAGAACTAAGAGTTGCCGCTATGAAAGAGAGCTTGAATCTTGACGGCCAATTGATAGAGGAAATTTAGATATGAGAGATATCTATGAAGTTACTAATCAATTAGGTGGATATGTTGATCCTAGTACCCCTGAACACTTAGCTAATTTTCTCTTGAGAGAAGCCTTTGAAGCTGAAAAATTGGCTCATGAAATTATTAGATTAAAGAATTTACTTGAAGCTATTGACATTAAAGCTGAAGCAGGTCTTTGTTATTTTACTCTTGACAGTGCTAGAGCCTATCTACAAGACATTAGAGCATTAATTAAAGGAGACGTTTAATATGGGTTACTATGAAGTTGATACAACTGATAACAAAGAAGCTGAATTAGGTCGGAAGATTTACATGGAAGCTCTTAGTGGTCGTCGCGGATTTCGCGATGATCAATTAGGTATTGAAGATGAAGATATTTGGCTGGAAATTTTTGAGGCTATTGGTCAAACGGCTCGTGAAGCTTTGATGAGCGAAGATAGTATTAATTTAGTTGATCAAGATGAGCCTTTATCTTCTTACCCATCGCCCGAAACTAATTTGGAGGGTGATTGCCTGCCGAAGGGTCACGTCATCCTTGAACAGGCAGACATGCCGGACGGGCGCGTTTCTCAAATCGTTCGTGTCGCTGATGGCGCTGAATATGAGCGCATCGTTCACGCTGATGAAGCCTACGGAGTAGAAGAATGACAGCCTACGCCATGTATCAGGGATGGGTGCTGAAAGAGATCGATGGCGTTGAAATTGATGGCAAGTCATACACCATCAAGCAGATCAAAGCCGCTTTGGAAGCCGTAGCCAAGTCACCCGCGCCCCAGACGAAGGCGATGGGTATTAAAAAAGAAAAATCCTCCCCTATTGACTTAGTGTCACGACTATTGATACCTTCTGATAATGAGGAAGTTATGTCCGCTTGGGGCACATTAAGGGCTTATCTTCTTAAGGGTGGAAAAGGTTCTTACGCTAGAGATATTTTTGAAAATATTTTAAGTAATATTGATGAAGAGCGAGAAGAAGCCGCTAATTATATTAAAGAATTAGAAAATAAAGAACCAATAGCGTGGTACAGGGAAAATTTTGTATTTAATTTTTCTCTAGGCCCAACGAAGCCAAAAAATGATACCGGCAATCCTTTGGAATGGAAACCACTTTATGATCATTGAAACATTAGGATATATTTTTATTGCAATTCTATCGTGGTACATCGGCGGAATGATTATTACTATCGTAATAGAAAGATTTACTAGACACATGGAAATGGCTTCATTAGGCGTAATGGTTTCTTTTCTTTTTGTCTGGACCGGACTTTGGATCGGTGGTACATTGATATTTATAGGAACAAGAATCGGGTAATTCATAGGAGGCTTAAATGTCATTGTGGGTCGTGGAAGAAAAATATTTTATTGAGGATTATTATCCCGTTGATGTATTTCAAGGGGTTTTTACGACTATTGAACTCGCTCATCAATACATTGAAAAGCGCCGAGAAGGGCAATTCAAAGAACATTGGGTAGATTATTTGCGAGAAAAATTTACAGATGAAGCTATGGAGCTTCATGCAGAAAAACTTGCTGAATTGTCTAAGCATCTTCGTATTGAGCGAGAATCTAAGCCTAGATATAAAGGTTTAAATAATGATAAACTTGCCTTAGAATTTCATGCCAAGCTAAAAGAAGAATGGAGCCAGAGATGTGAAATAGTTTCTGAAGCTTATCACGATTACATGGATAAATATATTTATGAACCTTCAAATCTTGCTGCGGAAAAATTAAAAGATTCTAATATTCCAATAGAGATTAGAGAAAATTTTATTGAGAAAGAGCAAATCTCAGAATTTAAAATTACGGAGACTGAAACAGATATTGGTGTAATTAATGGTTGACACTAATCTTGGTTTGAAATAGATGTAAGGAAACTAATTGGAAAGGGATTTTGATATGACTAAATTTCTCGCAGAGGGTGATGTTATTCTTCTCACTAAAGATCATGTCGTGACAGCTAGTGTTCCTTATCACTTTGCTTATCAAGGTCATAAAGGTAACTTTAAAAACTTCGCTAGGGTGCAAGTTAGACTATCTGATGATAATTTTGATTACCTCAGAGGGATTTACATCGTAACGAAAACTGCCACAGATGGTGGCGGAACGGGGCATGGTCCCGGTGATGTTTATCCCGATGGTCATCACGTTCATTGCATCAGCGAAGACGGTAAAAAGACTGTTGATTTTTATCAAAGTGGATCATTTATAGATATCATCAAAGATATTGAACCTATTAGGAGGGCAGAATTGACATGGAAAATCAAAGATATTGAACCTATTGGGAGGGCAGAATTGACATGGAAAATCAAGTAAATTTTGAAGATATGCGCAATACATTGGCTCTGAAGTGTGTCGTTACATCTGATCAAATTGATATGGAACGTCGTTCAGATCGCGCCGCTAATCCTCATAACGATGACTACAAACGACCTATTAGAAGTGAAGCTGAAGTAGTTTCAGATCGTAGTTATGCCTTCGCTGATGATTTTTTGAAGCGTCAATATGGCGAGAAGTATCAGGTTTGGCTTCAGCTTAATACTTTCAAAGACCATTACAGACCTGAACTACGTCGAATGTCGGTAAGATGAGTAGCAAATATTTCAGTTGTGCCGATTTTCTTCAGATAGAAGCAGGAGTATATCAAGAAGATGAAAGTGGCACTGGTGCAAAACTAGTTAAAACTTTCTCAGGTGAGGGTTGCCTTAATAGGGCTGAGGAATACGTCAAAGAATTAATTAAAGGAGATTATCATGAACATGAAATCTATATTAAAGAAGCTAGAACGTGAACGGGACAAGATTTCTACTAATCGAGATTCACTCCGCGATCTTCAGGATGAAGTTAACGCCCTGTTTGAGAGTTGCGAAGAGGGTTTGACAAGTCTTGATAATGCTATTGATCAACTTTCACAGTTGGCTTAAAGGAGAACGTTATGAAGACTTTATCCAAAACTGTAACAACTACAATAGAAGTGGAATCAACTCCTATTGTAGGATCAGATAAATTCGTAATTGTCCATATTAAAACTCCATATTTTAATACTAATGAAATGCCGATTCGTGTGATGCTGGCCCAAGATTTTCATAATGCTAAAAGTCCTGATGATATTAAAAATTATAAATTTCAGATGCCTCATCAAATTGATACTGACTATAGTTCTTATTTTGTTCCTGTCTCTTTTGAAACTTTAAATGCGATTAAAGCAGGTAATTATGGATGGTATGATGTCCATGACGATTATCTCCCTGATTTTGATACTGGCAATTTTGAAGTTATTGGAGTAAGCCCGTCAGATACTACATTTTGTGACATAGATGGTAAATATATTAATCGCCCAATAATTGATAGTTTTCTGAATAAATATTATGATATTTATGCTATAGAGAAAAATGAAAAAGATATCCTGATCCCTGAAAACAAGTGGACCGAGAATTTTATTTATTATGTTCCCGGAAATGGTCATACTATTAATCTTGGTATTAGGTTGAAAGATGAACAGTACGCAGAGTATCTTAAATTGGATTGGTATGAGAAATCCAAATATTTGATAGAAAATACTGTATTAGGTAAATACAAGCGAGAAAATCGGGTTGATGAAGACAACGAAGATTAAGAAATATCATAACGTGGTTCGTGGTCTTCGTGGCGCAATCACTTTGGCTCGTAAAAATCAAATGGCTATTGAGCATGATATTGCTTTAGGTCATCCGTTTCAACATCGCCTAAAAATTGGCCAAGAAAGATTGCATCACTTGGAACAAAAATTTATTCACTTGACTGGTGATACGTATGATGGCTATATAAATAATTAGGAAATTGATATGTTACTATTCTTCTTAAGCTTAGCACTTATTTCAATAATTATGGTTTTCATAATAATGTTTACAGATTTAATAAAATCTAAACATAATACAATAATTGTATTATTTTTATTATCTTTGTTTTACACTTTTGGAATGGCTAGTGCTACAATTTGGATAAAAGGATTATCGTGAGCAGAGAATATAAAATATTGGCAGCTACATATTATCTGGTATGTTTCTCTAAACAAGTTAATGGTGTTAATCTTATGGTCTGGGTCAATCCAGAACAAACATTGGGGATGTGAGATATGAATAAGTGGTACAGTGGTGCAGGTAATTTTTATAATGGTTATGAGCAGAGTAAGGTTGATTACGTTCTACTAAAACTTTTCACTCATATGAAATTTGATAGCACTAAAGAAGAATATTTTTATTGGGTCAAAGAATGGAAGAACGTTAATAAATCTATTTCTAAACAGATCAAGAATCTTCGCTATGAAATTAAGACTTATTACAATTGGAACAATGTTCATCCAGATAAAATTGCGATGGCTCAAGTCACACAGCGTCAACGTGAAAAGGCAAGACTTATTCGTGCCATGAATACATTGTACGACATGAGGCGTATGTCTAAGATTATGGCTAAGATTTCTGCTGAAAATACTTACGCTAGACTAAATGACCAGAATTAACTGCGTCCCTCCTACTATTTTAACCGTTAAACATCTCGTGGCAGAATATAGAGAACTGCCGCGAGTTTTTGGTTTAGTAAGGCAGGCTCAAGAAAAAGGCCTTGTCGTTTCTGATATTGACATTCCTTCTAATTATGTATTAGGTAAGGGTCATGTTAAATTTTTCTACAACAAACTTTTATATCTACTTGATAGACAAATTTCTTTAATAAATGAAATGAAATCAAGGGGTTACAATCCTTTTCATGACAAGCCAGATGGTTTGATAGAAGGTTTGGATCGAATGTGGCTCAATAATTGGTTGCCGAATGAATCAGATCATGCTATAAACATGGCAAGACTAATTGAAAGAGGTCATAATGGCTGATTTTGTGGTCATTAAAGCAAAAAGAGGGTGTAATGACTGATTTTGTGATCATTAAAGTAGGAAATACTCATCACGGCGATTTGGTTCCGGGTATGCTATTGACTATTAAAGCTGAAGATTGTAGCATTGATCGTAGCACAGGACAATGTTATTTCCCAAATCCTTTGACGGATAGAGGAATAAGTGGGGGTAAAGTTGTTAAGTATATTACATTGGAAGAGGGGGATTTTGAAGAATGATTAAACCTGTCCATGTCGGTCGCCGTAAGCCGTTCCACCCCACTCCTTGGTATTTAAGAATTTTTAATTATCTGCCTTATCGACGCAAAGAAAGAGTTCGTTCTCTCATTATATTTGATAAAGAAATTTGGGTTTATTACGATGAAGCAGAAAAAATTTCATTAGAAATTGAAGAGGATGAAAGAGCTAAGCGTTATGGTTGGAAGTAATCATTTAAGAGGAATACTATAAATATATCTTGACATTGGTCTTTCCATGTAATAATTTGCAAGGACAATAATTAAAGGAGAAATTAATGTCTAATTTTATAGTTTATTATTTACTTGTTTGGGTTATACCTTCTTTAATTTTTAATTATAATTTAATGAAAATAGATAAATTATCTATTCATAATGAATGGAAAAGTTTAACTAACCAACCAAAAGTTAATTCTTTTGACTCTTTCGATTGGTTTACTCTATTTTTCTTTTCTTTTGTTTTTGGACTTCTTGGCTGTATAATAGGATGCATCATGAGCGCACTTTGGTTTAAGGATTGGGATAGATTTGGTCTATTTAAATAGAAAGGATAATAAAATGTACACCTATCGTGGTATTGAATTTTTCGTTCCTACTAAAGTAGTTGATGGCTATGAATCAGTTCTCTATTCTCCTACAGAAGCCCGAATCAAAAATCTGATTGACATGGCAGCTTCACTTAGGAAAGCACCACCACCTAAATTTGATATGACTAATTATTGCGATTTTGATTATTCTACTAATGTAGAAGAAAAAATTAGAGTTTTGGGTTTTAAAGATGAAAACCTTAATCCTGCTCAATTTTTTAATTCAAAAACAGCTCTTGAAAATAGTTGTGGCACAAGTGCTTGCGCCATTGGTACAGCGGCATGGAACGGAATTGGAAAACCACATCTTTACGATGATTGGGAAGTATACGCCTATAAAGCTTTTGGCCTAGGTGAAGGAGAAATTTGGTCATTTATTTTTGATATGGTGTGGTATTATTATGACAATACTTCTGAAGGCGCTGCGGCTCGAATTCTTAAATTAGTAATTGATGGTCCACGCAAAATTGACTATTATACTAGGTCCGATAATCAATATAAAGAATTTAAGGAAGTTAAGATAAGTGATCTTTGAAACTCTAATAATCTGTGCCAGCCTATTCGTTGTAGATGGTGATACAGTTAAATGTTCAACAACGAAACAAAATCTTCGTTTACTAGGCGGTGGAATAGTTGGTGTATCAGGCATAGACGCTCCTGAGAAAGGATCTAGGGCTAAGTGCCACAGAGAGAGCCAATTATCAGAAAACGCTTCTAGCAGGCTGTCTCAACTACTCGCGCAAGGTATTACTAGGATTGAGGCTAAAGGTATTGATAATTTTGGCCGTCCACTTGTCAATATTTATATGACAAGTGGATCAGAGGTGGGTCAAATCCTGTTAAAAGAAGGACTGGTTAAGCCTTGGGTTAGAGGTAAACGGAATAATTGGTGTTGACATGGTAGTTCAGATGTAATAAAACGTAATTCATCATTTCAAACAAGGAGAAAATAATGTCTAAGGTAATTGGCAAGGGAATTTTTGCATGGGATGGTTCGGAGCGTCGTTCTGATCGTTATGGTTCTTTTACCTTGGATAAGGTGGGTTACGACGATAACGGTTATTGTCCTGATGCGTCTTGGACCTTAGGTCAAAGCCTCTCATCTCTTACCGGTAAATATGTAAAGATTAAAGTAGAAATTATAGAGTCTCGCGATAGTGGTCATATAGGTGATTTGAGTCGTGGAATTTATCCAACTCGTCCAGAAGTTGGTGAAAAAATTATACTAGGAATTGGTGAATTTTTTGCTTCAGAAGAAAATTGGAGCGCTTCTGGTTTTTCTGTTGGTGTTAAACCGAGTGATGGAAGAATGTCGGATTGGTTCGAACCTGAAAAACTCTATAGACTTCATGACCAAACCGTGCTAGTAACTATTTCAGAAACTAAGGAAGCAGAACTTCCAACTAAAGTAAAACTAGAGGAAAAGACTGAAGATTTTAGTGCTTCAATCATTTTTAGTAATGATGATAAAGGTGGTTTTTATCAATTTAAGCGTGGATAATTAAAGGAGAAAATTTGATATGGACTTTTATTCTCTTAATGTAGCTAAGAACGATCTTCCTAAAACAGGTTATGCCAAACTTTATTTTAAACATGTTGGTGATAAAGGTACAGAATATTATGATCTGAGTGGGGATAATATTTCTGTTTCTAAGTTTGAAAATTGGTGTTATAATGAGTTCGGTTATCTTCATTACGTAATTAGTTATCATTAAGGAGAAATAACATGAACGCCGTGGATCAAATTCGTTATAACATGCTTCGTTATACCAGTATTTTTAATCATCCTATCGATACTATTTATCACATGATGTTATGTAACGGTAATGTTATGAATGGAGTGAATCGGGTGAGCTAGTTACTTGGTACAGTCCAGATAAAGAATACAAATTCTCCAAAGACTTTCCGCTGCAAGCGGCGCAAGAAAACTTTGTTCACGCCAATATTGATCTTCTTATGAATGATTTGAGTGGAATTCATGGTGGTGGATCGATTATTAGCCAATTGACTCATGTATATCATGGTAATTCTATATTTGAAACCGTGCCAGAAAATGTTAGTAATGGTTGGAATGTTGTTGTGGATCAAGTTTATGACGAAATAAAAAGATTCCTTTCTCCTAGAGCCGGGAATCAAGTTTATTATCCTTATCAATATAATTCGGCTCTTAAAATTATTAGTAACTTTGAAGATACAAATTATTATAAGAACGTGCTTAGGCCGAAACAGGAAAGAATGGCTGTGGCATACCGTGCCGTGATAGAAAAGTTGAGGGAGAAGTAATATGCGTCCTAATAAGTTTCGTTCCGAGGTATACAAAGCTATTCATCATCGCGTCGTAACAGGTAGTAATTCCCGTTTTACACCATATTTAATTCGTGCCATGGAAAATGAGTATAAAAAGCTTGTCGTGATAGAAGACGATTATCGTGTCGGAACAGAAACTTATAGTTATTTAAATAAAGAAACTATCGAAGCTGATTTGTTTTACATTAATGATCGTTGGAATTGTGCCTTCCGTCTTCGTTGGCTATTGGATGGTCTTAGAGAAGGAAAAATTTAAATGACAACCAGACTTGAAGACTGTTTCACTCCTGAAGGTAATTTGAAATTTGATCCTTATCGTTGTGATAGAGAAGATCATAGATATCAAATTCTGTTCAATGAAAACGATAATTTGAATGATCTACAAGCTTTGAAGAAACTTATTGAGAAGAAGAAATGGACTTGGGATAGTGTTGCTGTTGGTCTTTATCATGCTGATATCTTTGCTATGGGTACTAAAAATAATTATTCCACTATCTATTATTTTCGTTGACAATCTCTTTGAGTTGTAATAATTTGGGATAAGAATTATTAGTAAAGGAGATTTTGATGTATATCATTACGTGGTGGCAAAAAGATGGTAATATTGAATCTAGGCATATCGCGGAATGCAGTGATAGAGAATCGATGCTAGATATTTTTAATAATCTTCTTGAAGACATTCATCCTTCTAAGATTAAGATATTTGAGGCGGTAGAAAAGACTATTACTGTTGCGGTGGAGGAATAATAGTGAAACTCATTAAATACTCCGTTCCGGGATGGATCAAGGAAGTTAGCTCTGAGATAGAAGCCGCTACAGAACTTTGGCCACATATTTGTGGCATGTGCCGAAAAATATCTGAATCTCAAGGGGATGAAGAAGAATGGGATAGCCAAATTCCTGCGACAGAAGGTGATTTGAACTCAATGCTTGGTTCTGCTTGTGGTTGTGAATATGGCGTTGAATACGATAGGGATGAAGCTATGAATCGTCTCAGAACGGCTATTGAGACTTTAATAGATAATGATGATATAAACTATCGTGAATTAAAATATGCTTATCATGATGCACTTAACGCAAATTGTTTCCCTGATTTTGGAGAAGAAATAGATGATTCGTGATCCTTCTCAAATCAATCAAGCCTTTCTTGATAAAGTAAAATTTATTGAAGATACTACCTCTGCAAAAGATTTTTTCACTTATTTTGAGATGCAAGTCGGACCTAAGGATGCTGAAACAATCATTAAACAAATGGAGGCATTTTTTACCTCTGGATATTATCAAGCTGTGAGAGATATTACAAGTATTGATCTACTACTTAAGTAGTACTTTACCTATCTTTCAATTGTGTTATCATTATGACGTATAGTGATCCTAATTAAAGGAGTATCTAATATGTCTGATATTTATGGTACAGTGGAATATTTGCTTTGGAAAGTTGAAACAGAATTGGGTCCAGACTTTAGTGTTGCTCTTTTTACTAATGGTTATGGGAGTAGAGGCGGGGACAAAATTCGATCAAGTTATGCTATGATAATGAGAAGACCATTTGAAAAATATCCAGTTATGTGGAGCAAAGGTAGAGGTGAGACAGTTCATCAAGCTTTGAATGAGGCGGTGGAGCAAGGTATTATCAGACTGAAACAGGAAAGGGAGAAAGAGTATCATGAATAAACGTGTGGAGATAACTGAGAAAACCTTATTTCCTTTTACAGTTCGTGGGCGAGATTCAGGAGGGATATTTAGCCTAGTCAAAGAATTCTTGAAAGTCAAACCTCATGATCTTAACTGGTATAGTTTTGATGTGGTGATCAGGTCTTCCACTGAAATAACTTTTATTGTCTACGACATGGCTCGTGGCAGTTATGGTGAAAAACTTTATTCAAAAGAACTTGAAGATGGAAAAAGAGGTAGGGAAATAAGCCGTTACGATGCTGAAGTGCCTAATTCCGTTACAGCTATATACACAGCAGAAAAATTAGTAGCCATGGCTGTGGATCGACGTATGATGGAACTTGCTTACGCTGAAGAACTTATCGTATTGCAATACGTAGAAGAATTGAAGGAGAAGTTCCTATAATGCCATTGGGAAGAGGATACGTACAGTCTTAGCATCTTACATCATCCCGAGAATGGTAGGGATGGTGTAAAAGGTTTCAAGTGTGCTGGCTGTGGCTCAAATATAGTAGTAGAGAGGTGGTAATGTATGAATAGACAAGAAATGTTCGACAAAGCATGGGCCGGGGCAGAGTCTAAGAATTGGGTCAAGTCTTCTAAGAAGACTGTTATAGAATTGGATTTTTGCTACTATCGTCATCCAGATGATGCCATGATCCGTTGTAACGCAGGATGGCTCATTCCTGATGAATTGTATGACGCTAACTTTGAGGGTAAACGTTTTACTAGTGAATTTTTTGATAATGTCATGAGACATCTAGAGATAGATTCTATTTTTGATTCTGTATTTGTACAATCCTTACAATCCGCACATGATAATTCAAGTGGCGGTGAGGATCATCGTAACAAAATGCTTGATTTAGCGCATGAATATGCACTTATTGTCCCATCTTCAAATTACGATCAGTTAGAAACAAAAGATACTGAAAATGAGTGAACGTTTTCAAGAAATCTACGATAAAGTAGGGCGCGGCCTAGAATCTCAAAACTTTGAGAAATCAGCCGATGGTCTGATGTTTCGTAACGAGGATTTAAAGTTTTTAGAACATCCGGTTAAAAGTCCTGTTGTGGTAGAAACAGTTGTTAAAGTTGTGCCGGGTATTTATGGTAAAATTGAAGTTTATCAGTCTGATAATGAAATTAGTTTAGCTATTGTAACTAGTTATCCAAATGCTACTACTAATTTTGAAAAATTTACAGCCGATGAACTAAGGGCTGCGGCAAAAACTTTTAACGATCTTGCGTCTTATTTATCTTCAAGATATTGACATTTCTACTAAGATTTAGTAATCTATTGATATAAATTTTTGTAGGAGATTATTATGACAAACTTTATTCACACCAATACGACTCAGCGTGACAAAGAAATGCTGTTTGCCGATTGGGATAATAATCTAGCTGATGAAGTTTTTGTTGACATTACTAGTGAGACTAAGCTAGAAGATATAGTTGTGGATCATCTGAAGAAATTTCCTAGCAAGTCTCAGGCAAGAAAAAATAATTGGGGCGGGGAAATCCCGATGGGATTTAGGCAGTGGAAGATAGGTAAAATTTTCTTTTGGACTTTCAAACCTTTGAGTGATTTGGAACATAATTAATGGCTAGATATTTTAAATGTATCAAGGCATGGCAATCTGAAAGATTTCCTGAACTTAGGTCTGGTGAATTAGGTATGATCTATGAACTACAAGAGCCGGATGGGATTTATCGTTCGCCGTTATGGTCCGAAGATTCACCTTATTACATAAAGCTTATTGGCTTAGAAGAAGATGAAATTTTTATTAAATCAGGACTTCGTGGTTATTTAAATAGTGAAAGATTTGTAGAAGTATTTCCTAGTGAGGGTGCAGATATTTTTTATGAAATCATTGACTAAAAGTCTTTAATATTATATTCTCTGTGTTAATAATTAATACATGGTCCCCGTTAGGGGTTTTAGGAGGCTAGTAATGAAACTATTCCATTGGTACAGTGACACGCTTAAACAATATATGTCGGGTCATATCATTGTTATGGCTAAGACAATTGAGGAAGCTAGGGATGTTGCATGTATTGAATTTGAGCTATGGGCCAGACGTGAAGATTCTCATTTCACATGGATTTTTTGGAACGGTGAATTTTTTGACGAAGGTAGTCAAGATGAATGGTTCGAGATTATTACAAAATTTAAGAATGATATCGAAAAAGAACCAATTGACAATGATGGCGCTATCTTTATAATGGGATCAGAATAGAGTTTAATACTTTTCCTCTCTGGAAGAGAAGAATAGTAAAGGAGAATGATTTAATGGACGACCGTAGCTCTGCCTTTTCTGATTTTGCTAATGGCTTCCATCATGGTTATATAAAGCCTTGGAAAGCTGCTTCAATGCTTATGACACTGGATCAAATTCCAGCGATTAAAGAAGATCGCGATAGAATGATTAAGTATGTCAGTAATTGTCTTGAGATGGAAGGTTTTGAACCTGAAACTTGTGTCATTATTGCAGATTATTTGATTGACGGTCAGGTTTAAATGTGTTAAGTTATAGATATAAAATAAAAGAACCCTTGGCGAAATTGGTAAACGCGAGAGACTTATAGAAAAATTGAGTGCACGAAATGAAAGTTTTGATGTAGAACTGCTCAAATTCGGTGAAGGCTTTAACCTGCTAATACCGAGCCAAGCTTAGGGCAAAAGTTCTTTGAAGGTGTAGAGACTAGACGGGCAGGACCTAAAGCTTTAAGCAAAGGTCAAGGTATAGTCCAGACCACAAAACGTTAAATCGGTGGCTAAAGCTATAGTGGTACGAAAATCTCTTTCTTCGGATTGTCGGTTCGATTCCGACAGGGTTCACCATTTTATTTTTTCTTTTTATTTCTAAAATTATCAGTTAAGGAGTGACAATTAGCACACAAAAGTTGTAAATTTTCAACTTGGTTATTAAGTCTGTTACCATCAATATGATGTAATTCTATTGGAATCGGAAATCCATACCATTCAGAAAGATTACATGGGCCTTCGCACTTATGTCCTCTATCTGTAGTGAGATGTTTTCTTACATGATGATTATTACTATATTTGGACCAATCTTTTAATTGTGCTCCTTTTGTCCAAGCAGAGCCAGTCCAATGAGAAGTATCCACTTTTAGTCTGTGAAGATTTCTTTTCATGTTATCAAAATTACCACCAGCTTCTCTAAGACCTAAACTTCTTAATAAGCCTGAAATAGAAAATACGTGTTTGGAATTTTCAATAATATCTTCATCTGTGTAATTTTTATAATTAAAAATTTTTGCTCTATTAGATTTATCTACTTTTTTACAATCTAAAGATTTACAAATATTGTTTTGATCCAATAAGCCTTTTCTAATTTTAATATCGGCGTTACAAATGTAGCAATTTGAATTAGTAATTAATAATCTATCTGACTTAGGTTTAATTGGACGTTTTGTTTCAGGTTTTTTATATCCTTCCCATCTTTTGGCAGCTAAATATTTAGCGCTATCCTGTTTAATGGCTGCTTGCCTTAATTTTTCTTTTGTCCCTTCTGATTTTGGTCTACCATTAGCACAAGTTCTAGAACAGAATACACCTTGTTTAAAATGTTTTTCATTGCATTTCGGACAAAATTTTTCTATAATTTCTTTAACAAAAGAAAAATCTATATTTAAATCCTCTAATATTCCATTAATTTTAGGTCTTACTCTTCCAACATATTTAGTACCAAGAATTTCTGCAAACTCCCTTTTCGATTTACAATTTTTGGCAATATTAATTAATTCTTCTACTGTATAATTTTTCTTATGAAATTTATAAATTTTTATTTCTTGGCATTCAAACATAAATAGGTTCTCTTATTATTAATTGAACCTATATTATCACAAAATATTGAAAAAGTCAAGATATTAAGCCTTTATCCAAAATAGTTGGATTTACTTGTTGACAAATGAAGTTGTATGCGTTACAAGTAAATAATAGAAAACAAATTTTCTGTCCTAGTATGTGGGTGTGAAACACCTGAGCGCAATGCAACAGAGAATAAGAGTTGATAAGATAGTGCTAGGAATTCTTATCAACGAAATTATTAAAGGAGAAGGTGTAATGGATATTTCTGAAATGTCTTATATGAAAGAATCTTATGACGCAGCGGATGATACATTGAACGTCTAAAGATTGTTGGCTATGATTATACACCATATCGTGAAGAAATTGCTAGGGCTTATGACGATGGAATTTTTGAGGGTAATTGGGATTGGACCACAGATATTGATGTTGAAGGTGTGAGAGAGCTTCGCTTGATTCAAGAAGATGAGTATGATCAACACATGGACGATGATGATAGTAAGCCTGAATGGGAAGATATGCTGGTTCAAGCCGAAGCATATGTTTGGTTTGCATAATTAAAGTTTGTTAGAGCCTTTTGGTAGGTTTATCGAGACGTGATATCTTGGATTTAGTGTCGTCGGAAAACCTCTGGCTCCATTACATGCCGCCTAATCAACGGCTAGTAGAAGGTGGTGCTTCTATGATGAAGTCTCTGTGATGGAGACATATAAACACTCTCTTATCCGGGTAGGATCGCCAAGTGCTGGCGTAAGTCTAAGAGCGTGGAGTTCTCTTCTTACATTTATGGAGGAAGAGTAAGTAACGTTGAAGCGTAGTTAGGCAGCACCCGCTATTTTAAAAAGGAAAAAAGATGTATAAATGTATTTGCATAGTGTGTGACACAGAGTTAGAAAATTTCTCTAATAAAACCCTACATCCTAATGATGGACTAGCCTTTTATACCAACGGTCATTACGGCTCTACCGTTTTCGATCCTATGGATGGTAGTTATATGTCTATCGTTGTTTGCGATACATGCATCAAAAACTATGATTATAAGATGATTGAAGAAGGAAAATAATATTTATGGAATCATTTCAGTACATCTTTGAACTTTATGCGCTAAGTGATAGGCATTATCACGACATTAACCATATCATTAAGATGCTCAAAGGGGCATATCTTTATGGTGATCGGTCAAAAATTTTTGATACTGCTAAGACTGAAAGTGATTTCACATACTATGGTTTAACTCGTCCTCTATATGACGCCATCTTGTTTCATGATGTGATTTATAATATTCCTGCCATGAATGGTGAAAGTAATGAACAATTAAGTGCTGAAGAATACCAAACATTCGCTATGGATTTTGGTAGGCGAGATAAAGAAATTGAACAGGTTTCTAATATGATTAGGGCGACGGAACATCATTTCGATGGAACGTTGTATGATGATTACCTAACTAACTTGCTACTTGATCTGGACATTCTAGGTTTTGCTGATGATTGGGTCTGCTTCGCAGCGACTCAGAAATTAGTTGATGCTGAGTTTCTGGCTCATTATCCCAAGGAAGTTGTGCTTCAGGGCCGAAAAGATTTTTTAAAGAATATAGTTGATAATGAATTACTTCAATATAGAGTAATTGATAAAAATCATATATTTAGAAACAAAGCGTATGAAAATATTGAGACTTTGTTATTTCAATGGGAAAATATTTATGCTGACTGATCGTCAAAAAATTGACAAGCTAAGAAATTATTTTGAGAGCTTTGCTATTCTAGAAGAAGATTATTGTGAAGATGTTTATAGTGATAGTGGTGGAAACTTTGATGACGCTTATGTATTAGGCACGGATTACGCTTCTAGTAACATTGCTAAGTGTGTTCTTAAAATTTTAGGAGAATTTAACGATGTTTAGCATTATCAAAACTTCTGAAATAATCAGACTCAGAAATGAGTATGAAGAATTTAAATATAATATGGATTTTTATAAATACTATAACAGAACTATGGATGAAAAGTCTAAAGCAAATAAGGTCAAAAAGGAAGAAAAGATAATGGCAGATAAATTTGAATTTACTCCTTTTTCTTATGGAAGTATTGCGAACCAAAATTGGTTTGAAATTGTTAGGGTTTCGGATGGTAAATTGTTAAAAGGTATAGGTTTTAAAACACTAGAAGATGCCTTGACAAGGGCTAGTGAAATTGTTATCCATTATCCATCGGAAACATTTTATATCATTGCTCCGGTTAAAGTGATTAGAGCAGATATCCCTGTTATTACAGAGGATTATATCAATGGGCCACTATGATAGCTGTTACGATAGCGAATACGAAGAAAAGCAGAAAATTATTGATGAACTTCGTGCAGATTCTTTAAAATTGCTTCAAGAATTAGAAATTAAAATGTACTCCCTAAACCTTAGAGGTTTGGAGCATAGCGAATATATCTTGACGCAGCTAAAGATTATTGGTAAGTTATTGAAATAATTTAAAGTTTGGCGCTGTAACCGTTCTTCTCTTCTAAAGAAGTAGACGTAATTGGAGTTGAAAATGCGGGTTCGATCCCTGCCAGCGTCTCCATCACTCTAAAAATTGATTATAAATCATTTCTAAAATTGCAGGCTTATTTACTTCATAATAATTAACTCTAAGAACTTTCCATCCTCGCTCAACCATTGCATAATCTCTTAAAATATCATGCTTCCTCTGTGCTGGTTTTTCGTGATGTTTTCCATCTACTTCTATTATAAGTTTCTTGTTTTTGATAACAAAATCTAAACGATAATATCCATATAAATTATAAGGGCTTTTAGCATACACTTCATTTCTAAATCTAACATTTTTACTTACAAGAAAATCTTCAAATTTTTGTTCTAACTTAGATTTCCTTCGAAATAAAAAATTTTCCCCCGTTGCTATTCTTTTTCTAACTAATCTAGTGCCTTGTAACTTGGAATTAATTTTTAAACATTCATCGGAACAAGTAACCCGTTTACCTGAAGGTTTTGAACATATTTTACAATTCAGTTTTTTAGGTTTATTATAAATTCTATTATAATTAATGATATTAGGCTCTATGCCATCATTTTTATCTTTTAAATGTCTATTAATTGCAGCACATGTTTTTGAACAACAGAGACCATTTTTAACATGTTCATTATAACAAATGATACAATATTTTGTTTCTGGAGTTTTAAATTTTACTATTTTAGGTTTAAACTTTATTCCTTCTTTATTTAAAAATACCCCTAGTATTCTTCTGTTAGTTTGATTAGTTTTTAAGTTTAAAGATCGTAAAAGTTCAGCCATATTTCGGCAAATTTTAGCATTCTCTAAAATGGTTGTTTTGTCTAAATTCAATCTAATAAAGTTTATCTCATCATCTGTTGTTTTAAATTTATTTTTAAATTCGGGTTCAGGCATATTTTTAATTGTAGAAATTATAGATTTTCGTTGTTTCTCTCTTGACTCTTTACTTCTAATGGAATTATTATAAATTGCAGCACATGAAGAGGAGCAAAATTTTTCTTGATACTTAATTAAAACTTCTTCACATGTGAAGCATTTTCTGATAGGCTTTTGTTTACTTAATTTTTTATTTAATAAGAATTTAGTAAGATCAATATCATATTTTCTTATTTTTCTATTAAGAGTTCTTAAATGGCTACTAGTAACGGGTATATTTAAAACTTTTAAAACAGAGTTAAATTCATAGCAATTATTCATTGTTTCTTGTAAAAGCTCTTTAGTATAATTATGTATTTTACTCATTTATTAACCTTTATTATTTTGATAATACACTATCATAAAAATTAATAAAAGTCAAGAAAATGGACGTTGATACATTTTTCGAACTTATATAACATTATCTATTGACATTACTAATTAGTAATGATAATAACAAGTAAATTCGGAAGGTTAGCCAAGTCTGGTAAGGCTCTTTGCTCATAACAAAGCGATCACAGGTTCAAATCCTGTACCTTCTACCACTTAAAGTTGTAAGGATATAAAATGGATACGTATGAAGAAGACTACTTACTGAATGTAATTCTAGGTTATTCACCTAAGCAAATTTATGTTTTTAAAGATGATGAAATTATAGTCGCTAATGGGGCTTGGCGTCGTGTGGATCAAACCACTAGATGGAAATTCTACCCGGATACAGAATAATATGGAAAACATTAATTTTTATGTTCATGATCTTGGCTATGATAATATGATTAGAGTTATCTATTTCAATGTTGATGGAGATAATTATTGGTACGACATTAAAAATCCATTTTATCGCGAACATTATTTTTGGTTCCCTGAATCTTTGGGTTATGCTAAACTATATTTCATAGGTGAAGGATATTATGTTCCTTCATGGGTCAAACAAGGATGTGGGTGGTAGTGAAATGGAAATAGTTTCTCAAGATTATCTTTTTTATGATATTTTAGGTTTAGATGATAGCTATGAAAGCTTTGCTGGTCTAGATGAAATTCAAGTTTGTGCCGGGACGTGGCGTAGATTAGGTTTTTCAGATAATTGGTATTTCGAACGCGATCCTGAATGGGATAAATAATGAGATACGGTACTCAGGAATGGCACCCATTTTGTTACGATCAAATTCATGTCGGTTGCGCCGTGGTTAAAAAAGTTCCTACTGGTTTTGAATCTGTAATTGTTCCTTATCGCGAAGTTAAGTGTCATGGTTATTTGTGGTACAGATGGGATGAAAATAATAAATCAGTTATTGACACGGCTTGTGATAAGTGTTTAGCTAGTTTTCATTGTGATCAATTGGAGATGTTTTGATCACTGTATAAAAGCTTCGTTTCAGTCGGCTACGCATCCTTCAACAGAAGGATATTTTGTAGCTGGCGCTACAAAATAAGGAGAAACATATGACTGATTTTCGTAAATTTTCTGCACTGATTCGTAGTCATTTTGATGAAATGTCCAAGGGCGAACTATATGTGGTTGATATTTCTGGTGATGAGCTATGGGATGCTTATCTAGCCGCTTTCCCTGCCGGTACTAATGAAATTTATCGTACCCGCCGTGAATTTGATTGCAGCGCGGATCGTAATTTTGTCAAGAATGTGGGTAATGTTGTTCAGATTGATAAGGGCAGTCTAATTTCTGTGTGGGACGCTGCATATGGTCGTACACATGGAGATAAGGAAATTGAATATCCTTTCAATATTGTTTCTGAAAAATTGGCAGAACTGGTTCGTTCAAAACTAATTAAAACTGTGTTTCGGACCAAAGAATCTACTTATGGTGTTGAAGTAGCTCGTGAATTGCTTGCTGATGGCAAGGTTCATAATTGGTATAATTTCTATGTCAAGATCGCGGCAAAGCATAAGACGGATAAGCCAGAAGAAATTCGTGGAAAGCTTAATACAGAAGCTCAAGTCTTCCGGCGAGGTCTAGAAGAACTTACTCCTTATGCAGTCAAAACTGTTAAGGATTTGGTGCATGATGAAATGTTCTACCGTAGCGAAGAACATAAGACTAAGGTTTATGAATTTGCTACTCTTCATGCAAAATATTCTAAGCTTAATTCTGACGAAGCTCGTAACATTTTCATTTGGGAAAACATAAAGGAAAATATAAATTCTTATCTCACTGGTTTCAAGAATGAAGTTATTGGTTCACTTGTTGTTGATCTAAGCAATGGTATTGATATAGAGACAGCAGTTAAGAAGTTTGAATCAAAGGTAGCTCCGGCGAACTATAAACGTTCAAAATCTCTCATCACTCCTGCCATGATCCGAGATGCGATGAAGACTATTAATGAATTGGGCCTAGGATCAGCGCTAGAACGTCGCCACGCTCGTATCAGTGATGTAGGCATCAACGATGTTCTTTTCGTTGACAACAGCGTCAGAGGGGCTATGAAGGGTGGGATTGAAGGTCTACTAATGTCTAGTGCTGTAACGAAGACACCTGATCTTAAGAATCCCGTAGAAATTAATATTAAGGATTTCCTAGAAACAGTTGTTCCTAATGCAAAATCTATCGAAGTTGCGGTTAAGAATTCTCATTCCAGTAATTTCGTTAGTCTAACAGCGCCAATTCATGATGAAGTTGAACGCTTGTTCAAGTGGGACAATAACTTTGCTTGGAGTTATGACGGCAATGTTACAGATTCTGATCTTCGTCAGAAAGTAAGTGCGGCTGGTGGTCGAGTAGACGGTGTGCTTCGTTTCAGTCATACTTGGAACTATGATGGGAATAATCAAAGCCTGATGGACCTTCATGTATTTATGCCGGGGTGTGAACATACTTACCCAACTAGAATCACCAATGGTGAAGAAATTCATGATAATTATGGTGGTGGAAGACGCCGAGTAGGTTGGAATAATCGTCAAGATGTTACATCTGGTGGTATTCAAGACGTTGACTTCGTTAAGCCTCCGGGTAAAGCAGTTCCGGTTGAAAATATTACTTTTCCAGACATTAATCGTATGCCAGAAGGAAAGTATGTATTTAAAATTCATAATTGGCAATTCCGAAACGTTACTACTTCTGGTTTTAAGGCTGAAATTGAATTTGGTGGTCAGATTTTCACTTATGAATATCCAAAGGCTTTGAAGAATAAGCAATGGATTACACTTGCTGAAGTTATGCTTAAAAATGGTGTATTTACCATTGAACATAAGCTTGATAGTAAAGCTGTTTCTCAAGAAAAGTGGGGCGTGAAAACTGAAACACTTGTTCCGGTTGATAGTATTGTGTTAAGTCCGAATCATTGGGAAGGCAAAGAAATCGGGAATAAACACTGGTTCTTTATTCTAAAAGATTGCTTGAATCCTGAGCCGGTACGCGGCATCTATAATGAATTTTTGTCACAAAAGCTTGATAAGCATCGCAAGGTGTTTGAAATTCTAGGTGATAAGACTAAGGCAGAACCTGTTAACGATCAACTTAGCGGAATTGGGTTTAGTTCAACTAAAAGAGATAGTTTGACAGCGGTTGTTCGTGGTGATAAGACTTCTAAGGTATACCAAATTAATTTTTAATAATCTTCTTCAAATTAATTTGAAGAAGATTTAGGAGATGTAAATGAAATCTTATGCTGATAAAGTAGATAAAGAAAAAATTCCTAAATATCCTTATTTAGGTGTTTATTCTATTGATAAGGACTTTATTGTCTTATTTAATGAAGAGGACTGTGGTGTCGTAATTTTTTCAAACAATCTTTACCATGATTTAGGTATTTATCGTAAAGATTGGGATGAAGAAGATTTTGAAAAATACGAGGGTGAAATAACTCTTTCTAACTAAATTTTAACTCTCTTCCCGAAATGGTTCAGGAAGAACTTATATGGAGAAAATAAAATGATAGATACAACTAATATTTTTGAAACAGCGGCCCGCAAGAAGCTTCGCTTCACTTCTAATCAGGGTGAGCTAACTACGGAACAGATTTGGGAACTGGCTGTAACTTCGGTTGATAGTCTGGCTCAAGGCGTTGCGGCAGAACTTGAAGCCGTGTCTAAGAAGAGCTTTATTCCTAAGCCAATGACTGCGGCTCAGATCACTAAGAAGGAAGCTCTTGAACTTCGCCTTGAAATTCTGAAGCATGTCATTACAACCAAGCTAGCAGAAGAAGAAGCCCGCAAGGCGGAAACGACTCGTAATTCTCGTCGTCAAAAGATTCTTGAAGCCCTTAGCGATAAGGAAGATGACGAATATAAGACAAAGAGCAAGGAAGAACTCCTTAAGGAGCTTGAAACTCTTTAATTTTAACCACAATTTATTTAATAATCCGTATCTAAACAAGATACGGATTATTTTATGTTTTTACTTATTTGGAATTTATAATAAATATGAATGTATTATCTTTATTTGACGGAATTAGCTGTGGTAGAATTGCATTAGAAAGAGCAGGGATTAAAGTAGATAAATATTATGCTTCGGAAATTGATCCTTATGCAATTAAAATTGCTCAAAAGAATTATCCCGATACAATTCAAATTGGGAATGTTACTGATCTAAATTATACGAATATGAGGGGGGGCAACTTAGTAACATTGATCTAGTCATGGGTGGATCACCTTGTCAAGGATTTTCGTTTGCCGGTAAACAATTAAACTTTGAAGACCCACGTTCTAGACTGTTTTTTGAGTTTGTAAGAGTTTTAAAAGAAATTAAACCAAAATACTTTCTCTTAGAAAATGTCTCCATGAAACAAGAATATCAGGATATTATAACTGATCATTTAGGTGTTAAACCTATAGTAATCAATAGTAATATGTTCTCGGCTCAAACTAGAACCCGTCTTTATTGGACCAATATTCCTATAGAACCTTATACTGACAAAAAAATTAAGTGGGTGGATGTTGAGGAAATCGATGGTCCTCACTTAGATAAATATCAAGTAAACCAAACTCCATCGAGAAAAATAATGTGGGGCGGTGGTTTGACTGGTAAGTGTCCTAATCTCTCTATAAGAGATAAATCTTGGTGTTTAACCACAAAAAAAGATCGTTGGAATAACGCTGGTTTGGTGGCTAGAAATGATTTTTGTAGGTTCATTACACCATTAGAGGCAGAGCGATTACAAACCCTTCCTGATGGATATACCGAAGGTATTAGTGATACTAGGAGGTATCACGCCATTGGTAACGGTTGGACCGTAGATGTTTTGGCTCACATATTTAAAGGAATTGAAACATAAAGGGCTTTACGCCCTTTTCTTTTTATGATATGGTAAGTTATTCAATAGGAGAACAGTAATGGTTATTTTCTTTGACGGCGAATGGTTTGCTTATAAATCAAATGGTGTAGATTGTATTGGAATTTATCCAAGTGAAGCTTTAGCTAAAGCGAAAGTTCTTAGCTATTATTAAGTAACTTAATATCAAAGCCTCTCTAGGTAATCAAATATTTAAGAATATTTGATAAAAAGGAAAGTTAAATGACTGAGAAAACTTATAACAGTATTTGGGGCGCGATTTACGAAAATGAGCCGGAAAAGGCTGCGGATTTTAAAACTCTGTCTCGTCTTGCGTTAAAGTATCGGGACGAGGTTCAACTATTTTTTGGCTCAGAACAACAGTTCTCCGAGATGGAAATGATCTATTCAGAATTTAACAAGACAGGAGATTATTAATGAAAATAGTAGCAGGTAAATATTATAAAACTCGTGACGGTCGCCGTGTCGGGCCTATGATTATTTCATACGATTTTAGGGGAGATATTGCTAAAAATCCTGAAAATAGTATTAGCGTGTGGGCCGAAAGCGGTACAAGAATTAAAGAAATTATGGGAAAAGAAGATCCTACTGATTTGATTGAGGAATGGAGTGATAAAGTAATGGAACAATCTCCTGTTAGAGAAGTTGTTACTCGTGAATTGGTAGGTGGAGATTATGGTAATCTAACTATTTATCGAGGTAGTGATAATGATTGGCGAATTGAAATGAACACATCTCGTCATACCGTGGCAGAGATTAGAGATATGATTAAGGTGCTAACTGAAGTTGCTGATTACCTTTCTGCGAATTAATTCGCAGAAAGGTATCTCTCTGAAGGTATCTAAAAGAAAAGGAGTAATATCATGGCAGACATTCCTGTAGTAGGTAGAACATACAAAGACGTAATGCTCGATAGTGATACTTATGGTGAACTTTTTCTGTGTGTTGACTTAATTGATCTAGGCGTTTTAAAAGGGATTGATTATCAAATGAAGCATCTTAAAACTAATCAGATAAGTCGTTATGAAGAATTTGATTGGGAGTTGGTAGTAGAGTGATAGATTTTGTTAAAAACTTTGGAATACCTAATTCACTTTGCCTTTTCTTTCTGGCCGGAGTGTTGGCTGGGATGTTATTCATGGGAGTTATGATGTCACTATGATGATTAAACCATGGGACGAAATTAAACCGTTAGAAAAATTTATGTTGGTGTGGAGTGTTATTCTTTTAGCACTTATTCCATTTGGAACAATTGATATTAATGATTGGATTTTCTTGATCTTTGCCATTGATATCCATTTTCGTATTATTTTTCAAACTAGGTTTCACAATAATTTGTACTACAACATTTTTGGTTTTGTGATAGCACTTTTTACTTGCATCAGCGGAACGTGGTTCATATTTAATTAAACTTTAAGGAGGATTATGTGACAAAAAAGAAATCACTAGATGAGCTTCGCGAAGAACTAGCTCCCTATATTAAAAAATATGAGTTTAAGACAATAATGCATATTGAAACTTGTACAAGGTATTGGGTGTATTCTATTCATTTCAAAGAAGATGATATGAGTATTTGGTTCGCGTATCACGTCGAGGGTGATTTGGGTGTGAGCTTTTCTAGGCCGATAGCTGAGTTGCTGGATGGAAGGTTTGAGCTATGATAAAAGTTAAAGAATTGGTTTGGACCTGTAGTCCTATCCATAAATACAAAGGAATTAATTTCATTACTCATAGTACCTCTTGACCAGTGTTTTGAATGTGGTATGTTTGGTTATTGGAAGCAACCATGGAGTTACGGAAATGATTAAAAGCTCCATTCAAGTTGATTTGGCTTAATGCCAATGGTGAAGAAGAACGTCGCACACATCATAAGCGTCTTGATCTGGCTTATGCTCGGGCAGATGTATGGGATAAAAATTTGATTGTAGTGGATGAAACGAAATAATTCACAGAGAAGGAACTAGTCATGCATACTGAAGCAACAATCCTCGCTTATATTGAAACTAATAAAAATGGTGTAAGCTTTTCTTACAAAGATTACGACAAGAAAATTTTGAATGCTCTTGTGAAGTCTGGTAAAGTTATAAAGAGAAAATATTCAGTAAGAAATTACGATTATACGTCTTACAGACTGACATAAAAATTAAGGAGGCGAAAGTCTTTTTTTTATTGTTCTAATTGAAAAGAGAATTAGTGGTCTGCCTGTCCCCGTTAGGGGTTTTGTTCCGCAACTACAACGTTTACCGCCTCAACTTTTTTCTTATCTTCTAATAGCTTCTCTGTGTCTTCATGTTCCGCGCCAATCACTTCATTCGTCATATCAGCGGCTTCTATAATCTTATCAAGCTTGAGGTGTAGCGCGATTTCTCCACGTTTAGTAGATACTAGCACGGCAAGGCCAACAATCATTGTGAAGACAGATATGGAAACGTTAAGGATGGTTGAATCTAGCTGGAAGATTAGGGCTAGAGCGGTTATGATGACTACAGCGATGAAAGAGATAGGCTTAGACATTAGGTCGGAAAAGGCGTTAACTGCTTTTTCTAAGTAGGAAGAGATGGTTTTCATTTTTCGTCCTCAGGGCATTCCCAATACTCAGAATGATATTCAAAGAACCACCAATCTGTTTCACAACATCTCATCCAAGAACCTTCTGCCCCTTTATAGGGAGCTTCAATAAATGCAGCGGCTCTTATTTCTTTTGGATCTTCTAAGAGTTCTAGAGCAAGTTTATCAGATGGTAGAAAAGGTACTCTAATCATTTCTACTAATTCAGTTAAAGTTACATCTTGATTAATATTTAGGTCATTATGGAAGCCAATATTGGCTTTTTTGTTTTCTAAATCAATACTATGTATTGCAATGGCATCGTTTCCATAAGGTACTTTAAACATTTTTGTTTTCTCCTGAAATATTTCTAACCGTTTTTCCAATCGTCTGTTCGGATAATTTAAATTTTGAAGCTAAAACTGTGTAAGTAACATCACCTTTAGCATATGCCTTTCTAATTTCATCATAAGTTTCATCATTTTCTACTTTCGCAAAAACATTATTTGATCCTGCATTTCTTTTTACAGTATTTAACATATTTTGCTCACACTGTCGAAATTTATCTTGTTTTTTAGCATGATCCATGTTATATGTATGATCACAAGGTTCCAAATTAGATAATTCGTTATTTTTAGCGTTACCATCTATATGATTAATTAGCGGTGTCTCTGGCGATGGATATCCTTTAAAATACACATAAACTAATCTATGAGTGGACATGTGGTGAACTTTACCATTTAGAGATTTAGATACTCTAAAATACCTCTCTTTTTTACTTAAAGATGTACCTATAAAATTACCTGTAATGGTATTTAATACTCTACCATCTTCAAATACTTTAAATTCTCCAGATTTAGCACAATTTAATATTACAGATTCACTTTCGTAATTAATTTTTGTATGTTTAGGAATAATTACTTCTGGCATAGCTACATGTTTATAAGATTTACCTAAAACTGCTTGCATAATAGTTGATTTATTAGAATTAAATTTCTCGCAGAGTTTTTTATAAGAATAATCTCCAGAGGCATAAATACAACGCATTTCCCATACCTGCTCATTAGTAAAATTACGGTTAGTATTTTTAGTTCCGCGAGCTACAGCGTGAGCATTATTTTCTTGACTTGTAACTACTTCTAGATTATCAATATGATTATTAGTTCTATCACCATCTATGTGGTTAATCCATTGACGGTCTTCTGGTATAGGTCCATTATACATTAAATAAACTAATCTATGAATAGGAAAGTTTCTGGGTTTTCCAAATTCTTTAAAATTATAAGTTACGTAATGATAACCATCTGGTTTAGGATTTTCACTTAAATACCTATTTAAAAGTTTACTAAAAACTTTACCTTCGCGAGTAACTTCATAAAGATTGGTATTACTAAATAATTCTAAAAATAATTTTTCTTTTTCTCTATTAACTGGCATTGACATTTTTATTATTCTTCTTCATCATAATGTTTGTATTGTTGTATCGATACCGAGTGGTAACAACATACGTATAACAGAAATTTTATAAAAAGTCAAGCTTTATTTTAATAATACATAAAATAAAAGCCCTCAGATTTCTCTAAGGGCTTGTAATTTCTTTTATACATCTTTTTAGACTTGATAACTCGTCTGCGATAAAGTTCGCTGGCTAGGTCTTTAGCCATTGGATTACGCCGTAACGGTTCCTGTTTGATTTTTTTGCTCATGTTTCAATCTCTCTTCCTTTTCTTTATTTTTTCTCATCATTTCTTCTTCAATAGCTTTTTCTACAGCATTTCTACGCCATTCACTAGAAGGCGCGGACCCCGCGCCGTGGAGTTTTTGAGTGCCGCCTTTTCTAACCCTACCTCTAGCCCATTCTAAATATTGGCTTGTGGAATCCACAGCATCATCAAACTGGCCATTAGGAAAAGAAAGTATTTCTTTTTCATAGTCTGCTACCCAATTAGCACGTTCTGGAATATGAATCAAGCCTGCTTCAAACATTGGTGCCACAGCGTCCATTCTAAATTCTTTAGAATTATTATTAGTAGAAATAGCTATAACAGGCGTAGTTGATCTACTTTGCTTTAATTGTATGTAACTTGTACCTGAACCTTTGTCTTCAACTAAAATTGCTGAAGCTCCCCAACGTTCGGCAGTTAAATCAACTTCTTTAATTAATTCTGGCAACTCTAATTTTTTTCTGACCATATCTAATAGGTAGTGATGCCCTGTAGCCGTTTCGGCCCAAGTAGTTAAAACACTAAAATCGTTGCGCTCTCCTTTTTTCTGCGCTGAGTCAACAGATAAAGTAATTCTTCTAATTTGAATAGTTTCATCTTTTCTTGGATCATTACTATATTTTTGAAACCATATTCCTCTAATTAAACCGCCTTCACCATCTAACGGCTCACCTTGATAGATAGCGCTGAATTGGTGAGTAGTCATAGAATTTCTAAGATTAATATAATGCTCTGCCGGGTAATAATCCCATACAGTTTCGTCAACTCCTTTTCTTCCAATAGGGTCGTTTTCAGGAATTCCGTCAGATAAAGCTTTTAGATTAAAATATTCATAAGGAATCATTTTTCCTTTTTTAGATTCTTCTAATAAGAATCCGATGAGATCATTTTCCGAAAATCTCGTATTTACGATCACAATAGGTGCTCTAGGAAGTAAGCGTGAGCTAAAATCTGCAAGGAACCAAGTTTTCGCGGTTTCTCTAACTTTTGGGTCTTGTGCATCATCCCAAGATGAATACAAATCGTCAATAGCACCTATTGATGCGCGAATTCCAGATATTCCGCTCCCGACGCCACGTGCCAAATACTCAGATTTGTTAGTCATGGCCCACCGTGCACCGGCTCTAGCGTCAGCTAATAGAGCGCAATCTGGAAATATATCTTTGTATTCATCAGATGTAACATAAGCTTTAGTTTTTTTACCTAACTCACCTTCAGCAAATGTGGCATTATAACTAGCTTGAAGCCATTTTACCTTACGCCTTCCCATGGCCCAAACAGCGAATCTTCTTGAAGAGTATTCGGTTTTACCGGCTCCGGCACAAACGCTTAACGCGAGTCTTGGTATAATTCCTTCTTCTACAAGTTGCAATCTCTCACATATAATATGATGATGGTAAGCAGGAGGTTCTTCCATATTTAAATATTCGGCAAAACAAGAATAATTATTAAAAGAGTTTTCTCTTAATTTATTTTTATATTCTGCTTCATAATGCTCAATAAAACTTTGAATTCCAGCTAATTGTCCGTATGGATCGCTAGTCTTCGTCAACTCCGTTATAGCTGATATGTACTGGTTCGGAACTGGTTTCGGGAAGATTGATCGGAACGAGTCCATCAATACTTCCTCCATTATTTTCAGATTTTTGATTGATGATCGAAATGAAAGTCTGGCTTCCCAAGTTAGATTTGTCATTAGTAGGTAGCATCCTATTAGTAGTTTTTTCTTCCGGTTCGGGACGGACTTTGTTTATATCTGCCATATCTTTCAAAAGAATGGCTGCGTTTTTTAAATCTTTTTCTTCTCTTGCAATGTTTAGAAAAGCAATGTATTCATTATTAATCCATTCCAAAGAAACAGCCGCGTCTTCAACTTTTTTCAAAGGTAAAGGCGGCGCAGTATCCATAGCACCTTTTTCAGCAGCTTTGATCTTCAACTCTTCAACTCGTGCCGCAACTGTAGGCTCACTCATTAGTTTAGAAGCATTAGCAGCGGCTGTACTATTCTTACAAGCATAGCCCGCCTCTTTATAAGCAGACATTTGAGTATAACCGGCTGCTATATATGTAGCAAATTTTTCTTGTTTTTCTATACTAAGTCTAGCCATCGCAGTACTTCACCAAGTCATTGTTTTCCAAGTAACTGCAATACTCATTAGTATAATCCAGTTGTATTCTATATGTTTCTATTACTAGGAAGGTTGCATCATCTATTGCTTTGGATCTTCCAACAATTTCCGAGCTATGAGCATAAATCATTCTGGTATGTGCATTCCTGTGATTTTCATGCGCCAAGCTTAAATCCATAAGAATAGCTTTTATATCGGCTCGATATTTCTCAGGAAACCTATTAATATCTGTAATGATTAAAGTCATGCTAAGTCGCCAATCAATGTAAACTGTTTTTCTAACTTATAGCCTAGGTTGCAGAAGCCATAAAATGCAATCAAAACTGCTTCAGCGCGACCATCATCCATTTTCCTAGCCCAAGCCTTAGAACATTGTGGAAAATACTGAGACGCCCTGTAACGAGCCGCGTCTTTTTCTGCTGGGATTTTAAGTTCTGATTTCCATTTCTGAGGGCGAACTTGGGTAACAGGAACTCTTAATCCGGCACAACAGCCTAGAATAGCTCCGAATCTACTTCCGAATGAGAATGAGGATACTACACCTTCTCCGGGTCTTGCATTGACTTCTTCAACGTATAGGTGAAAAATTTTTTCATCATCTAATATATTAGCCATACCGGAATGATCTAAAACAGTTTTCTTTTTTACGCCTGTTTTAATTTCAAATGTTGGCATATCAAAAATTTCTATGGTATAATTAACAGGATCAAGCTTAGCGAACGCTCCTTTAGCTCCGGGGTCTGCTCCGCAGATAATTGTACTTTCACCCATTTTTAAAACTTTCTAATAACGCAGGGTTGCCCCAAATCTCATCGATTTCAGCTTGACCTCTGATTTGAGATTCTACAGCGTCTTCTATATTTTTCTCATATGAGTAATGTTCATATTTACCATTGACATAAACTCTAACAACGTATAAGTTTTTAAGTTTAAACTCATACACGCCTTTGTGATTTGTTTCGCGCTCTTCGCTATTATTTTGGGCGCTGGCTTTAGTGATATAGGCGTGGAGGTTGTAATGGTTCAGTTGAGTTTCGGCCCAATTCACAGCATCTTTTTTATGTTTTTTACGAGTACCTTTATAAAGATGAGGGTAGTGCCAAATCTTTACGCCCCAATACTTTCCTTCTTTCCTAACTAGATAGTTTCCTAATCGCTTTGTATTGAGTGAGGAAGCGTATACCAGATTATCTCGGCTCAGGTTCTTCAGATTGCCGTCTATCGCTTCAATAGGCTCTTTGGGCCAATGACCATACATAAGGAGCCAAGCCAAGTGGTGTCCCTGAATATTAGTCCTATTAAAACAAGTTACCAGAGTATCTTTATCGGGGAAATCGGAGCGCTTCACAACTTTCCAACCACCAGCGCCATGATAGCGATAAATTTTACCCGTCTCTTCCTCGTAACGAAACTTGGTCTTTAGTATCCTAATATCGACATCGGGATACATGTTAGAAAAATTATAAACCCGGCCCATTATTTTCAGTCTTTTTTACGATATTAGAAAATTCTAATACATTGATTTTATCTTTTAAAAATTGAACTTCGACATAAAGGTCTTCGACAATCTTTTTTAAAGTTTCAAGATTTCGATTAGACCTATTGATTTTGTTTTCCAAATCTTCTAGATCAGAAGAAACAGACTTATTATCTTCATAGCCGGAAGGAAAGGGAAGCATTAGTTATAATTCCTATATGTCCCGGTGCTATAAGGATGAAGAATATCTGCCAATTTATCAACAAGTTCATCGGTCCACAAATCATCTATGAACTTGATGTCACAGCCCATGACCTCTAACTGTGAGTCAACAAGATTCATAAAATCAACAACAATTTGATTGACTTCTTCATAGTCCATAACTTTAGTCATCAGAATTATTTCTATTGTAGTTTTCAATAACAGTATCTTGTTCAATTAGTTCTTCGTTAAGCACGTCTACCACGCCCTCAAGACGTGTAATCTCAGTAATGAGAAGACGAATAATATCAGCTTCTGCTACTGCATTTTCTGGTAAAATAAATTTCATTTCTCTAATCCTTCGATTCGGGATTTGATTTCAGCAAGCTCTTCTTCTAATTCTCTATTTATGACTTCTAAATTACTAAGTTCTAGTTGGGTGAAGAAATGTTCATCGCTGATACTTCTAATGTGCTGGTTAGAATTATTAATTTGAGCTTCTAATTGCTTAATTTTTAGTTTGAGTTCACTATTTTCTTCTTGTAGTTTACTAATTTCTAAATAATCTTTTTCATCTGATTGTGTACCGTCATCTATTTTGGCTGTATCAAAAGTTCCTAGTTCAGCTTCTCTAAGTCCTAATTCGTAAGTCCCTAATGAGGTAGTTACTGATTCATCCGTTTCTTCTGTCATAGTTTTCTCGTTTCTACTGACTATTTTATAGCTCTGACTGACTGAATTACTAATTTCTACTATTTTATCTAAATAATTTTTATTTAAAGTTCTTAAGTACTGATTCTCTTTTTCTAATTGCTTTACTTCATAATTTAAACTATCTATTGTTCTATGGAGGTGTTCTTCATATATTTCGCCCATTTATAATTACTACTTTCACTTTACTAGTTCTAAATTTTTCGGCGGGACCGTGCGTTAGCACGGTGTTACCTGTTCAACTACTTTTATCCAATAATTTCTAATTTACTATGTTCAAGTTTCTAATCCGTAATTACCCATCCTAGCATATGTTTTCTCGTTTGTCAAGTTTTATTTAATTTGGTTATGGATTAGCAGCGTTAAACTCATATTCTCTTTGAGAGATGATAGCTAAATTCTCGGTTAATATCTTATATTTAACCTGTTTAGGAATCGTGGTTCCATTTTTCATGAAATGCACTTCAATTTTCTTATCATGAGCCGGGGAGTAAGCGAGGATATTGTAAATACCTACTGTGCCTGCGGGTAGGCTTTCATGGTCGTTTAGGAGTTGAACAAACACTTTCTTTTTCCTTATTTATGAGAAAGAAATTTAATTATCTCTTTCTGTTAGATTTAATTTCAATTGGGGATTTAAATTTAACTTTATTGTTTTCTGGCGTGATAACTATTTTTCTGATACGATTATTTACAAAATTATTATCTCCATAGAATTCACAATCTTGGAAATATGTGTTAAGTAAATAAGCACCTTCAAAATCACAGTCAGAAAAAGTGCAATAAAGAAATCTACACTTAGTGAAATTAGTAGATTCAAAGCTAGTATTCTTAAAATCACAATGGAGGAAAACAGACATACTTAGATTATCTTTATCATAAGATTCACTCGTGTATTCTCGCTCTACTGACGCATCTTCTAATTTATATCCAGCGTTATAGAATATAGTTTTGAATTGTTTTCTTTTGAATTTTTCTTTCTCATTAGTTGTTTCGAAAAACTCCCCGGTCCAATAACAAACTGTTCTAAATTTATCTAATCTCTCGACAGGTTTTTTATGGCTTAATATTCTATGTTCGGCGCAGCAAAATTTTTGGTCATGGCGTGACTTTGTGAATTCTTCTAGGCATTCTTTATATTCACAAATACTAATTTTGTATTTTGACTTACGGCTTACACGATTCGTGGCAGTCCTATGTCTTCTGCTATAAGCCATGGCGTGAGCGGGGCAGCAAAAATTAGCGGGCTTATAAATTTTCTCTCCCTGATTAATAGGTTTATCACATTCAGGCAGTTGACAAACTTCTGGTACGAATTTAAACTTACTCATCCTGTTATAATGAGCCGTCCTATGCTCGATGCAGCAAAACTTAGCATTGCTTCGATCCGCGATGAAGTTTTTGGAGCATGGTGCGTATTGGCATTTTCTTGTAATCTGCATATCAATTCCTATAAATTCTGTATCAGGAACGAATTGTAACACTAGTTTCCAAATTTGTCAAGTATTTTTCTTATCATTTTGTATTTATCTTATAACTACTTGAAAACGCTCACTATTTTGATTGTACTCATCAAACTAAACGTTAATTATTGTAACTCATAGATTTTTGTAAAAGTATCAGAAAAACCACCCCCTAATTTTTGAAGCGTCAAAATAGATAGGCATCAAAATATTGCTACAAAATGAACCAATTTTCTTTTTAAAACTTGTTGTTTATATCTAAGTTACTGAACAACATAGATAATTTCTTTAAAGATTGTCATATTAAATGTTATATGTTTAGGTGCATTGAATCAGTTTTAAAAGTGTGTCGTTTTTCTTTTATCATTACAACTGAGTGTCTGCAATGAACTTTTAATTTTATTTATTCTTCTTTATTTATATAATAAAAACAATATCTTACTAATAATAAACTCTTTTTAAAAAGAAAATGGGTTCATTTGCTGGCAAACCAAAGTAGTACTTTTTACGGTATTTTTGAAAATGCTTCAAGAAAAAGGTTGTAACAATTTTTATGACAACCTTTAAGAAAAACAACAGCACAGAAAAAACATTGAGTGTGAGTGAAAACGAGAACGAGAGTACCCCCCCCTCCCTAATAAATTAAAGAACGAGAGTACCTCCTAGTAGATGAAAACGAATGTCTTTTCTCTCTTCCGTTAAATGTAGGAGTTAAGGAATGTACACCCCTCCCTTAATAAACTAAAAACTAATGTCTGTCCCCAAATAAATTAAGAGATGAATGTCTGTCCCTTAATAAACTAAAAACTAATGTCTGTCCCCAAATAAATTAAGAGATGAATGTCTGTCCCCGTCAGGGGGGAGGGTACAAAAATTTATTATCTTGAATCCTCATTTTTATATTGACGGGAATTTCGAGACGCTGTAGTTTGAGTTTATTAAAGATGCAAAGGAGAACTTCATGGAAAATTTTGATACAGCACTTGAAGCATTTATTGCTGGCGTGACACAGATTCGTACTCTTCATATGACCTCCAATGGTTATGAGTCTTTCTTCAATCCTGTTGTAGCTTATACCACTGGCCCTAAATACATCAGGGTCTATGATGTGAATATGGATGGTGAGGCTCGATCCGTGTATTGCTTCATTGATCGTACCAATGGTGATGTACTAAAAGCAGCGAGTTGGAAAATTCCTGCTAAACATGCTAGAGGTAATATTTTTGATGAGCATAACGGTTTGGCTCGTTGTAATGTAAATGGTCCTGAGTATCTGAGGTAGAAAAATAAAATTTAATTTTCCTTGAAAGAATTTCAAGGAAGATTTGACAAGGGCCTAGGTTACTGGTAATCTTTTTATAGTTTCAAAACGAACTCATGCAAAAATTACATTAGTTCAAAAATAGGAGAACATCATGCCTCATTATCGTCCCACTCGCCCCGTAAAGCGCCTCACAACGAAGGAAGAGGTTCAAGTCGTCTTGGATCGCTATCATGCCGGAACTGAGCCAGTGACGCTTTATGGTGTGACACAGATGGGTTATGTAGAACCTTATGAACTAATCCCTAGCTCTAAGATTATTTATGAGCCATATGCTACTGGTGATGGAGGCATTCATAAGGTTGATTGTCTTAAAACTTCTACCCTAGAAGGTGATAAGAAGTATCAGTGGGATTTCTTTCTGGAATCATTTGGTATCGTTGAAGATGCTTATGCAACTGAGTTTGCTTTGTTTGAACATGAGGCAGACGCTTTGGCTTATTCAGAACTGTTGAAGGCTGATGAGCGCTACATAACTAGTGTTAAGGAGCATTGGGCTATGTGTGACGAATTGTTTGAAGGGTTGGATTACGCATATGAATATGAATATGAGGAAAAGTTGTGATGAAAACTACAATCATGTATTGGGTTAAATTTGATCTTCCTCTCTATGTCAGATATCATCCTAAAGTAAATAATATTTCTATTGAGAACGAAGAGGGTTATGATCCTCACGGCCACAGCCCTTCATTTTGTTGCTGGATCGTTCCGGGAACTGTTGATCCTAATGAGGATTGAAAATTATTTATCTTGATCTCTGACTTTTTCTGTGATAAGAATCTGCTATAAAGAAACAATTAAGGAGAATATTATGATTGCTAATAGATTGGTACTAACTGTTTTGTTTAAGAATGGAATTGAAAAGACTTATTCAGGCTCAGTTATTGAAGATGATAAGCTTGATATAGTTCATAAGGAGCTACCCAATATTAAAAAATTTGTTGGTGATGTTTATAAAGAAGGCTCAACAGCAAACTTAGAGATTGGTGATACCATTATTAATATTTCTGAAACTGTATCTATTAATTTTCGTATCGGATATAGTTACTAAAACTTTTATCTTGACTCCTCACTTTTTGTGGTGCATATTAGGTCAGATGTAAGAAATAAAAGGAGAAATAATTGTCTTTCACTAACAAATCTGAGATGCATTTTAACACCTCAAATTATTTTCCTAACCTTGACCGGCACAAAAATTTCTGGTGCACCGCTAAGATTAATGAAGATGGTGAAACCTATCGTATTCACATGTGGGCCGATCATGTTCCTAGTGTTGATATTTCGAAGTGCACCAGCCCGGCTTATGAAATTGTAATTCTATGGGATAATTGGAAATCTGAAGTTTCTAAGATTGTTGTTGACAAGGCTTAGTCAACTCTATAAGTTGAATGTATTAAAGGTTTAAAAGGAGAACACCAAATGCCAGTAGATCGCACGACTTACACAAATGGCTCAGGTCGTCACGCCTATGAAGTTGAAGTCTACCTTAATAAGGACGCGAGAAATGTTTCTGACTTCCGTCGCCTCACATTTGAGGTCCATGCCGTTAATCGCACCGTAGCGGCTGTCAGGCTAGAACGTGATGGGTATGAGGTATGTAGTGTGAATATGGTAGGGTGAAAACCCTAACGGGACAGACCACACCTATCATACCTATCATACCTCAATATAGAACAATACAACAATACAGACCATCCAAACCCTCACCACCGCACCGTAGGAGATATCATGAAAGTTGTTTATATAGTCGAGCAAGATTCTGGTTCATATGGGCGTTATGTTGCAGCAGTTTTCAGTGAAGAAGCTAAAGCAGTAGAATATTGTAAAAAGAAAAATGGTGGTTACGCTAGTTATTCATATGATGCAATGGTTGTTGATCAGGAGGGATAAAATGTTTATATAAGCCCTTGACTCCAACCTAAATCTTTATTACATTTAAATCGTAGAGAAATCTTGAAGAAGATTATTTAACAAGGGCCTAGGTTGCCCAAACAGAAAAGGAGAATTGTAATGGCTCGTAAGGAATTGGCAAACAAGCATGGCATTGTGGATCAGATTAAGACTCTTATCACTAATCAGGATAAGGTCAAGTATGCTGTCAAAATGGAATTGGTCCAACTAGGCTATGTCGCAGAGGCTGAACGTGTAAAGACTGTGGCCGTGGTTGAAGCTGGTCGTGGACGTAAGAAGATTATTTATGCCCCAACTAATAAAGGCAAAACACTTATTGCTTTTTCCAAAAATTGGAAGACATCATCTTAAAGTTCATGATTCGTTCCAATAAAAATGATAAAAGAGTGAATATTTAAGTATATTCACTCTTTTCTTTATGGAAAAATATGATATAGTATCAGTGTAAATTAGTTTTTTGTAAAGGAGTATGTATCATGTATGAAATTGTAGATAAGGATAATGTAGTATATTCAGTTAATAGTTACTACACCGCAGAGATAGTTAGAGATAGCCTTGTTATGGTAGGTCGCGGACCAGTCAAGATCATAAAAGTAGGTGATAACTCTCACTGCAACAGAGAAAATTCAAAGTCGTTCTTCCTAGAAGAGAAGCTTAATTGTTGAAATAGTAGACCGGGGACCCATTAAAAATTTAAGTGACGCCGGGAGGCTCCACAAAAAATTTAACAAGGGCCTAGTTCCACCACAACTTTTTCACGATTCCAAATTCAGCTTTTAACAGGAGAAAAATGATGATGAGGTACAATAAATATGTGGCTACTGCTTTTGTAACTAATCGTGTTGTTACGGCAGAGCCTTCCAGACAATTGGTAAATGCCGCTGTAAGCATGTTCAAGGATTATCCCCACATAGAGCATTGCTACGTCAGACGATGCCTTGTGGACCAAACCGGAGGCATTCTAAGCGACCCCCATTTCAAAGCATTGACCATACCAAAGAAATCAGTGCTTGACAAAATGAAAAGAGCATGATATAAGCTTTTCATTGATTGAGACGTAGCTCATGCCCCTGTTTGACACAGCGACGGCATGAGCCACTGTTCGCGGTGATAGAGGTTCACGGACCGGAAGCTGATGAGGTCAACAGTCAGCATCATTCTAAGGGCATGTGGCTGGAACTTTCGTTTAAATTGGTACTCTGGCATACGGGTTCGAGTCCCGTTAGAGCAATTCAAAGGTTGTTAACCTTTGTAAGCAAGCCTTGTTGTAGCTGTGTCAGAGTTTAAATTACTAGATCAGTGATATTAGTTGTGTTTCATTTCCTTTTCACGACAAGTTATCACTGTTAAAAAAGTGCGCCACGTCTCTCAGTCCCTAGGCTGATTGAGGCAGGCGCACTTTTTTTGTTTTTATCTTGAGTTTGCAATTTTTTTATCACGGGAGTCCATTTTTTATTTATCTTCAGAGTCCATTTTTTCTGGCACGTTGGCGCGAAAATTCTGGAATTTTATTTTAAATTAATTTTAAAAATTTTTCAAAAAATTTCTGGTGAGCGCTGGAACAAACCGTGAACATTAGTCATGAGAACAAACCGTGAACGACTTTTGTTCCTGATTCGTTCCGTTTTAAAAATAAGGCAGGTTCGCCGTTCCCATTCTCGGCCCCGACCTTCGGTCTTTTGCGGCGTCTTTGAATTGTCCTTAGATTATCAAAAGTTTGATTCCATGTCAACTGGAAAAATAATTTATTTTTATAAAAATTTAGGTTGACTCCGTTTCATGACGTTATATATTGAGGATAACGAAAACGCAACGGAGTTAAACCAAATGACTTTCAATTCTTCTATCAAAGAAGCTAAGGAACGCGGCGAATTAAGCCTTGCCCGTCGCATGGACGCTGAACGTCGAATCGCAAGCGCCATAGTTCGCCACGCGCTCAAAAACAACATGCAAGTTAGTATCAATGATGGCGAGGAATGGACAGTTAAAAAGTCTGGAAATTATCGCGAAATTATGTCCGCATTGTATTCCACGGATGAGGATGTTATTCGTTTGAATAACGCAACGGATGGTTTTCCGCTGGGCAAATTCTTTCTGGTCTATGGTAATGACGGTTATGATGTAGTTTCCGACTATACCGTGACAGAAACAACGGATCATATTTGGGAAACTGTTATTAAGCCTCTTTCTGATTTGATCGAAATGGGTAAATAATTTAAAAAATGGGTATTGACTAAATCCCCATTTCTTTTATGTTACTGGTAACGAAACGCAAACAAAAGGTTTTGCATCATGACTGTCACGCTAGAAAAATCCTATCGCCGCTCGGTTAACGTCCTGCGGCCTAACAAGGCCCGTATGGCCGCGATTCATGCCGAATATAGCCTTATCCATAGCGAGGCTGTTTTCACTGCTAATGCGATGCTATCGCTTGGCAATAAGACCGCAAGAGAACTGTATGAAGCGGCTTGCGCCATTCGATCCGATAATGAAACGGAACTGGCAGAAGTGATTCGCGTTGTACTAATGGGATTGGCTCGAAAGGAAGATTATAAGAATAATAAAAATAAGTCTTGACTTAATCATTAAAATGTAAGAAAACAGGACTGCAAACAACAAATTGGAGCTTTAAAAATGACAATGCTAGTTACTGGTTACAAGAGCAAGAAAGACCTTAAGGCTGCAATCGGCAAGCCGCTCAAGTATCGTGAAACGTCTATGTTTGGCGCGGAATACAAGCCTAATGGCAAGCTAACCGTCGCTCATCGCCCGCATATGACTCCAATTGGAGGACGGGAATTTTTCGCTCAAGTGACAATGGTTAACGGATTGATTGCAAAGGTGGAATAAAATTATTAAATAATTAATAAGCCAGTTCTTTAATTAGAACTGGCTTATTTTCTTTTATCTAATAAATAAAAAATTTCGATCTCTAATTCTCCCCACCTCCGGCTTTCGCTTTCTTTGATGTAGCACCATTCTATAACATTCTTAAACTCTGGTCAACAACAAAATTCACCAAAATAATTTTATTTTATTACATTTTCCTCTTGTCAAACATTTTTAAATCATTAGATTGCAGTGAGAAACAAACAAACAAAGGAGTTTTCTAAATGTCTCGCAAGCCAATCTTTTCCACAAACAAAGAAATTGCAACCGTTCTAAAAGCATTTGCCGCTGGCCAAACAGTGAGCTATGACCATAGACGACGACTCGTTGCAACTGGTCATATAGTTGCAACAAAATCTGAAACCCGAGAAATGCGCCGTGGACCGCGTACCATTGTTTATGCATTGTCTGGTAAGGGCAAGGGATTGCTGAATCTTTCTAAAAATTGGAAATAAGAGTGGCTTTTTCAAACTCTTCACAAATAAGGATTAATCGAATGCCTGCTATCATTGAAACAACGGTTTATCAATTCAACGAATTGAGCGAACGCGCAAAAGACAATGCCCGTCAATGGTTCCGCGATGTTAGTGCAAATGATGACTGGTACGATTCAACCTTTGAAGATGTTAAGGAATGCGGCAAGCTAATTGGCATTACCATTGATAAAATCTATTTCAGAGGTTTTTGGTCGCAAGGTGACGGCGCTTGTTTTGAAGGCTCATATTCTTATGCTAAGGCCGCTCCCGCCACCATAGCGGCTTATACAGGCGGAAACGAAACGCTTGTGAGGATTGCTAAGGAATTACTAGAAGTACAACGCAAGGCGTTCTATAGACTGACTGCAACTGTTAAGCATTCTGGCCGGTACTATCATGAATATTGCACTGATATTGACGTTTACAATAATGGTGAAATTGCTGATAACGTAACAGATGAAATTATTTCTACTCTGTTACGTGATTTTATGCGCTGGATTTACAGAGAATTAGAAAAGGCTTATAATGATTACATGAGCAACGAAACGGTTGACGATAATATTCGTTGTAATGAATATACGTTCGACATTAATGGAAAGAGGTTTTAATAATGGATAACTTTATAGAAAGATTAGAACAATATATTGAATCAATTGAATACTTAAGAAAAAAGTATTTTACTGATAAAAATTATTTACCTGATGAGGCTAATCCCAATCTTTCCTATGAAGTTGAAAAGAAATGGGTAAAAATTTATAAAATAGATTCTGAAAATAATATTATAGGTGTTTTTGCCTTTGTCGAAATTGATACAGGAAATATATTCGAACGGGCAAATAATCCTAAAGCCCCAAGAAAAAACAAAATTAAAGGAAATATTTTCTCGGAAGAAAACGGATTGGAATCTGTTAAGAAAACTAATCCTAATTATTTGATTTAAACCTCTTGACTTAGATTACTAAAAGATTTAAGTTTGATCTATCGAAACAAAGGAATAGAAAAATGGAAAAGCCTAACCGTCTTTATAAAACAACTATTGTAATTTGGACTGATTTTCCTACCTCTTCTATAGGAATAGAAGACTTAGCAAGAGAAACACAAGTAGGTGATGCTTTTTGTGAATCAAGTGAGTGTGTAGAGATTTCAAATAAAAAGTATTTTCCTGAAACTGCATTTTTTGGGGATGAATAAGTTTTTAAATTTCACCTACTGTTATAGTAGGTGATTTTTAAATTCTTACAACGGAGTCAATCAAATGCCTGCTAAAATCACATTCAATAAAGCAACTGTTAAAGGCCCTAAGCCTGCAACTGGTTATGTCGCGCTCTTGCCAGTTGGTGACAAGACTGTTAAATTTGTGTTGCAGGATGATGCATTTGAAACGCCTTGTTTGACGCATTATGCTAGTGGGATCATTACTATCCATAGCAATACCGTTGCGGCTCGAAAGCTTGCTAAATATGTCGCAAACCCTTATTCAACGCCTATGACTGATAGGCAGATTTGTGCCGAGATTTTGAACGAAATTGTTAATCAGCACGGCGCGGAAAAGATACTGGCAAAATTCGACGCTGCTAAGATAATTAACACTTGACTTTGTGAGTCATTGGATTAAATTAATAGCAATTGAAACAAAAAGGAACTGAGAAAATGGAAAAGATGGAATTTTCTGAAGCGCTTGCAATCGTTCTAAATCTTGCGCAAGGCGCGGCTATGGATGAGAATGAAGCCGAAATTGACGAAATGCAAGACGAATATGTGCGACAACAAAACGCCTTGGATTCTGTTTATGCCTTTCTTTATCTTAAGAAAGATTAAAATAACTCTTTACATGGCCTAACATGTAAGATAATGTTAGGCCATAGAAACAAACGCTTTAAGGAGCAAAACTAATGACACTTTCCACCAATGCTGCTAAAAACAAAGATTTGCGGAACGTTGGTTCTGAAATGCAACATAGACACTTCGCCACGGTCGCAGGCATTATTAGGAACCTTAATGGTTCCATGTCTAAGGAGGATGTTAAGCTAGTCGCAGAACATTTCTCCGCTGATTTGAAGAACACTAACGCAAAGTTTGATAAGAAAAGGTTTCTTGCGGCTTGCGGTTTTTAAATCTTTACACAATGGAGTCTTAGTGATAAGACTCTATTAGTAAATTTTTAATGCTTTAAGGAGTTTAAGCAATGCAACTTTTAAGAGTAGTACACAAAGACTCTAGACCAATGCTATATTATATAGACGGTAAAAGAGTCGATAAGGATCGTTGGCATTTGGCATGGCAGTTTGCAAAATCCCGTGATTCTATGACAACTAAAGATAAAAATGGCAAGTTTTATCATTATACAAGCGTCCGTTAATCCTTTGTCAATCTTTACCTGCTATCCTCTTTATATCAGATAAACAATCAACTGAGGATAACAGGACATGACGACGAAAATCAATCTTAAGACTGTAAAGCCCCTCACAACTGTTAACGACTTCGCAACTGGCATGCAATTTATTATTCTTTTCATGTCGATCGCTCTTGCCAGTCTAGCCGGTTTGGTTTATAGATATGACGCTATCTGCAACTCATTAGGGATTTAGAATAATGGCAATCTACATTCAACGAAAAGATAATCGTTATCTGGAAACGGTTGACGAATTCGAAACTCGTAAAGAGGCATTGACTAATCTAAAGGAATATCGCCTAAGCGATAATTCAGGGAATTATTATTTGTCTAGCAGGGCTTGCCGCGATTGGAATAAGAAATAAAATAATTAATTGACAATAGGGCTGCAAGGCCCTATTTTCTTTTTAACGCCTGCCGTGGGAACGGCAGGCCTGCCTGTTATTTATTTCAGAACAAAACATAAACATAATATTTTAAAAATTCTGGTTGACATATGTTTTGCAGGTCATTAGATTACAGATATCGAAACAAAGGAATCAAGCTAATGGCAAACCGTTATGATGTAGAATACACAGATACATTTGGAGGCGAGGCGAATTATTCGTGGATTAATCGCAAAGTTGTAACCATGCCTGAATTGACACATTATGGATATGATGGCGGAACCAATTATTCCAAGGCTAATAAAGTATTTGAACGCGAACTAATGAAACGTGCTAAGGCTTCTATGGGTTTGACTAATGTTTCTGGAAAAACTTACTGGCATGGCGATATGTGCGAATTCCGCCCCTATGGTTCTGCAACTATTATGTTTATCACATATAAGGATGAATAATATGTTTCCGGTTCAAAATCACACTCGCCTTATACAAGGTGACAAACGATTTGACGATCTTGTCAGACTGGCAACTCATAAGGCAAATAAATTCCTTACCTGCAATCCGACAAGGCGAGCGTCAACCTTTATCATGCTGCAATGGTGCGGCAATGAATACAGAGCAAAAGCTAAATTTCGTTCTAATCAAGGCACGAGTCACATTGCAACCGCTTTTGAAAGTGAATTGAAATAATTTTATAAATCCTGTTGACATAGGTCAAATAATTTTTTATGTTTGATCTATCGAAACGGAGAACTGAGACAATGAATATGACTCAAGAAAGCATTGAATATCGTAAAGCTTTCACTATGAAAGTAGAATCTGCTAAAACAACTGCAACAAAATATAATGGTATGTCTTATAAGGCCATGGAAAATTTGATTGACGAAATAAAAGCTGACTATAAAGCGGGCAAGATAACTATTCAAGATTTAAATAATTGTCATGTATTTACAATGACAACTTATTATAAAAGTGCTGGCGATTGGCGAAAATTGCTTTGATAAGATTTAAGTTAATAGCCGCTTTGACACGGCTATATTCTTAAACTTATGATAAAAGGAACTGAGCAAATGAAAATCCTTAAAGACACCTATGCTGTGTTTTGGACTCGTAAAGGCTGGAAACAAGCTTTCCATGCCGATATTTGCGCAGCAACGCCTAATGAGGCTTATAGTCAATTTGCAGGCATGTTCCCTAGTGATATCGTTAGATCGATCCGCGATAAATCAGGAAAATTTTGTAAATTTAAATAATTTGGTCTTGACCACGATGTAAGAAAAGAATAACTTGATTATATCGAAACGGGAATTAAGCTATGAAAACCTTTCTTGAAATTAATGCTTCGGAATATCTGGCTTATCAGACTTCAAAAGAAATTGCAGACAAAGCTCAAACTCTTGAGGCATGGGATAAAGAGGATAAGTCATTTGCTTTCATGCTGGAAACTATCCGAAATGAAGCTGCAACGGCTTTGCATTATCGGGGCAAGGTATCGCAAGAGCAACATGAATCGGCGGATCAAAACGCCCTTGACACCTGCTATGAAGCAGGAATTGATCCTGATAGCGATGCGGGAAAATTGATTTATTATCGTGTATATGTTCAAACTTTGCAGTTGATTTAAACGCTTACAAAGGAGCTAAGCAAATGCCCGCAAAGAAACTTTCCCGCACCATGCAGCTTGCCGAGGATTTGTTGCAATTCAAAGCAAGCGACATTTTGACTCTGGCAAAAGCTTACAAAGATATCAAAAAAGCTGACAAGCAAAGATATATGGCAAGCGGAGTCATTATCACTATTCAAAATTTGAGCGGAACTGTCATTGTTGAATCTGTTATGATTTCCGATGGTTTGAGCGATGCAACAATTTCAGCGTTACAAGCTGACATTAAGGCAACATATGATTTTCGCCTGTTAATGAATAAAATCTGAAATATTCATATAGGATAACGAACATGCTTAAAATGTTTATGATAATAGCAAGTCTTAACGGTTCGCAGGAACCTATTATTAGTGCTTTATATGAGGATGAATGTTCTATTGCATTAGAAGCCATTAATGCAGCACAAGCTATGCAAAAAATAAAAACTGGAATAGAATTTTCCTGTAAAGATTATGAAGTTTTTACAAAATAAGTCTTGACCATTATTTCAATCTTTTATAGATTATGGATATCGAAACGGGAAACAAAACAATGACTGACAAGCTTATTTACTCTAATATCCTATCTGTCCTTAACGCCTTGCGCTGGACTGAAAACCGCGATGGCTTTTCCGCCACAGAGCGTGACAACGCATTGCGAGTCGTTCTTGGAATGCTTAACAAGGTATCCAAGCCTGAAAACTTCACTGTCTCCCGTTCGCTTGTTTTCAAGCTAATGAATGAAGCAAAAGCAAATCTGGCTTAAGGAGCTAATACAATGTCAAACCGTTGGAATTATTGTGGCGACGTAAATCTTGAATGTGGCGGATTCTTTTGGCGCGAAACTGACGACATTGAATCCGTTGAATGTATTGACATTATACCTTGCTCTGATGCCGGAGGCCCTGATAATAAATTTGTTATTGAGTTTGGTTACATTAATACTTTTGAGAATCTTTCTAAGCTTGAAAGTGCCTTAAATGTTATTGGGATGAATATTGAAAATGCATCTCGCTTTGATATTATTTATGCTTTTAAGGCTTATTCTGGAATTGATAGTCATTCTCATGTATGTGTACAAATTGGCAAGAATGAGGATGATAATCCAAATGGCTGGAATCCAGTAGCAGACCACGTATTGCGTTCCAATGCCAAACTGAAAAACTTTGTTAGACGTGAATTTTTGTAAAATAAACTATTGACTATGTAAGAAAACGGCTTTATATTTCTCATAGTCAAACAAAGGAAAATGGAAATGGCTTACGAAATCGCAGTTTGGAGTAACAACATTCGCAAGGTTTTGAAAGTTGTTGATACTGTTTCTGAGGCTAAAACTCTCATTAATACAATGTTTACTGATGTGTTTATTGAGGAGGATTCGGAAAATCCAGATCATTTTGATGTTTTTGCCTATGAAGGCGATATGTCTGAAGTATTCGTAATTGAACCTGTAAAAGGTTAAAATCAACCTATCAACAAAAGGAAAATCTAAAATGTCTGACAATTCTAAGGACTGGAAACGCGACCGTGACATGGATCGCCGTAACAAGCAGGCTAAGCGGAATGTGTTTACATTCGTTGCGGCTGAAAAGCGGGAAGGCGTAGAAAAGCGTTATTATTAGCACTTAGGTTAAGAGCGACCCTGTTTCGCTCTTTTCCTAAACGCTAAGGAGTCTGAGACGATGAAAATTGATTATATCTTGTCTGCAACTGGCAATGCTATCATGCCTAGAATCGATCATATTTTCCATTCGAATGATGAATTGTATGTAAAGAGGCAAGCCGAAACTATTTGCCTTGCGCTATCTAAAGCGGGTTATTTTAGTTTCAATCTATATAATGTTTCTGCCTGCACACATTTTCATGTTGCAACATTCACGGTTGAGCAACCGGAACCGATTATTTTTGTAAAATAATTGAAAATATCGCTTGCGTTTCGTGATAGATGAATATATAAATTAATCATCGAAACGGAGCGCAAACAAGGGAATACGAAAATGTCCACATACAACATTAAGCTTAAGGTTTGGACTAACGCAACAACAGGCGAAACTCGCATTTATGTTGATGGTAAGTATGTGGAATATAGGAATGTTTTGTCTCATGCCAATCTGTATCTTAAAGCAGATGAAAATGGCGCTATTATTTGGAACAACTCTTTCAAATGTAATTACAACACTATAACGGCTGCTGAGATGAATCGCCTTGCATTTGGAGAACTGATAAAGGCTTTGAACGGCTGGAATGATAATTCTAACATTTCTTTTGCTGAGTTGTTGGAACGTGTCACGGCTTGCCAGACTAAGGGCGGAAACTTTTCATTCAGGCAATATGAAAAGAAATATTTTAACTAAAATAAAGCCTCCTAACGCGGCTTTTTTCTTGTTCAATAATTCAAAGTCAACCATTTTGATCAGTTTTAACCAAAATGATTAGTTTTAACCAGTAAAGTCAACCATTTTGATTACTTTCAATCAATATGATTTAATTGCGCCATTTTTAATTTTTAAAAAATTAAACTAAAAATAATCAAAAAACGATCAAATTTTTCCAGCATCTTCCCACCTTGGAAAATTGCACCGCTAAATAGTTGATTTTTAGAAGATTTTACCCCTAACGGGGTCACAACCCATGATATATAGGCAATATATCCTCAATATTTAATTAAATTTAGCTAATAAAACCATTAAAAATATTATCATATAAGGATATCTTAATATGATTATTTAAAAGTTTGCTACCATGACAAATCCCCTCCTGACGAGCAGATCAATAAATAAATTTTTAATTATTGCACGTGCAATAAATGCCTGTGACTCAAATGTAAGAAAACGAAAAACTGTTTACCCGGCTAACAACAATCGATTGATTATTTTCCTAATTAGAAAATGCTAATGTATAAGTCATTGATATCATTACGTTTATTTTCTTACTTTTACAATGTAAGATTCTGAAACATTCATGACTTGTTTGCTACCTTGTAATGACAGGAACAAAAAACCTCAAAATAGCCTGTATTTGGTTGAATTTTTTAAAGATTCAGGGTTTACATCTGGCTCGAAAGGTTTATATTAAACTTATAGAAACAAGGAAACACGGCAATGATGACGATTGAAACCGCGATTGAAGTTTGCAAGAAAATGCGCGCTACTCCTTTTAATCTTCAAACTGAAGCTTTGCGCGCCGAATTCAAAATCGCTTCGGAAGTTCGCCACAATCATTCGATGGAAAATGATGCTTCTTATCGTCGCGGTTTTAGGCAAGCTTATAATGGCTTGGCCGTTGGAACCGGCAGACTCGATCTAGTTGGAAAGCATGGTTAATTGTGTTTAGATTAGTGGCGCTGAGCAAAGCGCCACATTTCTAAATGCATAGGGCATTTAATTAAGAGGAGCTAAAACAATGCCTAAGTTCGCAGTAACTCAAATTCAGACTCGCCATGTAATTTATACCATTGAGGCAGAATCGGAGGAGCAAGCAATTGAAAGCTTGAACAATTCTTTTGATGCTATGAATGATTTTGACGGAGTCGTGGAATGGTCCGGCGATGCTGAGACTATTGCCGAAGAAATCGAAGAATAAAATATCTTTCAACTGAGGAAAAACAGCAATGACTCATATTCACAATGAACTGGCTCAAGAAATCGTTTCGGCAATTGGTGAGACTCGATTTGAACTAAAGACTTATTCTAGCTCAAAAGCTAATGCGCAAGCCAATCTTAACGGCAGGACGCATTATGTTGATGACGATACATTGAAATACTTTCATTCAAAGATTGCTTATTCTAACGATTATGAGAATGGAACTATTTTCGCTTTGGTGGAATCTTGCGCCGCTGACATGGATAACCGCAATCGTGGATTCCGTTTCGTTGTCTTTGATCTATTCGGAACCGTAATAGAGAGGCGCAAGAGCAGTGATTTGTTCTCAACTAAGGATAAAGCCAGAAAAGCGCTTAACACCTTCTTTGAAGACTTTGACGCCTTGGAACACTATAAGCAAGCCATGGCGGAACGCGCCGAACGGCTGGCAAATGATTCAAAACGCCTTGCGGCTCAAGTTGCCAGAATGGGAGGAGAATGAATTTGTGGGCGTTTGTTGGGTTTCTTGCGTCATGCCTTATGCTATGGCTTATTTTCCCGCTATAGCGGGCCGCTAGGAAGCGTTTCCGGGTTAAACCGTGTCGCACTAGCCGAAATGATGAATCGCGTTGTATGGGGCTTAAATCAGGTTTTATGAAATGCGATTTATTTTCTGTTTTCTTACATTTTCTTGTTGACGAATCTTTTTAAAGATTCTATAAATTAATCATCGAAACAAGGAAACGAACAAATGGAATTTAACGGCGCAATCCTCACTCGTAACAATGAATTTAACGTTCGCGTTGAAATGTATAACACGTTGATGGAAAAGGAAGTTTATTCTGTATTGTTTGACGATGAAAAAAATGAAATTCTTAATCGCGTTTCAGTCCGTCGCGGTCAAGATAAAAAAGGCGGTTGGAAATGGGGAACGTTGAATAACAATGCTCATTCCGGCCAAATTCGCCGCGTTGTTTCCTTGGTTAAGCAATCGGGGATTTAATCCCCCCCCCCTAACGGGGTCCACTATTAGCCTAGCGTCCTGCTAGGCCCTGCCCTCTCTCACACAAAGGCCCTATGTACCATGGAAAAGCTTATCCTAATCCTTATCCTCAATGCCCCTAACGGGGATATACAGGCCACACGCTATGCCATAGCAGACCGCCCTACATGCGAAGCTAAGGCGGCATGGTACAATGACCCATCCCATAACCCTATCGCGTACCATGACGCCCTAGGCCCTATCTATAGGCACAATGCAATGTGTGTCAGTGCTGCTGCTGCTAATAGACTGGTAGTTGTAAAGGATAATTAGTGCAACTATGTACGATTGTTATTGATCTATTGTTTAATCTATTATAGATTATAGATAGGTACACACATAAAGGAACTAGTCATGCTACTCACCTTCATTCCTTCGATCCTCTGCCTTGCTCTTGCGTTGCAAGCCGGTATGCGTGGCGAACGTTATGCCAGAACCAACGAAACACTAGCCGCTGTTACACTATTGGCTGTGCCTATGTGGTGCGCCATGGCTGTAATGGTGGGACTCTCTGGTCTTCTCATTCATTAAACAATAGATATAGGCTATGCGCTAGACGCATAGGCCACGGCATAGGACAACGGAACAATGATTAAATCAATCGCTCTTATCCTTATCATTTGGAACCCTGTTAATGATACTGAGTCGGAAATGGTATATGGAACATATACATTAGAAGAATGTTTAATAAAAGAATATGAAATAAATAAAGAAGACAGCATTATAAATAAAAAATTAAAAAGAAATAAATTAGAATTGAATGCGACATTGTGTGAGTGAGTCGTTATGTAGTGAAGTCTAATACAATGTTTAGTTGAATTAATTGGAGGGACCCGTCCGGGGGGTATACCCGTGGGGGTTGTATTCCGCCTTCCTACTGTCGTAATAGTACAATACAAGTTGTAAAAATTTTTTCACCCTAACTACCCCCCCCCCTCTTTACTACCCTTACCCTCAAAAAAATTTTTCACACTAACTACGTTGATATTTGTATCAGCGAAGTTTAACTAAGTTCTTCCATTGGCTTAACAACAAAAAACTTGACTTTTTAATATTTTAAAGTATAATATTCCCTTATCTTTGAAAAATTAATATTGTGAAACTTTTACATGGCCATATCCCCAAAAGACATACGCTTCAACCCGGCGACAGGAAAAATAATTCTTCCGGGACAACCGTTGGGAGCAACTAATCAAGTTAATAGCAATCGTGTGGCAAGACATTCATCTCCGTCACATAAAAATGCTGTTTCAACTGCTCCGATCCCAGAACATAATTATTCTGTTGGCGATGTAGGTTTACCAAATACACCTTATGATGGCATGACTTTAGCTTATTTCGAGGGTTTTGATCAACCTTTGGCTGATCTTGTTATGGCCCCACATAAGCCCCGTGGTAAATATTTAACCAGTCAAACTTATCGTCCCGGTTCTCGACAACCTAGTGGACAGTTAACTATTGCCTATGACAGTGACCCCTATAATACAGGTCCAAACGATAACAATCGTGGTGTGCCTATCGGATCAGATAATATTTCAATTTCTAATTCAGTATTAAAATTAGGCGCTCGCTATGGAACGGCCCAAGAACGTACTCTGTATAACAGAGAACTTGTTGCATCTTGTTTAATGAGCGATTTTGCGGTTAATGCCTATCCCGGCATAGCAGGATCTCAAGATATTATTATTGAATGGTATATGCGAAGTGTTCCTAATGGGCCTAATTTAGTAGGCTCACATAGTGATTTTTGGACCTCCCCTATGGAGCCTCCTGCCAACTCTTCACCCAAGCAAGATATCAATTTTGAAAATGACACCATGAACCAAGTTCTTGGTGGAATCGGACTTGATCCCGGAAGTCCCGGTGGTTTTTCGCCTAATAATAAATGGACTGATTTCGGTAGCTGGCATCGTATTAGTTTTCTTTTAAATAAAGATACCCAAGCTGGTGTAAAAGTATATCGAGACGGAGTTCTCTGGGATACTGGACGTTTTAACGGTGGTCTTGGTGATGCAGCTATTCGTTTACTTATTACGGCTCACGTTGTAACTGAAGAAACTATATTATCAGAATGGATTAATGGAGTTACTTACGCTCTTGAAATTGATGATTTCAGAGTTTGGAATAGACCAAGTGCTAAAAGATATAAACCTTTAGTTACTATGCCTGATGTTAACATTAACTTTGGTTCTAGCACAACTATAACACTTCCTCCTGCTATTAGTATTTGGGGAGAAGTACCAACTGTTGAATACGTACAACAAATTCAAGTTGAGGTTAATGAACCGGGGGGTGCTGATAACGTATCCTATGGGACTAAATCTAACCCATTCCCTACCGGTGTATCTTACAATGCTGGTACTAGAACTATTACTGTAGCACCTACTAGCGCTAAAGCCGGACGTATGGCCTTCGTGGTTCACGCCAGAACCGCTGGAAGTGTGTGTGAGCCTCTTAGATTTAATGTTAACGTGGGGCCGGTTATCAATTTTAGAGCTATTAGCTTTGTACCCGGAATTGCTGGAACATATGAGGTATATTCTAAAGTTGACTGCGGCGTATTAGTAACTGATGGGGTAAATAAAACTAAAGTAATTAGTTTTACAGAACTGCCAAGTGGCTTTAGCTATAATGATACAACTGGTTATTTATCTTGGGACACTACTGCCACTGATCCGGCAAATGCGACTATCAATGCTACGAATTCTATAGGTCAAACTACCTCTGGAACAATTAATATTACATTAGGATCTGTACCTATTAACGGCGAAGATATAGTATTGACTAATGCTATTAATTCTATGACTGTCTCACCAACTCAAGCAAGACGTGTTTTACTTAATACGTTTATTTCTGGACTTCGCAGTGATGGGGTATTGACTAAACTTGATTGGTTAACCTTATTTGCGGCCCATGATAGTCAAGCAGGTTTGATTAATATGATCCAGCCTACAAAAAATTGGACTACAGTTGGGGGTATTGTGGCGTTTACTTCAGATCGTGGATATGCCGGTGATGGGGTAGCTTCTTATATGTCAATGAATGAAACTGTTACAGCCGCAAGTAATATGGCGTCTCAAAATAATTCCACCATCGGTATTTGGTGTAATCAACAAAATGGAGCAACTGGATTACTCCCACATTTCTCTGAATTAATTGCCGGTTCCAGATTTGATATTAGAGCCAGAGGAACTTCTGGTAATGAGACTTTCAAATGTGCTGATGGAACGGGAGATGTACTTAGAGCTAGTACTCTAACTCGTGTAGGACATAGATCAGCATCTAGAACTGATGCAGCCGTCAAAAAGGGTTATTTTAACGGTTCATTAACAGCTACTTTAACCACAGCTTCTACAGGTGGAGGTGCAGCAAACGGATGTATTGCTAAAGCCAGCACTACTTATTGTGCTGATAGATTCGCAGCATTTTATAGTGGTACAGGACTAACTGATGCTGAACAAACCGCTATGCATAATAGATTAAATACGTATTTAACGGCAATCGGTGCAAATTAAAAATTAACTCTCTTGACATTTATTATTTTGTATGATATTATATTTAATATCAAGAGAGATTTTTAAAATGAATGATATAAACATCATTACCCCGCCCCGAGATGGAACTTGGATTATTTTATTGGGAGGATATGGTATCACAGATACTGGTGGTGATCATGATTGTCAAAAACATCCTGTCATAGCTAAATATCAAATAGATGAAGAAAGTGCTTCTTTTGGAAATGGGTTTATGCTTTTTGGGACGGAGATTGGTATAGTACTTACAAAAATCCTACACATTGGATTCCATTAAATGCTTAAAATAATTTTAGGAATTTTAATTGGTGCTTTTTCTTTTGGGCTAGTAGCACAAACTACACTTAATATTAGTCCAAATTATAATAAAATGATGAGTTCGGTTGTAAAAATTCAAAGTATTAACACCACTGGCTCCGGTTTTATCTCTGATTCAGGATATATTATTTCTGCGGCCCATGTCTTTGAAGAAAAAGATAAAAGGTTTATAGGAAGAACAAAAGACGGTAAGAAATTTGATATAGAAATTGTTAAATTGAATAAAGAAAAAGATATTGCAATTCTTAGAGCTATCAATTTCGAAGTAAATATTACTAACTCTGCTAAACTTTCTTGTAAGCCTGTTAAAATTGGAGAGGATCTTATTTCTATAGGAAATCCTTTATTCTTAAATTTTGTAACCACTTTTGGTAAAGTGGCAGGACTAAGAAGAATAGATATTGATAAAAGTGATATTGTAATTACTGATCTTAGCTTACTCCCCGGAATGAGTGGTGGCCCTGTATATAATAAACAAGGGGAAGTAGTAGGGATTAATGATTCAGTTTTAAGTTCTCCAGTAGGTATGGGTATTGATACAGAATCTATAGGACTATTTAAAGAAATTTTATCTTTATCTGGAATTTCTGTTATTGTTTCTGGTGAAGCAATATGTGATGAATTGAAATTAGTAAAGAAATAATGTCCAAAAGTTAAAAAACTTGACTTTTTTAAAAAACTAAAGTATAATCCCGATTAACTCAAACTTAATCGGGATTTTTTATTTATGACTCTACAATATTCTGTTGCGGTCCGCAACGCCAGACTTGACGTTGTTGAGACTACTATTGGCGCAAGTGCCGTCCTTAAAATTAGAACTGGCGCACAGCCTGCTAACGTAGGAACCGCTGATAGCGGAACAGTGTTAGCAACGGTACAACTACCATCTGATTGGATGGCTGCTGCCTCTGGTGGAACAAAATCTAAATCAGGCACTTGGGAAGATACAAGCGCGGATGCCACTGGTACAGCGGCCCATTTTCGCATCTATGCAAGTGATGGTACAACGGCTCACGCCCAAGGCTCAGTAACTTTAACTGGCGGCGGAGGAGATATGACTGTTGATAGCGTCAATTTCACTTCTGGTCAAAGTTTTGTTGTATCTTCATTTACTTTAACCAGTGGAAATGCATAACATTTAAATGACTGTAGTATTTCTCACCAATGGTACTACATCTTGGACCGTCCCGGCAGGCGTAACGTCTATCAAGGCGGAATGCCTTGGCGCGGGTGGTAATGCCGCAAGTGGTAACAGATCGGGTGGTGCTGGTGGTGCTTACTCTTGTGAGCCAATACTTACTGTTACTCCCGGCGAAATTCTTACAGTACAAATACCACTACAAACTGCTTCAACTTTTTCTGCAACAGGCGAAGCCTTTATTAAGAGAGGCAGCACTACTCTTGTTTTAGCAAAGTCCGCAACTGGTCCTACAACCAATGCAACTATTGCTATGGGTGGACAAGCCTCAGAAGGCGTCGGATTAATAAAATATTCCGGTGGTAATTCAGGTGGTGGACCTGATGGCACCGCTATTGTTTCCGGTGCAAGATCGGGGGGAGGCGCGGCGGCAGGCCCAAATGGAAATGGTGGAAATGGAGGTTCTGCCGCTGGCTCTGGATATGGTGCAGGCGGCGGCGGCGCTAATGGAGGAGGCCATGCCCCTAACGCCTCTGGCTCAAGCAGTGTAGGTGGAACAGGACCAACAGGAAGTGCTGGCGGTGCTATTAGTTCAAATAGTCCCGGCACCAACGGTTCTGGAGGAGGAGGCGGACCTAGCGGTCTAAGTGGTACGAACTCTCACAATGCTGAATGGGATTCTACTCACGGATGTGGTTCTGGTTCAGGTTCAAGAAGGTCATCTGGTGATGTCAATGCTTCTGGATGCTATGGCGGCGGATCTGGCGGCTTAGCATCAGGAAGTGGATTTGGCGATCCCGGCTTAATTGTTATTACATATAGTGATTCTCCCACCGGAATTACTTCTAATGCTTCTATAACTGAAAATAATGACACTGTTTCTTCTCAGACTAATTTAAAAATTTCAGCTAATTTCAATTTTTTAGAAGATAATGACACTGTTGGCTCAATTACTGTTATCAGTGTAACTGCTACTTCTAATATTTTAGAATCTTCTGACACTTCTATAAGTACTAGCAATTTAAAAATTATTTCTATTTTTAATGTGTTAGAAGCTGATGATACCGTTTTAAGCTCTTCTCTAATTAAGATAAACTCTAATCTCAATTTAACAGAAGCTGATGACACTCTTAATTCTACAGGTAGCTCCACTACTGTAATAGTAACTATAGCTAATCTTAATTTAACAGAAGAGAATGATACAACTAATTCTACCGTAAAACTAATAATAAATTCCAATACTTCTATTACAGAAGAAGAAGATACTATTACTAGTTTTAGTAAAATTGGTATTAGTGCTTATTTTAATATTAACGAAGATAGTGATACTATCGCCTCTAATATTAGCCTTAAATTAATAGCTAATTTATTTGTTAATGAAGGAAATGATACATTAATAGCTATTGGGCTATCTAATTACATTGTACCGGAAACACCATTATCCAGAACAACTTTTACAATATTTGAAAATAGATTAATTCAAGTAACTTTTGAAAATAGAATTATCCACGTCACACCAGAACAACGAATTGTGAGAGCCACAAATGCTTAAATGGCCCAATAAAGACCCCGATGAAGTTTTAGATTACAAAATAGATTGGACTCCTCGTTTAGACGGTGACACTATTGTTACATCTATTTTTATTGTTACACCATCTGATATTGTTGTAGATTCTAGTTTTAATACTACAACAGAATCTACGATCTGGTTATCCGGCGGTATTTTAAATAAAGAGTACTCAATAACTAATAGAATAGTTACTACCGATGGAAGAACCATGGATCAGACTGTAAAACTATCTATTCGTCAGAAGTAATATTTACTTTGTCGTACCAAATACATAAAACTTGACTTTTTAAAAAAGTTATGATAGAATAAGTTTCTTTATTTAATCTTAAATTGCGAGATAATTACTATGGCCGCTTCAAAAGCTTATACAATTACTAATACATGGCAGTTAGTGGCTAGTAATGCTACTGAAATATTCATTTATGCTAATAAATCTTATAATTTGGATTTATACATAGGAACAACAGCCCCGAGCGAATCTACCGCCGATTTTGTTCCTGTAGAGGCAATAAGCAATTTTAGCGCGTCTTCTTTAGTATCAGCTTCTGATAAAGTTTATATAAGATGTGCATCCTCCGTTCCAGTCGTTGTAAAAGTTCTTACGGCGTAAATAGAATGCCATTTAATTACTCTCATTTTAATGATAAAAACACACGTTCCTTTTTGAATAATTTTTATTCAAAATTAGGGACTACCACCTTTAATATGTCAAAATATATAACAAACCCACAAGGAGGCATCACGCCTCCACCAGTTGTTACATATTACGTTGATCCATCTGGTTCAGATACAAATGATGGGTTAACTCAAGCTACGGCTTGGCAAACAATTAGTAAAGTTAATAATAGTACGATCCCTGCGGGCGCTCATGTACTATTTAAAGGCGGAGCATCTTTCACAGGAGAGCTTTCACTTGTCTCTGGAAAGCATTTTGGAACCGTTTCAGGCCAGCCTACGGTATTTGGTAGTTATGGTGTTGGGAAAGCGACAATTCTTGCTGATTCTAATGCCGCAAATGGTATTTCGGCATATAATCCTCAGCATTTAACGATACAAGACATCATCTGCATAGGAACTGGAACCACAGTTAGTAATTCTACAGGAGTTAAGGTAGAAAGTAATATTGGAGGTGGTATAAAGCATTCAGGCGTTTCATTACTACGATTAGAGGTTTCTCAATTTGGTATTGATGGTATTTCCGCGTATAGCACACATCCGACTGAAGTTTCAGGATTTAACGGCCTACTGATCGATGGATGTGTGGCGCACGACAACACTGGAAATACAATCACCAATTATGGATGCGGCATTACTATCCAAGGTAAGTACGGACTTCTTACTTATCCTATTGCTCACACAGCACCAATTGTTAGAAATTGTATCGCTTACAATAATACTGGTAAGCTAGGTCTAGGGAATGGTAGTGGAAATGGCATCATGATTGCTCAGTGCGAAAATGCATTGATCGAATGGTGTCAGGCATACAATAATGGAGCAAATAATAACTTCCCCGGAAGTGGTCCGGTTGGTATTTGGTTCTACGATAATTGGAATTCGGTTATCCAATTTTGTGAGAGCCATCACAACTTAACTCAGTCCGGGGACGGTGGTGGGTTTGACATCGATGGTGGTTGTCAAAATTGCACGATCCAGTATTGCTATTCACATGATAACGGTGGTCCCGGATATATGCTTTATCACTTCACTGATCCGGGCTATATGTTACCATTTTTTGGAAATGTTTTACGTTATAATATTACTGAAAATGATAACACCTATTCTTCACAAACATTTAAAGGTTCAATAAACATTGGAACCGCATCCACGACTGAGACAGCACCAAATTGTCACGTCTATGGGAACACAATCTATCAAAGCATAGCTTCTAAAGCCGGTATTTACTTTATTTCCAATCAGAATATGTTCACTAACGGAAGAATATCCAATAATATTATTTATGTAACCGGTGCTTCTTCTAAATTTATTGATAGTTTTTCAACTACTAATCCGGTAATGACCTTTACAGGCAACCTGTATTATTCTGGCGCACAACCTGTATCAATAAAGTGGGGAGCTACAACTTATGATTCTATAGCCGCATGGAGGGCTGCTCGTACCACTCAAGAAACTATCGCCGGAATAGATACGTCTGTCAGTGGTGATCCCTTGTTTCAAGGTACTTTACCTATTGGAACAATCGGCGGCTTTAATACCACACTTCTTGCGCCGTATAGGACTCAAACAACGTCACCAACTATTAATGCCGGTAAAGACTTACTAGCACTCTCCGGTATCAATATGGGAAGCAGCGACTTGTTTGGAAACAGCATTCCACGCGGCTCGGTATATGACATAGGAGTTTTTGATGCAGTTGGAACACCCATAACACCTCCGTCGAATACTACTGCCCCTTCAGTATCTGGACTTCTTACTCAAGGCTCAATACTTACAACAACTTTAGGGACATGGACCAATTCCCCAACAACCTATTACTTCCAGTGGAAAAGAAATGGAACCTCTATCTCAGGTGCTAAGTCGTCAACGTACACTACCGTGCTTGCTGATGTAGGTGCAATGATATCTTGTGACGTAACGGCAGCAAACAAAGGGGGAGCCGCAACACAATCTAGTAATAGTATCGGTCCAGTAGTGATACCAGCTAGTTTTGTGTTTACTGATAATTTTAATCGAGCTAATGATGCTTCTTCTCTCATTATTGGAAACTCAGCGTGGACTACTTCTGGCGGATCAAGTACTTCAGCAAGAGTTACTAGTAACCAACTTCAAGTTCTTACGACTGAAGGAGGGTATTTAACTCCCGATCTTTTATCAGCAAATCATGCCGTACAAGCTCTCGTAGTAGCTGCTGCTGCCACAACTGGTCCATTTTTAGCAGTTAGAATGGTGGATCAAAATAATTTTGTGGGAATTAGATTTAGTACATCAACCGGTGGTGTTCAATTGTGGCAGCGGGTTGAGGGTACTTTAACTCAAATTGGTTCTGCGACAATAGCAACCGGAGCGGGCCATACAATTAGAGTGGAAGTGTACGATGATAAGGTTCAAGTACTTAGGAATGGTGTAGTTATTATTGCGCCATATACATTAATTGGCCTAGGTGCTGGTATAACTAAGGCCGGTATTATCGCCCGCACAACCGCTATAAATCCTTGGATTGATGATTTCCATGCTGAAAATATATTATCTCTTACAGTATAATATAAATTAAGTTCAATTTAATAAAAACTTGACTTTATCAAAAAATAGTGTTATAGTTATTCTATAACACTATTTTTTATTTTATAGGTATTTGAATGGCCACTACAACAGAACTTCAAGCTAAAATTGATAAACTTTCAGTCAATATGGATAGGCTGAATCTAATCACAAATGGCAATTCTACTACTGAAGTAGCTATTGATAGTGGAACTGTACCTAGTATTGCTAAATTCATAGCCGGTATTCAAGCTCAAGTAAATGCTGCCATTTCAGCCGGAAGTGTTTCCAAGGCTGGTGACACAATGGGCGGCGACCTATACATTTCAAAAGTTAATCCTACATTAATATTAAGAAAAACATCCACAAGTGGACAAGTGAATAGGATTATAGGACAAACTAATACTGTAAGTAGATGGCTTGTAGATATTGGGGATGCCACCACTGAATCCGGTACAAATGTAGGCTCTGATTTAAGTATCCATAGATTAGACAATGCAGGTACTTATGCGGGTACGCCGTTTCAAATTGAGCGTTCCACCGGAATTACTAAAACCAACGAAGGTTTTAAGTGGATCAGGTGTATCCTTCTTCCTCAAGGAACTAATTTTGATACCGTATTAGAATCAGGTACGTATGATTGTTCTTCACCTCTTAACGGGCCTTATACCTCAACAGGTTGGTTTTATTTAGAAGTAATTCGTCATTCGGGTGGTACTGATTGGGCTATTCAAAAGGCAACGGCTTTAACTGATGCCTCTGGACATATTAACACATGGATTAGAAGAAGAACTTCAACTACATGGAGTGCTTGGAAACCTTTATCTGGATTTGTTACCCCCGAACATTACGGCGCATTAGGTGATGGTAATAATAATGATACAACAGCCGTAACTTATGCTTTAAGATCAGGGTTCCCGGTAAATCTTCTTGGATTGTATAGAATTAATAATAATATTATTTTTGGTGATAACTATTCTGGAGGGGCAACAGATTACATACAAGGGGCTGGAAAACGTCATTTTATTTTAGACGGGCAATATGCTAGACTAGATTGGGTAATAAATACTCCGGTAGGCGCTCAAGGGAGAATGCTAGTAGCAAAAGATATTGTTTTAGTGGGTAATGCTTCCAACCATGATTGGGGGGCATTAAATCTATCTACCACTGGAGGATCAAGCTCAACTTCCAAAACTTTCGATTTAAGGAATATTATTACTGAAGGGTATAATGTAGATACCACCGCTCCACTTCATGGCATAACTTTAGCTAATATGAGAAATGGTATTTTGGATGGCTGTAAGCATCAAGGTAATCGAGCCAATGCTTCTGGAAGCCGAACTGGTATTGGAGTCTATGCACTAGGTACTGGTGATCCGGGAAGTTTTCATATTAATAACCAACATGCTTATTTTTGCTCTAAAGGCATAGAAATTCAACAAACCAATGAAAGAATTTCAATTACAGACTGCCGAATGGATTATGTTGATAATGGAATTAGAGTAGCATTAGATGAAAACCCCATAGATGGGGACAACATGGGTAAACCTACAACAATTATTAACGGAGGATTTATTAGACCTCATAGTGTGGGAGTAACTTTAGAAAGGGCTTGGAGTTGGAAAGTGACCAATGTAGATTTTCATACCCAAAGCTCAAATAGTTTCTTTGTAGGCATTGCGTCATCCATTTCCTCAACTCAAAGTCAACAAGGGTGGATCGATGGCTGCTCGTTTAGAGACTTATCTACGGCAGGCGGTGTATCTTCTAATACGACAAGAGGTATTTATTTACAAGGCCACACTACAGGCAACGTAACTACTAGAATTGGTATGAACTTTTTTATTCTTTTAACAACTGGTATTTATTTAGATACACAAGTGAGAAGCGTAAGATATTCTGCCGCCGCAGTTTATGAAGGTGTAGTAACACCTGTGGCTAATTTTGGTGGCGGAACAAACACGTCTTATTAATTTAATAAAATCCTTGACATTTAAAATTTCATATGATATAAAGGCCTCATTGATTAACGTCACGAGGCCTTTATGTTTTTAACAGTCTATGTCACAGAGTGGGACGAACCTTCTCGTCGCCACGTATTAAATTTATTAGATCAACCACATAAAGTGATTGACATTGACAAAAATCCTGATATAGCTGAGACTCAAAAGATTAAGGCTGTACCGACGACGCAGATTTACGATAAAGACGGCGTATTATTAGCAACCAAAATTGGTGCCGCAACTAAATCAATTATAGAAGAGTGGATCAGAGAATGTCAATAATTAGCTTGAAAGAAAGAAGCAAACTAATCATAGCCTTTCGTATTATAGAATTTGGAAATTTTTTAGAAATTAAAGATTTTTTATCTGAATTCTATAATGGAAGTTTTTGTTTATTAATTTATTTAAGAGAGACTTTGAAAAATACAAATGACATTGTAAATAGAGTTAAAGAAGATAAAATATTATTAACTACTGATTCTTCCGAACATGAAATTAAGTTTGGAAATGTTATTGTAATAGAAGATAACAAAATTAATATTTTTGATACAATCCATGACATGAACGAAAAATATGTTGAAATAAAGAAAAATAACACTTGACATTTCAAAAACAATGTGTTATAGTTATAGTCCAACTAAATATTGCGGGGTAGAGCAGTCTGGTAGCTCGTCTGCCTCATAAGCAGAAGGTCACAGGTTCAAATCCTGTCCCCGCAACCATAACTATATAAAGAAATAAAATACAATTATGAATTGTTACCAACCCTTCAGTAATATAACCAATCATTACGATAAGAATGAATAAAATAACAATTTTATTCATAATAGGGTATATCGTAATGTTAGCAGGATTTTTAAGTTCTGCTATTTTTTTGCCTATAAGTTTATTCATTATAATGACAGCCGTTTGGCTCAGTGAGAAAGAGGACGATTAATCATGGTTGAAACTAAAATTATTAAATCTTCTACAGGCGAGAAGTATGTAGCCGTTTTTATTGATGGAAAAGAAATCTTACCGGCACAAGATAAAAAGTCTTGACAATTCATAATAACAATGATATAGTTATGATCTGAAATAAAGTTACGATGGGTAGTTTAATTTAAGAGAACAGTTCCGTTGAGGAAAAAATGCTGGCGAGTCACCAGCCCCGTTGACCAAATAAAATGTCAGTATAGCTCAGTCGGTAGAGCAAACGCTTGATAAGCGTTAGGCCAGAGGTTCAAGTCCTTTTACTGATACCAAAAAGTGGAGGAGAAAATAAAGCATTAAAGAAAGATTTAAAATGCTAAAATTTCTCAACAAGTGGAATAAACGACGAAATACTGTTAATGAACTAAGTCGAATGTCTGACAGGGAACTGAGTGATATCGGTATTAGTCGTTTAAATATTAAAGAAGTAGCTAGAGATTTAATTTAGATTTTTTAGTTATAACAGGGTGTAGCTCAACTTGGTGGAGCGCAAGCTTTGGAAGCTTGAGGTTATCTGTTCAATTCAGATCATCCTGACCAATTAACATAACAAAAGGAATACCATACATGCTAGGCACAATTTTAATTATTGTTCTAATTCTTCTATTGATTGGAGCTATCCCCGGAAGTCCCGTAAATTATGGTTTTGGTAATGGACTAAATGGTGGTCTTGGTATTGTTCTGGTAATTCTAATTATCCTTGCGTTAACTGGCACAATTCATATTTAAACAAAGCACCTAGAGCAAGTAGGACATGCAGGGACTTCTAAACTCCTGAAAAGTCGGCTCGATACCGACTAGGTGCACCAAATTACTATTCTCATAATAGAGGAAATATAAATGGTCGACGAAACGTAGGTATACAAGTTCTCCTCTTATATCAGAGATGGCCCTTCTTAATATCATTTATTAAGATTTAAATCATCATCAAAATATAATCGGAGAATACCTAAATGTCTATCGAACTTAAAATTAAATCAAAACATCTTACTGAAGAAGCAAAAATTATTCGTTTCGAGGAAAGAAAACAAAAAGCTAGAAATAAAGAATTATTTTGGTCCTTAAGAAGCCACAGAACATGGGAAGTAAGGAATGAAAATAGAGCTACGTTTTTAGCCCGTGCTTATTTAGCTGGAAAATCTTATAAATCTATTGAACATAAAGTTCATGATATTTGGAAGTTGAAAGCTTACATTTTACCAAGAACTTTAGTAATGGTAAATAAATACGGAACTATAAAATTAACTAAAGATGATTTAATTAATTGGATCAGTGAATAAATAAAATTAAGGTTTCCTCTTCCTGATGCTTTGAGGAATTAAATTAAGTGAGTGTGACACTTAGGCCTTGACCAATGCCGATTTAACTCAGTTCGGTAGAGTAGCTGATTTGTAATCAGTTTGTCAGGGGTTCAAATCCTCTAATCGGCTCCATGCTCTCTTCGTCTAGTGGCTAGGATAGGACGCTTTCATCGTCCAGAAGACGGATCGAAACCGTCAGAGAGTACCATTACTAAAACCATATTAATAAATAATAACAAAAAGAATAATATTAAATGGCACTTACCTCCGCTCAAGTTAAAGCTAAAATTGATAAACTTTCAGTCAATATGGATAGGCTGGATCAGATTGTCAATGGTAGTGATACAGCTACTGTAGTAACAGACAATTCTATTGTCCCTTCTGTAGCTAAATTTTTTAAAACTTTAGAAGATGCTGGTGGTAGTGGTGCTGGCGGATATTATTTACCTGAGAAATATGGAGCGACGGGTAATGATCCCGTTCACGACGACTATCCGGGTATAAGAGCAGCTATGGATGCAGCATTAGCTGCTGGCGGCGGCTCTATTTATTTTTACCCAGAAAAGACTTATTATCTTTCTCAAACTTTAGAAGTTGATCCTTCTAGGCTTACTATTATTGGTAACAGTGCAAGGTGGGATTTTAGACTCAAGAATTTTATTGATCCTGCTACTATTGGAGAGTCCGTTAACAATCCTGATTTTAATGGACAAACCGGCTGGTCCACAAGCCCATTTAATGGTAATACGATTACTTATGGATCGTCCACTGTTTCAGCACCTAATGTAGCTTCTGAAGGCGCTACTATTGGCACATATTCTGAATTTGGACAACAAATGACGATGCAGCCGGGGAAAATGTACCGAGTTACGTTGCAAGTCGATAGTATTGATACGATTACTGTGGGTATTAACACTAGCAGGTCTGTAGGGGTCAGTTTCAGACAGTATGGGATAGGTAATGGTGGTTCAGATGGCACTTTAAGATGGGCCTCAAACACTAATACAGAATATAGTACTACTAAGACTTGGGTTTGGGATGTATTAAATAATTTTACTAATCCGTATCTAACTGTTCAATCTAATAACGGATTTGTGATAACTAGAATTTCTGTTAAAGAATTACCTAATAATACAATGGTATTAATGAGAGTACCACCAAGCGGACAACTTAGAGGACATAATTTCCACTCTATTTATAATTTAAAAATTAGAGGTAAATCTGGTACAAGTCTATATTCGGATGGGATAGTATTTGATACACCAACTAGCGGATTTGCTTCTCGTGTAAATATCTATAATCTTGATCTTTCCGAAAATGTGGGCCGAGGGTTTATTTTTCAAAACCGTGCCTACCTTATGAATTTTTATAGCTGCCGAGTCGTATGTTCTGTATCGTGCGTAGATACTCTTAGAGGATCTGCTGACGCGGGAGAAAACATTAATTTCTTCGGAGGAAATTTAGGAGGAGGATTGGTTGGGATTACGTCCAGAAATATGGATATTAGATGCCATGGCATGTCTATTGATTTTTCTCGCCAATGGATTGTTTCTAGGGGTGGTGTTGTTGAACTTATTGGTTGCCACTTAGAAAATTCTGATTTTGAAACTGATCAAACCGCTACGGATAATCAGTATCGAATTGACGTAGATGGTGGAACTGTTCTGATTGATGGTGGTTATGTACTAAACGGAGGAACCACAGCCAATCTAGTTAATGCTCTCGCTCCTTTTAGATGCACCAATGGCACTATTAGAATAAGGAATGCCGCTTATTATGGATTAAATGGCTCGCTAGGAAAAATCTCCGTAGGCGATGGTAAAGTGGAAATGTTTAAATGTCATAACACTTCTGGCCCAACAGCCACAATAATTGCTGACAATTCTAATGAAGTACCACCTATCGAAGGTACTGTTGTCCCGTTCGATATACCAGTTACATCAGGCACAACGATATTATCAGTAGCTATGAGTACGGAGCAAGCCAGAACTGGTACTTCATCTATTAAAATTCTGAAAAGTGGGCTTGGACCGGGCGTAGCTGCAACTGCTTATCTACTATTCCCTTGCGGTGCTTATCGTGGTTTTGGTATGGAAGCGTGGTGGAAAGTTCCTATTACTTCGGGATTAACTAATCCATTTCCTGTATTTTTACAAACGGGGTGGTGTAGAGCGGTTAGAGGAACTGACGGTGCATTTAAAATTGTTAAAACAACTTTGGTTTCTGATTTACCATTAACAAATATTGATCCTACTATTGATAATCCTTGGACTAGAGTAGGCTCAATGACAACACGTCTGGATGGTAGCTCGTCTCATGATGGCGAAGCCCCACCTTGGGCTACCCATGCTTTTATGAATGTGGCTATGGTTCAAGCGCCTAATGGTGCAGCAATCTACTTTGACGATGTTCACTTTAATCAATATTAATAAAATGCGGGTTTAGCTCAGAGGTAGAGCGTCTGATTTCCAATCAGAATGTCGCGAGTTCGATCCTCGCAATCCGCTCCAAAATTTAAAGGTGTTAAATGGCGCATTTTATAAATAAACTAGTTGACAACGATGGTACTTTATGGTATCAGTACCATCGTAGAGCTACTGGAAGAATGTATGAGAGTCGCACGGTGTGGGGCGAAGATATTGGACAAGCTAGAGTCTTTACCACAGAAAGTGCTGCCAAGAGAAGTTCTAATGAAGAACGTTCAGAAGTAGTAGAAGTAGAAATTAAAATAATTAGTAACAATAGCTCAGTTGGTAGAGCGCCTGATTGAAGCTCAGGAAGTCCGTGGTTCGAATCCTCGTTGTTACACCAAATAAGCGGCGGTAGTTTATACGGTAAAACCTAGGTCTCCAAAACCTAAGAAGCAGGTTCGAGTTCCTGAACGTCGTGCCAAAAATTATAAAGTAAAAGGAAAAATTAATGCAGAAGTCAACAGATAAACTAGGCCAACATCCTATGGACCGTCGAGTAAATGGTCGGATGAAAATTCTACGAATTAAGAATGAAGATGGCACTGTAACTAAAACTCGTATGGAAGTTCCATATGCTCGTCCTCGTTTTGAGCGTTATGAACCTTTTGTAAATCTAGGTAAGAAGTATCCCTTTGGCTCTAAGAAACAAGGTTTCTAATGGTTGAAGTTCTTTTAATTTCTCGTATTATTCTATTAGTGCTATTTCCTTTAATTTTATGGCACTTGCATACTATTAAACTTTGGTCTTTTGATAAATTATTAGCTGTGCTAGTTTATAGCTTTTTAGGTCTTGACTTTGCTGCTAATGCATATAGAGTAGCATCTTACGTTATAGGAATTTTATAAATGGAATATTGGGGCAAACATTTGCTTATTGATGCAAAGGCAGGATCAATTCCAGCTATTTCATCTAAAGAACATATTGCTAAATTCGTAGATGATCTTGTAATTGAGATTGATATGATTAAGTACGGACCTCTTTGGATCGAGCGTTTTGCTACACACGATCCGGTTAAGTCCGGCATCTCATTTGTACAAATGATTGAAACAAGTAATATTACAGGCCATCTAGTTGACGCTGATGGGGATTTCTATATTGATATTTTTTCATGTAAAGATTATAAAGTAGACGATGTTCTAGATTTGGTGCAAGAATATTTTAATCCTAAGAGTGTTTCTTATAAAGTTGTTAATCGTGACGCTAAGTTAGAGCCACTGATTATTTGAATATGGAAGGTGATTGTGCTAGGTAGCATACACGGTTTTGAAAACCGTTGGAACGTAGCGATACGTTTGGAGTTCGATACTGCCCGCCTTCTTCCATTATAATTTTAAAAAGAAAGAGAGATTACCCGATGAAATCTTATTTACTTATTGACCGTTCCGGCTCCATGGCCAGTCGTTGGGCCGAAACTATTGGCGCTGTTAATGCATATGTCGAAGAACTAGCAAAAGATAAAGCTGGTAAGAAGGCTGATATTACTGTAGCTGTTTTTGATAGTGCCGCACCATTTGAACTTATTCGTGAAGATGTAAAAGTTTCTGAGTGGAAGCCTATTGCTCTTAATGAAGTTAGTCCACGCGGATCAACTCCTCTGTTTGACGCAGTGGGAACTTTAGTTCAAAAAGTTAAGGCCGCTTCTCCTAAGAAAGCTGCTGTGATTATTCTAACAGACGGTATGGAAAATTGTAGCAGAGAAATTAAAAAGGAAACTGCTAAAATTCTGCTTGACGAACTTCGTGCCAAGAATTATGATGTTTCCTTCATCGGTGCCGACTTTGATGCATTTAGTCAGAGTAGTGGTTTAGGAAATGGTTATGGTAATACTATCATTATGAATGCTGGTAATTATGAAAAGGCATTTAGAGGTTTGGCTACTAAGTCTGCGAGTTATGCCGCAACTGGTTTAGTAGCTGAGTTTACGGATCAAGAGCGTAGTGCAGCCGTAGGTAAGAAGTAAAATAGAAGACTAGGAGGCAGAAGGGTTATGCGTTGGACTGCAAATCCGATATGTGGGAGTTCGAACCTCTCTCTAGTCTCCAAAAACGAGAATGAAGCAGTCGGGTGATTGCAATGGTTTGCTAAACCAATTGGGCCGCAAGGTTTGGGGATCAAGACCTCCGTTCTCGGCCATTATAATTTAGTATTTGACAGGTATTAAATTAAAAATAAATGAAGTGTTAAGTTCTCTACAATCCAAGCTTGGTGCATGGACGTGCCTGTTAAGCACTGATTAGCTCAGTTCGATTCTGAGGTAGAGAGCTTAACACTTCTAAATGGGTCTGCGGCAAAGCAGGAGAGTTGCGCCAGACTGTAAATCTGGTCCATAATGGTGAGTAGGCTCGATACCTTCCAGACCCACCAAATTAAATTTACTTAGGTGGCTGGTCGTCTAATGGTAAGACGCTAGATTTTGGTTCTGGATATTGGAGGTTCAAGTCCTCCCCGGCCATCTAAATAAATTTCCGTGATTAGCTTAACTGGTTAAAGCGCGAGTCTGTGGAACTCGTAAACCGAGTTCAAGTCTCGGGTCACGGTCCATAATAAAATTTTATAAGCTCGCTTCGCCAAGTGGTAAGGCATTAGGTTTACATCCTAACATACGGAGGTTCAAATCCTTCAGCGAGTACGCGGGTATGATGAAATGGTAGCCTTGCGAGTTTTAGAAACTCGTGCCTCGTGCGTGGGGGTTCGAATCCCTCTACCCGCACCATTCAATACAAACTAGGAATATTAAATTGCCTGAATTAAATTACATCTATATCGTTGAAGGTTTTCGTCAATACGGAGATAGTTGGATTGAAGATATTTTTGACAGTGAAGAAAAAGCGTCCAATTATATTAAAAGTAAAACGGATAATCTTGGCGAAGATGATGATTTGATCTTGACAATAAAAATATATATGGTAAAGTAGCCTTACAAAAATAAAAATAGCCGGGATTATTAATCCCGGCTATTACTTTTTATATTAGGAGAAAAATTTGTATTATACAATTTATAAAATTACTAATTTATTAAATGGTAAAATTTATATTGGTCAGCATAAAACAAAGAATCTATATGATGGGTATTTAGGCTCTGGAAAAACTTTAAATAAAGCTTTAAATAAACATGGTATAAACAATTTTAAAAAAGAATATTTATTTGTTTTTGATAATTTCGAAGAAATGAATAATAAAGAAAAAGAATTGGTTAATGAAGAATTTATTAAAAGAAAAGATACTTATAATATAACCTTAGGAGGAGCTTATGGATATTTTGTTATTAATCCAGAAACAAATGAACTTGATAGTATTTTTAATTTAACGGAATTTATTGAAAATAGAAAGTTAAACTGTATTGAAAAATTTGGTGTATCCGAACCTGCTTGGAGTTTAGAGTGTGCAGAAAAAGCTAAACAAACTTCATTAAAAAGATATGGCAAAGAATATTATTCACAAACAGAAGAATATTTAGAACGTAGAAGAACTACCTCCTTAGAGAAGTATGGATTTACCTCTCACATGATGAATTCTGCTGTATTACAGCAAAGAATAAATACTGGACTAGAAAAATATGGTGTAGAATACTACATGCAAACTGAAGAAGCGAAACAAATAGCATCTAAAAAACAAATTGAGATTATGTCAGACCCTGTAAAGAAAAAAGAAATATTAACTAAAGTTAAAAACACTAATTTAGAAAAATATGGTGTTGACCACATCTTTAAAGCAGAAAAATTTATAGAAAAAAGAAGAGAAACTAAGAAAAATAACAGGCAACAAAAAATAAAGGATGACCCTAATTACCATAGGATTTTAATTAGTAATGGCTTAGAATATAAACGAGTGGATTACGATACAGAAATCCCAGAAGGCTGGTTTAGAGGTAGAACTAAAGAAAATGATGTACCCATAGAAAAGGTTTATGAGCTTAGAGAAGAATATAGTAAAGGAGGAATTAGCCAAGCCAATCTAGCCAAAAAACACGGCGTAAATTTGAGTCAAGTAAAATACATTATTTATAAATCAGATAAGTACAAAAATATATAATTATTTTATGTATTATTAAAATAATACTTGACATTTAATTTTTTATATGATATAGTTCATACATAAATTAAAAATGTAAGAAAATCAATGGCGATTAACGATAAAAATTTACATGTAGTCACGGCTGTTGGACAAGAATCAGTACAAAAGCATCCAGAGTATGCGTTTTGGCAAGAATATTGGTCCTTACTTAGAGATTCCATGCTAGGCGAAATAGCTATTAAGGATAAGGGTACAGCATACCTCCCGCAAATGCAAGCTCAGAATTCTGAAGAATACTACGCCTTTAAGCAAAGAGCGTACTATTATTCAATGACACAAAGAACTTCAAATGGTTTAGTTGGAACTATTTTTAGACGTGATCCAAAAGTTAAAGATTTACCTCCACAATTTAAAAAATCCATCAAAAATATCTCTAAAGATAATACATCTTTAAACACTTTTATCCGCGACACGGCCAATCAAATTTTTGATGTGGGCCGCGTCGGTGTTTTATTAGATATGGATAAAGATGGTAGTGGTACTCCTTTTTTCGTAAATTATATTGCAGAAAATATTATCGACTGGTCAGTAATTGAGAGAAATGGTCGTTACATACTTAAAGAAGTTCTACTTAGAGAAATTGAAGAAGATAGGGATAGTCAAGCATTTCAACTTAGGACCACCTCTCTTAGGTATAAAGCTGTTTATCGTAAATTAAGTTTAGATGATGATGGAGTGTATCGTCAATATATTTACAGAACTAAATTTTTTAATTATTCCTTAGTAACTGATGAAGAACCAGAAGTTGTTGAACCAAAGCGTTTAGGTGTTCCTTTTAATTTTATTCCTTTTGTTTTCTTCGGGACATTAAGCAATAATCCACAAGTTGAAAAACCCCCTCTTCTAGACATTGCTCTAATGAACATTAGTCATTATCAGAGCGTAGCTCAACTAGAGCATGGCCGTTTTAATACCGCCCTTCCTGTTTATTATACCCACGTTAAAAGCGCCAGTGAAAAAGGCGGTGATTATGTTATTGGCCCTAATGTCGTTTGGGAGGTTGAAACTGAGAGGAGTCCTGGAATCATTGAATACAATGGGCAAGGCCTTATTTTCTTGGAACGTGCGCTAGAAGAAAAAGAAGCTAATATTTCTGCCATGGGCGGAAGAATGCTCGGAACTAAAACCACTGCTGTGGCAGAGTCAGATAATTTAGTCAAATTAAAAGAGAAAAACGAGATATCCCTTCTTCTTAATGTAGTTACTGTTTTAAATGATGGATTTACCCAACTTCTTCTTTGGTGGATGTATTGGCAAAATGAAGATATTGACGAGTTAGAAACTAAAGTAGAACTTAGTAGAGACTTTCTATTTAAGGAAATTGATGCAAGGGAATTCCGCGCCTTTACCATGATGTATCAAGAAGGAATTATTCCAATCGATACTATGTTTGAAATTCTACAAAAGACAGATATCATTGCTGAGGAAATGACTATTGAAGATTTCAAAACAATGTTAGAATCAGCTAATCAGTTTCCTAACAATCCTGATTTTGAGGCCCGTAAACTTGGCTATCCTAACGCTCAATCTAGAATTGATGCAGAAGAAGGCGAAAAAGAACGCACCAGCGCTGCATCCCAACTTCAACTGACACAGAGCTTTACGGCTCAACAGAATAAAATTAGCAGTACAACAAATGCCACAAAAACAAAACAAATTTGACAATAATGAATTTGAGGATGGTCACAATATTGATGACCTACTTAAAGAATTTGAATTAAATCTACCAGACGAGGACGATGCGTTTTTTGGTATTGAATTAGAAAGTTTGGAAGAATACTTGGAAAAAAGTAAAATAAAAAAGAAATAAAAATGGATAAAGAAATAAATTCTTGACTTTTTTATATTTTTACTATATAATGAGAAACATAAAATGAAACAAAGTGGTATCGCTGAAATACAGACTGATAAAGATACTGAAGAGTCCTATATCGTGGTGCGAGTTGGACCTTTCAAAGATCGAAGATCAGCACAACGTAAACTCACTGAGTTAGTTAATAGTCCCGACCAAGCTTAACTTATTAAAGTAGAACTTAGTAAGTTATACAAAAATCTAATTCCAAGGTGGGATTAGTAAGGAATACAGAGTAGACCTTTTATTTTAAATACTTAAATCTTTATAAAAATAGAATTTTTAAAAGATAATATACATCGGAGATGTAGTACTATGGCAGAGATGCTTTTTGATACCCTAGATCAGCTTCCAGAGGAACTGAGAGAATTTGGTAAAGCTCGCGATGACGGCAAAGTAGTTGTTAATCTCGTTCCTAAAGTAAGAGTAGATGAATTCCGTGAAAAGAATATTGCACTTGCAAAGGACAATGAAACATTTACAGCCCGTTTAGCCAAACTTAGCAAACATGTAGGGGAAGATGAAGACAAGTTCGTCAACGAACTAACTGAACTTCGCAAGACGAAGCAATTAGTAGAAGATGGCAAGCTTGCTGAATCTGGTAAAGTTGAAGAAGTTCTAGCCGAACGTACTAAGAAGATGCGTGAAAATTACGAAGAAGAGCTTCGCAAGCTAGCTGGTGAATCTTCAGAATGGAAGCGAAATTTCAGTGATGTTACTGAGCAGCTTAAAGGTGTTCAGATTGATAATTATATTAGGGCAGCTATCCATGATGCAAAATCTGGTGCACGTCCTGAAGCTGAAAATCATATTCTTCTAGAAGCTCGTAAAGTTTTTAAAATAGATGGTGATAAAATCATTCCTAAGAATGGTGATGCTACTATTTTCGGATCAGACGGCGCAAGCCCAATGTCTCCGTTAGAGTGGATGAAGTCTTTGCAAAAGAATCTTCCTTACCTCTTTAAAGAATCCAACGGCGGCGGTGCTAACGGTGGTGGTCTTGCTGGATACGGTAATATGACTAAAGACGATATTAATAACTTGAGCGCACTTCAAAAGCTTGAGCTTGCTAATAGAAATCTAAAGAAATAAAACTTTAAAAGTCCTGCTAGGCATGAATATACTCCTCGGTATGGCTGTGTCGGGGAAAATCTTTAGGGAACTTTCCCCATAAAAATTTCAGCCCAAGAAACTTTAATTAAAAACACTAATGCCTAGCAAGGAGAATTCCCATGGCACTGACTCTATTAGAGGCAAATAAACTTAATGACGGCGATATCAAGCGTTCTGCTATTGTAGAAATGTTTGCAATGAATGCCGACCTACTTCGCGTTATGCCTTTCGAGGACATTCCGGGTGGTAGCTATTCCTACACTGAAGAGCATAAGCTTCCGGGTATTGGTTTCCGTGGCGTAAACGAAGGCTACAGCGAGTCTGTCGGCGTTCTAAACCCACGCACTGAAGCCCTCCGCATCGCTGGTGGTGATCTTGACGTAGACAAGTTCCTTATCCAGACACGTGGCGCTAATGTTCGCACTCAGCACGAAGCAATGAAAGTTAAGGCTCTTTCACTCGGCATCATGAACAAAATGATCAACGGTGACTCTGAGCTTAACCAAGCTGAAGAATTTGACGGTCTTCGCAAGCGTATTACTGGCGCTCAGCTTATTCCTGCCAATGGAACAGCACCTTCTGCCAACTCTCCTCTATCTCTTGAAGCACTAGAATCAGCTATCGACGCTGTTGATGGTCCTACCCATCTTCTAATGTCAAAAACAATGAGAAGCAAGCTTTCAACTGCAATGCGTACTAGCATCGGTGGCGATTTCGCTACTGAAGTAGACACATTCGGTCAGCGCGTTTCTTACTTTAATGGTCTTCCGATCCTTATTGCTGATTTTGACGAAGCTGGTCAAAGCATGATGGGCTTCAATGAAGCTGGTCCTGCTGGCGGAACAAGCTCCGGTTCTATCTATGTACTTTCAATTGGCCCCGGCAAGATCAGTGGCATTCAGAACGGCTTCATTGACGTTCGCGATCTTGGTGAACTTGAAAGCAAGCCTGTATTCCGTACTCGTGTAGAATGGTATGTAGGTATGGTCGTTGAACATGGTCGCGCTGCGGCTCGTGTTTGGGGCATCACTAACGGTGCAGTTACTGTTTAATATCAACTGAAACAAACATTGTCAAGTCAGAATTTATCTGACTTGACAAAATTTAAACAAAAGACCATTAAGGATTAATAAAATGGCTAATATGAATTCAAAGGTTAAGTTTCAGCTTGATAAAGACCCTTCAGTAACGCTTCGCGCCGCTGCTGCTGCTCCTATCACTGCTACAACTTCCGAAACTGGACTAAGCCTAAACAACGGCACTGCTTACTGGAACACTGGTATTACTCCGCTTCAAAACGCGGCTGTTAATATTATTGTTAAGGCAATTGACCGCACCACGGCTGACGAAACCTACGCCTTCACTGTAGAAGTATCCAACCTAATCGGTGGAACTTACGTTGAAGTAGCTCGTCTAACCGGCGTTACTACAATTGGTGCTTATACCATCAATCTAGACTTTGACACGATCAAGAAAGCCAACCCAACGGCTGCTTTCATTCGTATCACTGCTACGCTTGCTGGTACGACTCCTATCCTCGATTATGACGCTTATCTAGCACCTATCGTTGGAGCTTAATCTTAGATTAAGTAAATAATTCCTCCCTTATTAAGGGAGGAATTTAACCCTAACAATGGAGAGAAGACATGTCTGATCTAATTAAAGTATATTCTCCTTCTGGCGAAGTTTTTGAGAATTCCCCTGCTAATGCTCGTGACCTTGTTGTCAATGCTGGCTGGACCTATGAAAAACTTAACAAAGCCGAACGCGAAGAGAAGAAAGCTGAAGATGATCTAGCTAAGGCTAAAATCGTTGGAATGCTTGCCGAACAACACGCTCGCACTGAACCTGAAGTTGTTCTGAAGGCACCTGATGCTTTCTTTGACGATGGTACTCTTTCCACTGGTGTGGAGAACAAGGGTAACTTAGTAACCCAATCTATCTATGACGTAGCCGCTACTCAACCAGAAGCTAACGATGAAAAAGCCCTCAACACCAACGATCTAGTTGAAGCTGAGCAGCAATTTGCTGAAGGTAAAGATGATGGCGTAGAGCGTAGTGCTGACGGCAAAGCCGAAGTCATTGAAGAAATCAAAGACCAAGAAAAGCGTGAGTACATTGAAGTACAAGGCAAAGATATTGATAACAATGTCGAAATTGCTGACCTAATTGATAGTGAAAAAGATAAAGACGCAATTGTTAAGGCAGAAGATGATTCTACCGAAGATGATGAGCCAAAAATCAAGCGCGGGCGCGCTAAGAAATCCTAATAAAAAATAATAAATAAATTTCACCTACCTATAGAGTGGTGAACAACTCAAAGCCACATCTAAAAATGTGGCTTTTTTGTTAAGGAGTGCGGCCAACCATGCCTGATAATGATGGTGATATTTTTAAAGAAGAAGAATTAGTCACTGTCAAAATGAGGCTAAAAGATTATCGCCGTATGATGGCAATGATTGAACGTGATGAATCAATGTCCGTTGTTGGCAAACATATTAAAACAGTTCTTCTTTGGGCTTCTGGCGTATTAGCTGCTTGGCTTTTTCTATGGGATTTTGTTAAAGATAGATTAATGGGCTAATTTAATAGTTGACTTTTTAATAGTATGTGTTATAATTCTTCATTATTAATTAGGAATGAAAGTATGGGTTAATAAAAGTTTTTAGGTTTAAACCAATTGTAATGAAATTAATTTAAGGTAAACTTATCTGTGATAACACATCAAAATCCCCCTTCTTTAACTAAGTCTGAAAAGCGCCGTGTAAGAAAAGATGTAAAAGAGACTAGAACAGAACATAAAATTAAAAGACCTTTAACACCTAAAACTGAAACCCAAAAATACTATTTAGAATGCCTTGATAACAACAGTCAAGTTTTTGCTTATGGCGGCGCAGGGACAGGGAAAACTTACATAGCCTCCCGGTACGCCATCAGAAAACTTGTAGAAAATAAGTATGAAAAACTTATCATTGCAAGACCTACTGTGGCTAACCGCCGACATGAATTAGGTTTCCTACCCGGAAATCTAGAAGCCAAGCTAAGGCCTTGGTTAGTTCCAATTCTTTCTTCTTTTGCTGATGAAGTTTCACCGTCAGACATAGATCGCCTTAAAAATTTAGGAAAGATTGAGTTTTTAAGTTTTGAACACATGCGCGGAAGAACATTTAATGATTCTGTCATTATTCTAGATGAAGCACAGAATTGTAGTTATTCAGATTTGAAATTGTTCTTAACTAGAATTGGTGAAAATAGTTTGACTATTGTTAATGGCGATATTGATCAAATTGATATTTCAGACAGTGGATTAGAAAAAGTAATTGATCTAATCTACGATTACGATCTTGATGTGGATGTTGTAGAATTTACAGAAGAAGATGTCGTCCGATCTAAAGAAGCAAAAGTTTGGGTAACGGCGTTTAATAGAGAAAAGAATAAGGATTAATGTAGATGGCGTTTAGTTTTGTTGTCGAAGATGGTACAGGATTACCGAACGCCACCTCTTATGTATCATTAGAAGAAGCTAATGATATTCTTATTACTAACATACATAATACAGCATGGGACGCGCTAGATGATACTCAAAAAGAGTATCTTCTAGCTTGGTCCACTAGCTTATTAGATACTAAAGCAGAGTGGGATGGTTATAAGACTTACTCTACTTCTGCTCTTCGTTGGCCTAGGAAATACGTTATTAATCGTGATAATTTATGTCTGCCTAGTGACGAAATTCCACTGCAATTAAAACAAGCTACGGCTCAATACGCAAGATACTTAGTAGAACAAGACAGAACCGTCGAGCAAGAAACTGCCGGAATAACTGAAATTGTTGTTGACGTAATTGAATTGAAGTTTGATTCAAGTTATCGATTAGCCACAATACCTAGTTATATTAATGACTTAGTTTATGGAATTGGAAGACTCAAAGGTGGAACGACTACAGTAGCTAAACTTCGTAGGAGTTAAGTATGGCTTTAAAAGGTTCTTTAAATAATCTTGTATCTTCCGCTATGAAAATTATAGGTGATATCCCTATTCAAATTACTTATGTCTCCAAAGGCTCTAATCCCGTTTACGATACAGTAAATGATATTGAAATTTCCACTGATTCCCAAGTTGTTGTCAGAACAGTTAAAGCAAGGTATAAAGCCGAAGAAATAAATGATTCAATTATTGTTTCTAAAGATGCTAAATTTATTATTGCTAACAAGGATCTAAACGGAATAATCCCTAAAGAAAATGATTATTTTTTAGATGATCACAGCGAACGTTGGACTGTAAGAATAGTAGGTGGAGTACCCGGCGAAAGTGTCTGGATACTCCATTGTCGTAAGGCTTAAAACTGTGACCTTTAAATCTAATATACCACAGTTTAAAAAGGATATCAATGACTATTTTCCTAAGTGGAAAAAAGAATTCGCCAAACGACTAAATAATATTTCTCGCTATAGCCATAAACAATTAATGTCCAAAACCCCGGTTTATGAGGGAACAACTGTTAGAAATTATATTTTAACAATGAATACACCTTCTAGCACGACTTATAGTCCTATTGGCTCAGGACCCACGGGGCAAACAAACGCAATGCCGTTAGGTTCCGAACCTCGACGCCCTGCTAACGAAGCGGCTGCGGCAGAGAGTTTAAATAATTTAAAGATTGACGTTAATAATCCTTTTGTCAGAATTTTTATAAGCAACAATTCAGATAGTGTGGCGGGGCTTGAAGTAGGGGCATTGCCCGGAACGCCCCTTCAATCTCGTAGTCCTAATGGTATGTTTGGCATCACTATGGAACAATTACTAAGTAAATTAAACAGTGGAAGTATTTAATGTCAGCATTAGATGAAGTACGACAAGCCATTACTACCAAATTATCTACATCAGGATTTCATTCCACGTTTCCTAATGTATCTATTGCCATGCCTAACCAACCATTTACCGCTCCAACTGATAAAACTTATGTTAGGCTTTCTATTATTCATGGTGACTCAATCCAAGCTCAACTCTCCACAACAAACGAAGTAGATCGCCATGTAGGCATACTTCAGTTTGATGTGGTTGTTCCGCTAGATGTTGGAACAAAAAATCAAAACGATGTAGCAGATTATTTAGGTAAAATCTTCAGACGATCAAGCCTTGTTACCCCTACAGCCGGTACTTTAATTTTTAAAACCCCCAATAATTTAGTAGTAGGACAAGAACGTGGGGCAGATAGAATAGTTGTTAGGCTTCCTTTTAGAAGAGACGAGCAGTTAAATTAATGTACAAACAATAATTTACTTGACTTTTTTAAATAAATGTAGTATTATGTGGAAATAATCAAAAGTTAAATGGGCCACTTAAGAAGCCCTATTATAATAATTTGGAGACATTAAAGTGGCTAACTTTGCAGACAGCAATCGTGCTGGCATTAAACTTATTCAAGAGAATAACCTTACTTGGGGCGTAACACCTACCACAGGTAAAACACGCAATATTCGTATCACTTCTTCTTCCCTAGTTGCTGAAAAAGAGACAGTTGTTTCTGATGAACTTCGTTCTGATCGTATGGTTAGTTCTGTTGTGGAAGTTTCGGCACAAACTACTGGTGATATTAACTACGAATTTAGTGCTGGTTCCCATGATATTCTCATGCAAGCCTTCCTTTTAGGACTTTGGACTCGTCCTATGGAATTTGATTATTTCAAGGGTAACGTCGCTTGGGGAACTACGAGCCGAATCGACCTTTCAGGTGGTGATTACAGAGACTACTTTACTGTTGGCCGTAGAATTAAAACTACAGGCTTTACAAATCCATCTAATAACAAATATAATGAAATTGCCTCTATGGCATTTACGGGTGGTGTTACACAAATTACAGTGACCACAACTAATGCTGTAGTTGAAGCTGCTTCTGCCTTCACGAAAGTACAAGATGCTAACGATGTTATTATTCTTAACAGTACTGCTATTCGTTTCGGAACTACTGGCGCTTCAACAATTGACTCAAATGGTACTAACGCCTTTGCCGCTGCCATCACTGCCGGTAATCTTGTTGCGGGCCAGAACATCTATGTAGACAATGGATCTGGCCGCGAAACTGGCTCTTACTCCTTTGCTACTAATGCTAGTGATAATGATACTTTCACTATAAGTGATGGTATCAATTCTGTTATCTTTGAATTAGATGCAGGTACTGGCGTGATTCCAGGAAATCAAAGCGTAGCTCTGGGAGGAACCGGTACACTTACTGCTACTAATCTAGCTGCTGCTATTAATACGGCTCGTGTTGACGGGCGTCTTCAAGTTAAAGCTGTTGCCGCCACAACTACTGTTACTATTACTAATCTTCGTCGCGGCGGTGGATCACTTACTAAAGTTTCCGTAAACGGAACTGTAACAAACTTCACTGGCGGTATTGCAGGTTCTGGCGGCTTCTTCAAGATCGTTGCGGTAGCTGATGACGTGCTAACTGTATCACCTGCGCCAACAACTGATGCAAATGCTGGCGCTGCTGCTGTAACTATTAAAGGTTCAATGCTGCGCAATCCTGACGGAACGGGAACTCTACCACATCAGCAAATTGTGGCTCAAAGTTTTACGGCTGAAACTGGATTTGCTGACGTTAATCAGTATTTCACTCACAATGGCTTACGTGTTGGTTCGTTCTCTATGGATGTTTCAACCGGCGCTATTGTTACCGGAACTTATGCTTTCGAAGGTAAAGAAACAAAGAGACTATTAACGGGTACTACTTTCTTAGGAGCAACTCCGTTTACGCCACTTAAAACTACTGCTACTGAAGTCATGAATTCTACAACGAATGTTGGATTAATTGAAAAAGATGGTGTAGAACTAAGTTCTGCACTTCAATCAATTGCTCTTGAAGGTGATGCAACGCTTCGTCAACAACCAGCCGTAGGTTCTAAGTTCGCTCGTGGTATCGGTACTGGTCGTTTTAATCTAACTGGTACTGTTACAGCTTATTTTGAAAATGGCGCTCTTTACGATGACTTCATTACCCATGATACGGCCTCTCTAGCTTTTCGCTTTACTGATATTGATGGCAATACTTATAAGTATACTCTACCAGCGGTTAAGTTTACTAGTGATGCTATTGCACCTTCAGGCATTGACCAAGATGTTGTTGAACCTCTTGAATTCACAGCGTTCCGCGATGGGACAACCGGCACTATGTTCCAGATCGATAGATGGAGCGACATTAAGAACGTCTCTGCTTAAAAATTTAAAGTCTCAAAGACTTTGATATAAGATGGCGGTGGTGTCGGGCTGCTGCCATTTTTATTTAAACGACTAAATCCCGACATAATAACTTTAACTTTAACAGGAAATCCCGATAAAATGAAATTCTCTACTTTTGCTACCGACATTGAATCCGAAGAAAATGGTAAGTGGTTTGAACTTGGTGAAGGCGCTAAAATCAAACTTCGTTCATTCCAAAGCGAGCGTTCACAGAAAGTTCGTGAATCCTTAGAAGCTCCTTACCTAGCACTTAAGCGTTCTGGTAAAGGCATTCCTCAGGGCGAACAAGAAACTCTTCTAATTAGGCAGATGGCTCAAGCTATTATTGCTGATTGGGAAGGCTTCACTGATGAGGACGATGAAGTAATCCCGTTCTCTCAAAAAGCTGCCGAAGAAAAACTTACTACTTATCGCGAATTCCGCAACCTCGTAGCACGTCTCGTAACTGACGATGACGCTTATAAAGCTGAAGCTAAAGAGGAAGCAGAAAAAAACTAACTGATCACCTTCAGTATTTTCTAAAGCCTACCAGTCATAAAATCTCTAAGAAAGATTCTGAATGGGTTAAAAAGCTTAAGGAAGAAAGAGGTGAACAAGTTCTCGACGGCGAAAAAGAAGAAGGGCCTAAACTTTTTGAAGATTTACTGTGGGTTTGGCAAGGCTTCCTTGTCCTTTCAAATTCACGATCTGTAGGAATGGGAGGCCCACTTCATATTACTTTTTCTGAAATCAATCATTATTGTCAAATTTATAGGATTGATGGGTATAAGAAAAAGACAGATTTTACTGACTTTGTTAAACTTTTAGATGTTCTCTGGATCGAAGATTATTACGAAAAAGAAAATAAAAGAAGAGACGCAGAGAAACGTAAAAGTAATAATAAAAAATAAGAGATATATTAATGGCTGATACATTTTCCTTGCGCTTCGAAATTGACGCCTCCCGCGCCGAAGCGGGAGCTAAGAAATTCGTATCAGCCATCGCTTCTGTCAATAAATCTCTTGACGCTATGGATGCAAAGGCTAAAGCTGCTTTTGACAAACTCATGGCTGGTGGCTCTTCTGGAGGCGATTTCACTAAGCTTGCTAAAGACCTTGGTAGATTAAATAGTGTAAATATAAATCCTGCTGCCGTCAAGAGTATTAATAGCATTGGAACAGCTTTCAAAAATCTGAAGGCCCCGAGCCAAGCCTCCATCAAAAACATCACATCATTTGCTAACACCATCCCCGGCCTGCTAAACAGTTTTAATGTTAGCGGGAACTTTGCTGATTCTTTAAATAAGATTAGTTCGGCAATGGGAGGATTTAAAGTTCCTAGCCAAGGTAAAGTTGATGCTTTGAAAAGCTTTGGCACGGCGATTCAGCAAATTGCTCCTTCACTTCGCATCGCAGGAAATTTCGCAGGGATTGCTAAACTAGGAGAGGTCTTAGGAGGCTTTAAAGCCCCATCTGAGAAGGCTGTTAGTAATATGAGAGCATTCTTCAATGCTCTGAACAACAGCGCTGCAAAGGCTTCTATAAGCGGAGGTTTGGTTAATGGTATTGTTAACCTAAGTGGTGCTATGGCTGGCATGAAATCACCTAGCGCTGGAAGTGTTAAAAACTTGAGAGATATGTTTGCTGCACTAGCTACGTTTAAGCCAGTAGGTGGAACAGGTTCTATTAGCCAAATTACACAAGCCTTCGCTAATTTCAAAGGCCCAACTGCGGCACAAACAAAAAATCTTCGTGAATTCGTAACTATGCTAGGAACTTTAAAAGTTCCAGCTAACGCGGCTCAGATTGCGCATTACCTTGAGTTGATAGGTGCTGCGGCCACTCGTGCCAATGCTTCGATGCATAATTTCCGAAATACTCTTGGCGGTTTAGGTGGAGCGGGTGGAGGATTTAATAGTTCTGCTGCTAGCATGACTACTAATCTTCGTGGCTTAGAAAACGCTTTTAGCGGAACGTTCCAAGCCGCATCTGTATTTCGCACCATGATTGGTTCTATTACTTTAGGTACTTTATCTAAGTCTATTTATGATGCTAACACGGCTTTCCAAGCTTTTAAAAGTACAATGAGTGCTGCTACTGGTGGAGATATTCAAAAAACTGGCGAAGAGATGCGTTATACTGAAGATATGGCTAATAGGCTTGGTCAACGCATTCAGGACATTCAAGAATCTTACGCTAGCTTCTCAATTTCAGCTAACCTAGCGGGTGTATCTCAAGATCAAACTAGAAAAATATTTGAAGCAACTGTAACTGCTATGACAGTACTACATCGTAGTTCTGATCGTACTAAGCTTGCTTTACTGGCTCTTGAACAGATGATGTCAAAAGGAACTATAAGTTCAGAAGAATTACGTAGACAGTTAGGTGAGCAACTCCCAGGAAGTGTTAACTTAATGGCTCGCGCATTGGGTGTAGGTACTGATGAGCTTCAGAATATGCTTAAAGCTGGCTCTGTTCTATCTGCTGATGCTCTTCCTAAATTTGCGGAAGAAATACAAAGAACTTTCGGTGGTTCTTTAGAAGCTGCTCTGAATAACGCGGTTTCACAGTTTAATCTTCTTTATAACGCAGTTTATAGTCTTCAAATTGTGATGGGCCAAAGCGGAGCTATGCAAGCTTTAGCAGGAGCTTTTGAAAAAGTTAAGGATGCTATATCAGCACCAGAATTTGTAACTTTCTCTTCACAATTTGGCGAACGTACAGCAAAAGTAATTACTGTTTTAGGCGATTCATTTGCTTACTTAGTTAAAAATATCGATACAGTTGTTTTTGCTTTAAAACTTCTATTAGCTTATAAAATAGGAGGATTTATTCAAGCTTTGTTAGGGGGTTTTGTAAGCTTAAGAGGAGCTTTAGTTGCTGGTGCGGCTGGTTTAACAGCGTTCAGAGCAGCATTAGCTGGAACCGTACCATTAGCTGTGGCTGCTAGAACTGCTATTGTAGGTTTATCCGCTGGCTCTATAGCTCTAACAGCTTTGAGTGGACCATTAGGTGCCGTGATATTTGGATTAGGTGTATTAGCAACTGCTTGGTTTACTTCGGGTGAAAAAGCAGAAGAATTTAATACAGTAGTAGATCAATCTAAAGCTTCTCTGGATAGGTATAAAGATTCTGTTGCAGAATATTCAACAATGCAAATTGTTAATGAACAGCAAAAAGTTAAACAAGCTATGTTGGATAGTCAACAAGTTGCTGCTAAAGCTGCTGCTGAAGTACAAAAATTGTCTGCTTCAAACGGTAGAGGTGCGGGTGGAGGATCTGAATTTACTGGTGTATTGAAACAATTTAGAGAAGTAGAAAAAGTTGTAAAAGCAACCGGTGGAAGCTACGCCGACTTTGCTAGACAATTAGCAGAAACACATTTTGCTACAGCCGAAGCCCAAAATTTTGCTAAGGCTATTATTGGTATGGCGGGCGCTCAAGACCAATCTTCAAGAACAACTGAATACGGAAATCAAAAATTACAAATATTGGATGGCACATTTAAAAGTATGAATTCTGCTAACGCCGTTACGCAAATGAATAATGTTGCTAGCGCTGCATCCGGCATGGCTGAAGCTGTAGTTTCTGCTGCAAATAAAGTTGTTGAAGCTAATGCAGCAATGAATCTCTCAAATGCGCAACAAACAATGTCTAAAGAATTTGTTGATATTTATAAACAAAATAAAGAAGCTTTAGCTAGCATTGATTCTTCGGAAAATAGTATTTCTGATAAATTAATGCTTCGTACAGACCAGAATTTAGCTTATAAAAAATCTTACGATGCAATAACTGCTTATGCAAATGAATTAGCAGGCATTCATAAAAAAATGGAAGGCCAAAAAGGCGCTCAAGAAATTATTGAAAAAATGGGTGACGCGGCGAGCGCTGCTCAACAAAAAATTGCTGATGCAAGAAAAGAATTAGAAAAGTTTAATAAAAATTCTGAGGGAATGGACCCCAATAGAAGAGCAAACGCGCAGGCTCAACTACAAGAAAAAATTAAAGAAGCCGAAGAAGCCGCTAAACCAAAAGTAACTACAGGCGGCGGCGGCGGCGTAACTAAAAACTATGATTCTGACACTAAAGCTTTAATCCTTTATAAAAAAGAAGTAGGTGATTTAGATAAAAGATTGAAAAATCATACTATTACTTTAGATGCTTATAATCTAGAAATGGAAAAAATTAAAACGAAATATGCCGGGACTTCAGTTGCGGCAGAAGGCCTTGTTGCGAGTTATGAAAAACTTAATGCTGAATTAATGCCAATGTCTACAGCTTCTGATGAATTTGCTAAAAAATTACAGATTCTAAATGATGCTAAAGAGGCTGGTATTGTAAAAGGTGATCAGTACACAGAAATGTTATTGCGTCTTCGTAAAGCATATTCTGATTCTGGATCAGGTGGTTCTGGAAATTCATGGATTGATGGTATCAACAAGGGCTTAACTGATCTTACCAAAACTTCTGATGACTTCGTTAATGATGTTGCTGGTGCTGTGACTAATGCTTTCAACGGTCTTGAGGATGCGTTAACAGAATGGGTTACGACCGGGAAAATGGACTTTAAAAGCTTAGCTTCTAGTATTCTAAGTGATGTAGCAAGAATTGTTATCCGTTACACTATTATTCAACCTATCATCCAAGCTCTTTCAAGTATAATGGGAAGTATGGGCCTTGGGGGAAGCATTGGGGGAAGTGCTGGTGGAATATCAGGGGGAGCTTCATCGGGTGTTAATATATTTAGCGCTAAAGGAAATGCATTTAATTCAGGAAAATTAGTACCTTTTGCTAAAGGGGGCTTGACAAACGGTGGAAACAGTGGTATAGTAAATGCTCCAACTTTATTTGAAATGTCAGGAAGTAAAACTGGCATGATGGGAGAAGCGGGACCAGAAGGCATTTTACCTCTTAAAAGAAATTCTAAAGGTGAATTGGGTGTCTCTGCTAGTGGTTCGGTTCAAGCCGCTTCTTCTAATGTTTTAGTTCAACCAAAAGTTAATGTTAGCGTCATCAATAATGGCGGCAATAGTGAAGCTACGGTTCAATCTAAGCAGAATTCAGACGGTTCACTTGATATCAACGTAATCCTAGACCAAATGAAAGCGGCTGTTGCCGGTGACATTTCCAAAGGCGGTACTGGTTTAAACAAAGCTTTTGAAAGCCGTTACGGAGCTAATCCCGCCGTAGGTAATAAGAGATAATAAATGGCAGAAATTTGGCCCGAAGCATTAAATTACGTTCTGGATCGCGGTAGTTTTTCTATCGAGGAACAGGACGTGGCTCGCTCTGATTTTGATGATGGACCAGCTTTAGTCAGAACTAGATTTACTAATACTACGACTATGTATAATGGAACAATTACTTTAACTGATTCTGAATTCAATTTGTTTAGAGGATTCTACAAAAATGCCCTAGCTTCAGGATCAAGATGGTTTTCCATTCCGCTTTGGGAAGGTACTGATTATTCAGTTCATAAAGTTAGATTTAAAGAACCTTATCAGATTAGGGACGAAGGTTGGAATCAGTATACCTTAGGAATTAAATTAGAGGTAAGGGATTACGCCACATATTCAATTTTTGCCTCTTATTTAATTGGATTATACGGAGTAGATTTTGTTATAAATGAAATGGCTGATCCGCTTCAAATTATTATAAACATTGATTATCCACAAGTAATGATGAATTATTAATGACAACATCTGATGATATTTGGGGTCAAGCGATTCAAGAAGCTTATGCTAGCGCCCCCCTAGAAGAAGTAATATTATATACATTAGAACTACGTCACCCCTCATTTGTGAATGAAGATGACGTAGTGCAACCTATTAGGTTAGTCCGAGATTATGGGGAACTTTTAGAAGAAGGTGAGCCTGATATTTACGGCTGGAATCTAACTTTAGAGAACGAAGCTCCGCTAAATGGAGGAGAGCTTGTTAAATTTGTCTCTATGATGTTTGACTTTGAACTTCCGGCCCAACAAGAGGGATCGCTCCCAAGTATTGAAATTAAAATTGATAATATCACTAGAGAAGTCTCTAAATATTTAGATGATTCAGTGGAATTAAATTCTCCAATTGAATTAACATATAGAGAATTTTTGATGACCGAACCTAATGAACCACAATTTGTTCTTAATGGAATGACGATTCAATCAGTTAAATCAAACATAACTAGCGTTACAGCTACTGCTAGTTTTGCCGATTTTGTTAATAGAAATTTTCCATCGAAACTTTATCGCCCCCAAGACTTCAGAGGCTTGATTAAATAATGATTGACATTGTTGAGGTAGTAGAGAACGTTCTTGGTGTTAGGTATGAGTCTGGGTCAATGGGACCGAAGACTTTTGATTGTTGGGGATTAGTTAGATATATTCAGAGAGAAGGTTTTGGTCGCGATCTTCAAAGCATTGTTCCTCCTTCGGAAAATGTAAGAGAATTAATTAAATTTATAAGAGCGCATCCTGAACACAAGAACTGGAAAAAGTCGGATGTCCCGGTGCATGGTGGTTTAGTTGAAATGTCAAATTCAACACATCCGCATCACATCGGCGTTTATTTGGATATTGATGGGGGTGGGATAGTCCATTGCTCCGTAGCTGGCGTAACTTTTGATCCTGTGATTGCTTTGACGTGTTCCGGTTGGAGAAGTTTAATATACTACGAGTACGTTAAGAATGATTGAATATAATTCCCTAATTGGCAATTTTAAAAAAATAGACTACCATTGCGGTGAAACTTATTACGAAGTTGCTGATAGATTAGGTGCGCCTTATAATTCCCAACCAATTGTATGTATAAGAAATGGTGAACCGGTCCTAAGAAAAGATTGGGACAAGCCGCTAGGAATGGCTAAAGATCAAATAAGCTTTGTTCAAATTCCTCGCGGCGGGGGCAGCGGAATGTTGAAAAATATTCTTAGAACTATCGCGTTGATTGCGCTCGCTGTAGCCGTCCCTTATTTAGGGATACCAGCAATGCTAGGCGTTGGAGCAGGCATTGGAGCTAACTTAATTAATGCCGGTATTATCTTAGCTGGTACATTTCTTATAAATGCTTTCATGACACCTAAAGCACCAGCTTTATCAAATAATACTTCTTTGGAAGCTAGTCCCACTTACAGTTTAGGTGCCTCAGGCAATCAAGCGCGTCTATTAAACCCCATCCCAAGGCTTTATGGCACTCATATTTTATATCCAGATTTTGCTTCACAACCTTATCAAAGTTATGAGAATAACGAACAATACCTATATCAGTTATTCTGTTTAGGGGTAGGCGAATATGACCTTAAATCTATTAGTATTGCCGAAACAGAATTATGGAATAGTACGTCTGGCATAAGTGGATCATTTAACGATGTGGAGTTAGAAATAATTCCTCCCGGTAATAGTGTTACTTTGTTTCCTTCTAATGTCATAAGTTCGGCTGAAGTTTCTGGACAAGAACTTCGCAATGAACCTGCCCTTGTGTCTGTAACTATTTCGGGTAATAGAGTGACTTTCACTGAGAGTCTATTCAAGGTCGAGTACTTGGCTCCCGGCGATAAAATGCTGATTGTATATCCAGACAACACTCCTATTGGTGTGTTTACTATAACAGACTTAGATGTTGTAGGAAAAATGTGGATTGAATTTAATACCATATTTCCAACTCAGTCAACTCCTGTAGTAAGAGGTTTTATTCTTGATGGATGGGTAGGCCCATTCGTAGCCAATCCAAGTAATAGAGCTACGAATCAATTAAAAATTGATGTGGTACTTCCTCGTGGTTTATTTTATGCTAACGACGAAGGAGGATATAACAACGACTCTTTGAGTTATATAGTGCAAATTAGGCCTATAAATAATTTAGGTGTGCCACTTAGTGATTACGTTACTGTGTTAACAGAAACAATTACTCTAGCCACGCCCACACCTCAAAGATTCACAAAAACTATTGACGTTTCACTAGGACGTTATGAAGTTAGAATGCAAAGAACTGACGGTAAGGAACACGATTCTAGATATGGTAATGATCTTAATTGGCAGTCCCTAAGAGCCTTCATCCCCGATGATAATACATATGAAGATGTAACTCTTCTAGCTATGAAAATTAGAGCCTCAAATCAGCTTAGCAGTCAAAGCTCTACTCAAGTTAATACAGTACAGACCGCTAAAATTCCGGTTTGGAATGGCTCTACTTGGTCAGGCCCTCAAGCGACTGCAAGTCCTGCTTGGGCGGCTGCGGATGTATTAAGAAATACTGTATATGGCGCTGGTATGGCTGATGAGAGTATTGATCTAGCCAAGCTATTAGATTTAGATGCTACTTATACAGCTAGAGGAGACAAGTTTAACGGTGTATTTGATACTACGCAAACTCTTTGGGAAGCTTTAAGCTCTGTATTAGCTTCGGTAAGAACGCAACCTATATTAGTTGCTGGTGTAGTTACGTTTGTCAGGGATCAGCCTAGATCACTGGCTAGAACTGTTATTACTCCTCAATCTATTCTTAAAAATTCATTCGAAACAACTCATATTCAAAAAGGCGCTGATAGTGCTGATGATGTTATTGTAGAATTTTTAGATGAAAATACATGGGAAGAGACAGAAGTTCAGTGTACTCTACCGGGATCAACTTCCTCACAACCAGCTAGAATTAAGATTTTTGGTGTAACCAATATATCTCAAGCTTGGCGCGAAGGTATGTATTATGCAGCTTCCAATTCATACAGACGAGTTTTAGCTACTGTTTCTACTGAATGTGACGGCAGATTACTTTTAAAAGGTGATCCGGTTATTGTTAGCCATGATATGCTGCAATGGTCACAAAGTGGGTATGTCATGGACTATCTCTCATTAGAAAAATCTTTGATTGTGGATCGGCCAGTAATTTTTGATGATACTAATCAAAACTATATCTCTCTGAGAAGAAAAGATGGGAAAGAATTTGGTCCTATCGAGGTGTCTTCGAACGGGTATGAGAACGAGATAGTTTTAGATTCTGCTTCACTCAATGCTGCGGAAATATCTCTGGGACTGACTTTAGCTGAAGTATTATCTATTGATGATGAAGCTAAACGTACAACATTTATCATGTATGATAGTGAAAGGTACAAGAAGAAATTTCTTGTCGTAGGCTCCACTATGAGAGACATGAATAAAGTTGACCTTTCTTTAGCTATTGATGATCCAAGAGTTTATAGTGCAGATACTGGCATTCCTCCTGAAGGTGTTTCTTATCTAGGGCCGGGAGTTATTCCTGATGGGCCAAGTATGGGAGCTGTTTCTGTTTACCAATCACCATCTAGTCTTGCTGATCCAGTAACTCTTATAGTTTCTTGGGCCGCTGCTACAGGTGCAACAAGATACGTATCACAGTACTCCTATGATAATATTTCATGGGTTCCAGCTTATAATGGAATTGATACTAGTTATGTACTAGTTGTCAACTCTGGTGAGGTATATATTAGAACAGCCGCCATTGGCTCAGTATTAGGGCCTTGGTCCTATATTAATCCTATGCCACAGAATTTTGGAACGCCTTCCTTACTGCCCGGAACGGTTTCTGATCTTAATGTTGAGGCAAGTGTTACAACTGGTACTCTCGAAATTTCTTATAACGTAGCGGCTCGTGCCTCATCATACGAAGTTAGGGTTTATACAGAATCGGTAGTCGGTAGTGGTACATTTGACACATTAGAATTAACTAAGAATACAAGCGGTAACTTTGTGTCATTTGTTTCTTCAGAAGTAATTGCCGCTGGTGGCGCGTGGTCACGTATTCAAGTTAATGTATATTCTATAAATGTCAATGGCTATAGTACACCCGCTATACAACAAGTTCTTGATATTTCGTTGGATGCAATCACAGGACTAGCACTAACAAATCCATACGGAGGCGTTGAAGCATCGATCCAATGGAATATAGTTTCGGGAGCCAATTCTTATAGAGTGAAAATTTATAACAACGTAAGCATTCTGGTTAGAGAAATTTCTGTATCCACCAATTCTTATTATTATAGTAATGATCAATTAACGAGTGATGGCGGACCTTGGGGAGCATTTAGTGTGAAAGTAAATGCAGAAGCCTCAGCATTAATTGGACCTCAATCAACACTTAATATTGTTAATCCAGCATATCCTACATTATATACACCAACTAGTACTACATTTGGGTTCCCTTCGGAACCTACAAGAGCAACAATGACTGTTTAATACATTAATATAGCGAGCTAAAAATGGTGAATAAATTTTATCAAGGTAAAGTAAACAAGATTTCTGATAGTGATTTTAGAAGAATTGCTAAACAGTATGATATCCCAGAAAGCCGCTTAAGAGCGGTAGTGGAAGTTGAAGCTCGTGGTTCAGGCTACTATGGAGCTACAGACTTGCTAACCGCCTTGTATGAACCACATGTGGCTTATGCTCATAGTTCTGGCGAAGCCCGTAAAGCTCTTGTTTCTGCTGGTCTTGCCTATCCTAAGTGGAAGCGCGACTATCCAAAAACCAGTTATGACAGAATTGATAAGGCTGCTAAAATAGCTGGTGAAGAAGTTGCTGCTTTAGCAACCTCGTGGGGCATGGGCCAGATCATGGGATTTAATCATGATGCTGTAGGATTTTCTACTGCACTTGAGATGGTTAAAAATTTTGCTGTTTCTGAAGCTAATCAAGTAGAAGGGATGTTGAAATTTATAACATCCAAGAAACTTCTTACCAAGTTAAAGAATGGTGATTGGAAAGGTTTTGCCTATGGTTATAATGGCGCTGGTTATGCTGAAAATAGTTACGACATTAAGCTAGCCGCCGCTGACAAGAAATGGGCTGTAAAACTTAATAATAAAGATGTTCCTAATCAAACTGAACTACCTACTGTTCCTTCTATTACAAAAGGAGCTAAAGGCGAGGTTGTAAAATCTCTACAGCAAGGGCTTAAAGATTTAGGTTTTGATGTTACTGTTGATGGCGATTTTGGTGGACACACTGAAGAAATTGTTAAGCAATTTCAAGAACAAAACGGTTTAACTGTAGATGGTCAAGCCGGACCCGCCACGAGATTAAAGATTTCTGAAGCCTTAACGGCAAAATCTAAGGACGTAGCTAAAGCTAAAAAGATCCCCGTTGCTTTCGTAACTAAACCAGAAGCTAAAGTTCTATTAGGAGAAACCGCTCAAGAACCTATTCTTGTTGAGCAAGAAGAGCTTGAGAAACCTGTGGGACGTACACGTCAATTTTGGTATTGGTTATCAACTCTTCCTCTTACAGGGGCGGCATCTTGGTTCCAAGACTGGCGCGTTCTTCTAGGAATTTTTGTAGCTATTGTTGTGTTAGCTATCTTTGGTATTTTGGCTCAAAATAAACTTATAACTACTTATAAGAATATTAAGAAAGCTTTAGAGGAATGATATGCTTGACAAATTATTAATTTATGCTATGATAGGCATTTTAGTAGCTGGCGGTGCTGTCACTACTGTAATGTATACTAAGATTCAAACACAGAAAACAGCTATTCTCGAATTAACTATCGAACGTGATAATTTTAAAGCAGCTTATCAAGTTAAAGATTTAGAATTTAATAACTCTAAAGCAAGTCAAAACACTTTAAATGACTTATATATCAAAGAAAAAGAAGCTGCTGGACGAATGGCAGACGAATTAGAGGTAATTAGAAATGTCCCTGAAACCAATAATGGCCCTGTTGCTCCTGTCCTTAGTAATACCCTTGACAGGCTGCGGGACGATAATTAAATACGAACCACTTATTTATACAGTCGAAGTTCCTGAAGCATTACGTACTTGTGCTTCTCTACCTCCTCGACCTAGCGGAACTTATACTCAAAGAGAAGTTTCTTTATTTATAGTAAGACTTGATAATGCTAGAAAAGATTGTAAAATTAAACTTGAAGAGCTAGTGAAATTAATAGACGTACAAAACCAAAACGCCCTTGAACTTAAAAACGAACGGACAAAGAAATAATGTATATCTCCCGACAAAAAGATGAAATTACTATTGAGATTACGGCTGAAGAATTTAATATTATTGGCCCCACTAATGTAATGAATATTTTAAAGTTAAACGATCCTGCACCTAACCTAGCTTCAGGGACTACTAGATCACCGTATTCAGCTAGAGATATCTTAGTAGGTGGTGGAAGTTCTATTACAGGTGATTTTTATAATAAAGATGAAGCTTCCCTAAAAGAGGGTGATTCATTTATTCTTAATGGAAAAGAGGCTGTGGTGGGGCATGTTGGTCCCGAAGCTATTTTACCTTCTAAGAAGACGGTAAATGTAATTATAGAAAATAAAGAAAATTCAGTTGATATTGATTGCCATCAAACAAGAAATTCCGATGGCTCTTTAGACATAAATATAATTTTAGAACAAATTAAAAAGGCTGTTGCTGACGATATTTCCAAAGGCGGTACTGGTTTAAATAAAGCTTTTAATAATCGTTATGGCTCTAATCCTCCAAGCCCAATAAAAAGATAATAGGTTAATTTAATATGGCAATTGTAGTACAAGACACGGGACAAGGTTTAATAAGGACTACTGTAGGCACAACTTTGTCTTGGAGTCACACTGTAAGTTCAGGTAGTGATAGAATTTTATGTGTTTCTATATTAATTAGTACTTCAGTCCCGAATCAAGTTGTTACAACTGTTTTGACATATGGTGGAGTTTATTTAACTAAAGTGGCAGAAATGATTAACACAGGTTCCAGAATGGAATTTTGGCAGTTAATTAATCCCACTGTTGGTACAGCCACCCTTAGTTTATCAACGTCGAATAATTTTCTTAATATCTCTTCTCATTCTTTTACATTAGTTAATGTGGCGCAACAAATACCTGAATTTGTGTCAAAAGCTACCAATGCTACCGGAACAACATCCACTCAAGGGATTACGACAACTACAAATGCAGCGCTGACCATTGGTACTTTTGGTACTAATATTAATGCGACCCACACTGCAACAGAAGCTGGACAAAGTATTATTGCTACGTCAGCTACAAGTACATCAAAACAACACTCGGTTTCAACGCATTTTGGACCTACTCCGGGAGGCTTAGTTACAGATGGCTGGTCAAATTCTGTTAACTATACCCAAGCTGGACAAATGCTTATTGTGTATCATGATGTTGCAAATGCCGGTGATACTTTATCTGGTGATATTCAAAAAAATATGGTGGGACAACGTACCCCCATCATTACGGGAACTAGTGGACCTGTAACTTGGAGCGCCTTGTTTACTGGACAAACGCCTGCATCAGTGGAAGCCAGAGTTAAAAATTCTTCTGGCACTACTATTGTAGATTGGACGCCCACTACTTTAACTATTACTGGCAATTCACTTAAAATGAAGTTAAATTCTATTCCAGTAGGTAATACTTATACCGTAGATATACGGAGTAAAACATCTGGAGGAAGTGTTATTGCTACTAAAATAGGTTCTAATACTTTTGGTATTGGTAAAATTATTGCGGTTTATGGATCATCTGTTTCCGATTCTGCTTTTATTGACACTCCATACGATGCTAGCTCCTTACTTGTAAGCGTTTACCGACAAACAGGAACTTCTTGGACCATTGCTTCTGGTACTGGTATTGTAGCATTAGGTAACGCAGAAATATTGAGTGAACCGGGTGTCCCCATTGCCTTTTTGAGGTGCGGTGTTGCTGGCATCGAAGCTGTCAATTTAGCGGCAAAGGTAACGGCAACAGGATATCCAAATCTTCTTACCGCTATTGCAGCGGTGGGAGGTCTTAGAGAAGCTGATATAATCTCGATAGGTGCGCAAGATGCTCGGCTGAGTCACGTACCTTCTGTAGCTTCTCACTTAGCTAATTTACGACTTATTCGTTCTAATTTAGTGACTGATACAACGCAAACTAATGTACCATTATTTGTAATGGCTATGCAACGTGCGCCAGATGCTAGTGCTTTTGATCAAGGGTTTACATACGCCAGAGGTGCTGAGCTTCAATTCGGGGACGATTCTAATGTGACTATTGGTGCCACTACGATAGATTTAACTGTTGCGCCAGATAATGCAAACATTCTTATTGCCGATAGTAAAATAGCGTGGAAAAGACTTCAACTTAGAATGGCTAAAGTTCTACGAGGAGCTGTAATAGATTCTCAAGGGCCTAAACCTATTAGTGCTAACTACGATACTATTACAGGATTTTTAAAAATTACTTTTGATAGGAGAAATGGTGATAGCTTAGTAGGCAAAACTTCTCAAACTGGAATTACAGGGTTTAGAGTTAGTAATGATAACTTTGCAACACTTTTAACAATAACCGAAGCTTTTGTTAGTAGTGTTAATACGGTTTCACTGAATATAGGTCCGGGAATATCTGGAACGATAGTATGGGATTATTTGGAAGGAGCTACACCAAATATAACAAATTGTGTTGGAAATAATGCGATAGGCCCTACACCATAAAGAAAACCCGCCTTTCGGCGGGTTCTTTTTATTTATTACCTACTAGGTCTGCTACATAGGCCTTAAAATCGTCATAGCCGCCCACCAGCTTACCATTCTTGAAAATGCGAGGGAAGGTTCGATGCCCCTCCCTCACAAACGCCTGACGTTCCTCATCAGTTACAACCTTCTTAATTGAAACTGGAACGCCAAGGATATTGAAAAGCGTGACGGTTTTATCACAATATGAGCAACCATCTTTCCCAATCATGAAGTAGTTATTGCCGAATTTATCTTCATCGAATAGATCATCTGACATTTCATGTTCCTTTAAGTTAAGCTTCACAACTTACGCAAGCTACAAGATTTCGGTTAAGTTCTGCTACGGGCGAAGTAGAACGTTGATAATAAAGTGTCTTAAGGCCCATATCATGAGCCGCAAGAGTAAGTGAATTAACATCTTTTACCGGCATGTTAGGATGAATCATTAGATTAATTGACTGTGATTGATCTATATATTTTTGACGATCAGCGGCTTGTACAATAATCTCATATTGACTAATCTCTCCGAATGTTTTAAATACATTTTTGTCATGCTCTGATAGAAAATCTAGATGTTGAACTGAACCTTCTTTCATTAGAATTGATAACCAAACTTCATCAGTATCTTTATTTAATTGAATTAAAAGTTTTTTGAGATAAGGATTTTTATAAGTAAAATCACCTTTAGCAAGTGCCTTAACATAATAGTTAGACTGTTCCGGCTCGATTGAAGGAGAAACTTGCCCGAGAATAAAAGAAGATGAGGTAGTTGGAGCAATGGCTTGTCGAACTGTGTTTCTTTCACCATACCCTTTTAGAACTTCGGGTTCCCCTAAAACAATAGCCATTTCTTTAGAAGCAATTAAAGTTTGTTCATCAATGAATTTTTGAATTTCAATATTATAAGCTTTAGCTTCAATAGATTCAAAAGCAATATGTCTTGATTGAAGAAAAGAATGCCAACCTAAACGACCAATACCAATGGCCCTGTGTCTAACAGCAAAATTATAAGCTGACTTCATATGACGAATGTTTTTTACTTTTTCAATATATTCTGACATGACAGCATCAAGGAACCATGTCATATCTTGGACAAATATAGGATCGTTTCGCCATTCTAAGAAATGAAGATCATTTAAACTAAGCAAGCAGCAAACAAAAGATTCATCTTCACTAGAAGGCTCCATAATTTCTGTGCAAAGGTTGCTAGCCCAAATAGTCATGCCTTTATCTTTATAGACTTTAGGCTTATTATCATTTACGTTATCATGAAAAAAGATATAAGGAATACCAGTTTCGGCTCGATTTTTTAAAATCTTAGCCCAAATTTTACGTTTGTCTTTGTCTCCTGCCCTCATCTCCGCTAACCATGATGAGGGTACTGTAATTCCATAAAATAGGTCTTGAATAAAACTTCCTTCGCGCCTAAATTCTAACACCTCCTCAATATCTTTGTGCCAAATAGGCCAATAGAAGGCACCAGAACCTCTACGAACTTTATTTTGAGACACAAGGTTAATAGTGTTTTGAAAAGCTTGTGCAAAATGAGCCGAACCATCAGTGTTTCCACCACTTTTAATAGGTTCTCCGCGACCTCTAATTTCTCCCATATAGCCAGATACACCAGCGCCATATTTAGTCATCATTGCAATTTCAGAAACTTTATCATAAATTTTTGCTGTATCATCTGAAATATACGAGCCATTACAACTAATAGGAAGATTAAAGCCATGACCAAAATTAGACCAAATAGGAGAGGCTAGAGAGCACCAACCTTTAAGGATGTAATCTTCTATCCTATCCGCTAAACCATCTCGCCCTGTGTACCTCTCAGAAGCTTTAGCAATAACTCTGATTCGTTCTTCTGCTGTCTGACCCGGAGCTAGATAATCTCTTGATAAAAATGTTCGAGAGTCCTTGTTGAGCCAATATCCTTTAGTTAAATTCATAGGGTTTCTTCTTTTTCTATTAATTGATTTATATTATTTCGTCTTGCATCCCAAGACTTTTTTACGGACAGTCTAATTTTTTCTTTAGTTTCTTCCGAAACTACACGGCCCTTAAGCCTTTTAATTAATTTTTCTTTTCTCTCTTCAGAAAGTTTAGTACCAAGTAAAGGAGAAGGCCTACCCTTTAAACTTTTTGAGATTCTTTCTTTTCTTTCATCAGGTATTGTTGTACCTTTAAGAGAGGAATGTTTCCCTTTATTTCCTAAAGAAATTTTTTCTTTGTGTTCGTCACTAAGAGGCCCAGTTTTTACACCTTTATTAACAGGAGAAACACCAATTCTATGTTTACCTAATTTTTCAATATGACTTTTGGATAATTTTCTCCCCGTGTTAGTTTTACTTATTTTATCTTTAGTCTCTTGTGATCTTTCTCTACCCTTTAGAGCTAAACTAATTTTTTCTTTTTGTTGTTCGGTTATAGGAGGTCTTACAGCTTCAGACATTCTTTTTATTTGTTCTAAACTTCTCTTTTTACCCCTATTTGAAGCAGCCATTTTTTCATATCTGTCTTTTTTATAATCTAAGCCCCCATGATTTTTTATGGAGTTGCTTTTATTTAAAAATAATGGATTGTTTTTTGCATCAAAATATATTAATACTGATCTTTCCCATTCTAAGCATTCTTCTTTTGTTAGAAATGTTTTATCAATTTTTATTATATCTGGTTCACCAAATTGTTCTCTGAATTTTTTTACTTCTTTGGAGGATGAAAAGTAAATATTCCATAAGTCGTCAGGATGAGCGCCATTTTTGTACAATCCTTTATTAATAGCAAATCTAGATCCATAATAGATTTTTGAAAATTTTGTCCAGCCAATAAAATAACAATACGGAGTGTAAATTGTCAAAATAAATCTTCTTCTGAATAACTTTTATCGTTTTTAGAATAATACACAGGTTTATTAACAAAAAAATCTTGCTGATTGTATCCATATTGAGCTTCGCGTGTCCAGAACGTTAGATCAATGAGTTCTTTATTAACTTCGAAGGGAGTATCAAAACCAATAGCTTTTAAGGATTCATTAAGTCGTTCTTTAATGTATTCTTTTAAAATTTCAGGGCTTAAATTATCATGACGATAATCACCAATAATCCAATCAATCAATTTAGATTCGGCTTTAAAAGCTTCCTGAATTTCTTGAGTAATTTTTTCTATTAGTTCTTGATCAAACATTTCAGGATACTCTTGACGAAGAGTATTGATAATAGTAATACCAACTTTACTATGACTGTCTTCTTCTAGTCTTGTATAAGCTATCTGTTGTTTTGTATCAGGAAGAAGTTGTCTAAATTTATTAAACCAAAGAATAATATAAAATTGACTAAATAGAGAAACATTCTCAACAAATAAAGTAAACAGAATAATAGAGTAAATATATTGTTTCCTATTATTGGAGTATACTTTTTTATTATGTTTACGAAGGTACTCAACCCTACCTTTAACTACAGGTTCTTTTAAATTTTCTTCAAATATGTTACCCATTTGTAGTACATCCAAGAGTTTTTCGTAAGCCAAGTTATGAATCACTTCGGAATTTGCCATGGTGTAACCAAGATCAGAAATAGATGGATGAGGTAAATTTTCTCCAAGTTTAGCCCAAAAGGTCTTTATATTAATTTCCACTTGGCCAATACAAGATAAAGTTCTAGAGACTATTTGACGCTCTTGATCTGTTAGTTCGGATTTAAATTGTCCGTAATCGGCTTTGAAATCAAATTCGTCTGGTGTCCATTGGGTATGCCAAAATGCCTTAATAAAATCTTTGGCCCACGGGTAGTTATCAGGTTTACGAGAAAGTTGTTCGTCAAATAGGCCCATGTAGTGTAATACTCATAAATTTAGAGGATAAAAAATCAACAACAAAGCGGCTCACCGTTTTGAAGGATGCGAAAATAAAGTGTCGGGAACGACAATTGAAAGAGATAATATTAGCACAAAATTTTTAAAAAGTCAAGTTTAATTTAACTTATGCCATAAGAAATAATCCCGCTTCCCTTATAAGTCGCTCACAAGATACAGGTACACCATCTAGTGTATAACCCACCCCTTTACGCTCTTTCATCCGCTTACCTAAAATGACTTGGCAGCGTTCCATGAGAGGAAGTCCGTCATGATTTCGAGGACGCTTTCGTCCTGTAGGCTTCTCGACTCTAGGATTTTTAGTGTCTTTCTTTTCCATTTCGTACTTTTTAAAAAGATCAACAATGTCTTGAGGCTTCATATAAAATTTTTGTTCTTCGTTTTCGCTCATCAGTTTCTCCATAAGACTAAAATAAGGCGCATGAAGCGCCTTATTGTTTTCCTTAAATTTAATATTAGCTTTTAGTAATTCTTTCCACCGTGCTTATAACCACGCTTCCGATTAACATCTAGCTTCTTTTGAATAATTTCCATAAATGGAATCTTATTCCAATTAACATATTGAATGATTTCATCTAGGATAATGAAAGAGAAATCATTTAGACGTGTTCCGTACCACTTAGATAGAAGAAGATGAATTTCAGCAGCAAATTCTGAGAAATCTTTGTAATCTACATAATAGGCAATTTCAGAATCAATAGCATACTTATTACCATTAGCCCCGTTCCAATCTAGAATACGAATGACTACATCAGCTAGTTCTACGTCTCGACCTAGGTATTCTGTAAGCTTATCGTCGTTTAAATCCTTACGATCCGCCTCAAGAGCTTCTGATACTTCGCTATGAACCAGTGCAATATGTTGAGCAAAGCTGCGATTCTCTACACCCATATCCCAAAAACCATTTGCCTTATTAATTTCAAAAATCTCCGGCTGAAGTTTCATTAGGTCTTCAATTGTTACATTAATCATTTTTTATTCTTCTCTTTTTTAATTTTTTCTACCCATTCAGCATCTGCTTTTAATTTATCAAGGGTAGGCTTCTCTTTGTTAATTTTGTAAAAAACTAAAGTTTCTGTCCCGCGAGGTACAATACTAATAATCTCATACTCTTTTTGATTTACCTCTTTTAGAAAAAGTCCAATATCCATATGACTGTTAAGAGTTTTGTACTTGATCATTAGATTCATCTTCCAAGTTATTAAGTTCTTCAATAACTTCGCTGATGTATTCATTAATCTTTCCGGTACGAAATAGATAATGAATCGTGTAGCCATATAGTGTGGCCGAAGTTAGAGGAGATTGTTGATCTTCTTCTGATACATCATAGGTAACTTTGGTGTCTACGCGACCTTCAGCATCGCCCTCAACATCAGTAATCGTAATTGTGGAAATTGACATATTATTTTGTTTCGCTTTCTAGGAGTTTTAAATGTTTTCTAATATAACGCATAAAGAGCATAGCTTTATCTTGAGCTAAAAATGTTGCGCTACCTACGTCATTGATAGGAACAGGAAATAAAAATCCTGTTTCCGTTTCATACCAAAGTTCATTAGCTCTGTAGTATTTAAATTTAACGGTTTTACCGCTAGATACCATTTCTTTAATGTCAATAGTCATACCTTCGGCCTTTCACAACTCACAGCCTCAAAACCATCATCAGCGATATAAATTTCGAAATCGTTGAAGATGATTGGTGCTTTAACTTTCAGGATTCGAAGCATAGAAATAGCCAATGCTCTGATTTCTAAATCAGCACCTTCGCCACCACGAAGCGCACAAACATGTCTCGCGGTCCTCATATTCATGGTCCAAGTCAAACGAGTTTCAGCGGCGTTAGGAAGAACAGCACGTGCTGCTTCTAAGATACGCTTCTTTCTCATAGTAGCTAGTTTTAAGCCTAGTTCTGAATCTTGTCCCTCAGTTTCCCATTCCATTTGAGAAATTAAAGATTTGTAATTATTTAAAGATTCAATACAACTATTTTCGAAAGTTTCAAAGATTGTATTATCAGAATTTTCTACATTTGTCAAGCTCTTAATCAGCGGCGGAATAACAAAATTAACTTCTTTCGCATCAACATAGCGTTGACTCTCTTGAGATGGTGCTGCCCCTGCCCTGTGCCTGATTAGCTCATGCGTAAGACTTCTGCTAACCCCGGAAATTGCGAATGATATGTTAGCATGTTCCAGTACGGAACCATGTTCCATTTCGATGATATTTGAGATATAAGCGTCACGTTTTCGTCCTTTTGTGAATGATCTATAGCAATGCCTACCTGCGAATTCAGGAAGTGCATCTAGGGAAATATCTTCTTTACCTTCAACAATATCATGCCATAGAATACCTAAAGGTGTGCCTTCATCACTCATGGCTTCAACAAGGCCATGTTCATCAGCCCAAGCCGATAGTCCCTCAGAATTAATAACAGTTTCAGCTACAACATGAACTGTAGGTTCATTTATAAATTTTGTCATTTAAGTCTTTTTCCAAATTTTTGTTTTACAATATCAAGTACTTGTTTTTTTGTGTCTTCTATTTCAGCATTAATAATTTCATAATCTGCTTTAAGACTTTCCATGTTTTTCTCAGATTCATGTTCGTCTAGATTGACAAAAGAAGGGCGACGAACTCGAATGAGTATTCCACCTTTTACTCTAATAGCTTCAGCCTCATCAGGGAATCTAACATCGCTAACTGTGATACGATCAAGGTCTTGTATTTTTCTAGTCCAACCATTGATCCAAAATTGTGAACCTATTTTTTCTCTGCCCCATTCTGTACCTAGAGTTTGCATAGCGTAACGAAATTCTTTGTTGCTGAAATAACGACTTTTGTGGTCTTTATACCAATCATCGGTATACATTTCAGGATTAGTTACACCGTTATACTCCAACCAAGCCTTAAGCATCGCCTTCAATCCGCCAGCAAACGGAACATCAACGAACCCGTGTTCTTGTAGCGCACTAGCACATACGTTCTTACCAGATCGTTTCCAACCACAAAAGCCCACTATTACTTTATCTTTGTATACTTCCCATTCAGATCGAGCAATTACCATATCAAATTACTACCGTTAGTTTTTCTGCGGCACGAGTGACTGCGGTATAAAGCCACCTATATGAATCATCTCTAAATACGTTTGATTCATCGTGCACTATTACGTGATCCCATTGACTTCCCTGTGAAATATGTGCGGTCACAACCCACCCCCAATCAACGTGATGATGTTTTTTCTTAGCCTCAAATACGCTTCTTTTGTCCCCCGTAAAGCCACCAGATTGTCTAAGATAATGTTCTTCAAACAAAGCTTGAATAGTAGTTAAATTTCTTTTAACTCCATCTTCATCTGTTGCACTAAGCGCAAAAGTTGTTCCACCATTAATTAATTCGTAATCTCTATCGCAAGTTAGGAATGTACCATTAACTAAATCTAGTGCAACTCTTGAATTTTTTCTGCATAGTAAAGGCTCACCTTCCATAATACCTACAAGATCATAACCGGCTGCTTTTCTAATTTTTTGAGTTAAACTCCATCGTTTTTTATTAGTACCACAAATTATTTGTGGATTTAAATCCATGTTTAAAGTTTCGTTATCATTTTTTCTTTTTATAATTTTAACTGTATCTCCCCAATTCCCTACTTCTATATCTCCACCTTTTCTGATAAAATCAGCTAAAGCAATGATTGGATTATCGGCTGCCTGCCTATGAATTTCAGTAAGTAATGCATCTGGATTGTTACCACAGAAGCCCCAAGACCCTGCAACAGGTGGTAATTGCCCCGGATCACCAATAGCAATAACTGGAATACCAAATGACATGATATCAGCAGCCATTTCTTCATTTATCATTGAGGATTCATCAGTTACAATTAAACTCATTGTTCTAATAGGACTTTCAGAATTTAATTGCCAAGTAGGCCCATCAGTGCTAATATAAGCTTTATCTAGATCGTGATTTAATTGTTTTAGCATTTTTTGAGCAGCACCAATATCGTAACGATTACCTTCAAAAAATACATCGGGCGCTTTATATTCAGTAGCTGTATGTAAAGATTTACCTAAATCTTCAACCTTTTTTTGCAGAACCTCAGCCTTAAGACTTTTTGGTCTATAAATAGAAGAGTGGATAGTTTTGGCCGAAGCATCTAGACCCATGGCTCTGAGTTTAGATGTTAAAACTTTACTAGCTTTTCCGCTAGGAGCCATAAAGGCCACTTCAGAAGCCGATAAACCACATTGATCAATGATATGGGGAACAACTGTCGTTTTTCCTGTTCCAGCCGCACCAGCGAACCAAAAATATCCTGGCTCTTCTTCTTTAGCCATCAACTTAAACCAAGTACCAGCTTTCTTAACTTCCTTAAATTGGGAGTCCGTTAATGTTATCGTCACGCTCATTCTCCCATAGTTTTAATGAAATTATTAATTAAAATAGTATTAGATTCTTCATTTGTTTTTATAGAAATAGTTTCTCCTATCCCTATATCGTTAATTCCTATAATATTTCTTTTCATTCCCAATGAAATTTTTTGATCATATTTATTTGCTTTTCTAAATAACATGAAAGGATTAAAGTTAGTCTGTACCGTTAATACATAAGAATTATTACCAGAACTAGTTAATCTTTTGTTTATGCGTTTAACAGCCTTTCCACCTAAAGATTCTATGACAAATTTTAAATCATCTACTAAAAATTCACTAATATTTGTGAACGAGGCATGACCATTACTACATGAACCATCAGAATCCATTAAGCCCCTAATCAAATCTATTCTATCTTCTTCTGAAGAATATTTGTAAATATTAGGAATTCTTTTATCTTTTCCAGCGACATCCATAGCAATATTTTTTATTTCAGCGTAAAACGGATTTAATTTCCAATGGTATTCTGTAAAAAATTCTTGCTCATTGATAAATTTAAATCTTTTACAGCCTTTTCCTTGATTTACTGAAAGCCTAATACCTTCAAATAACCTACATTCTATATTAGATTGAATTTCGTCAGCATCTTTATTTTCAATTGCTAAATTTGCTTCTCTACTATTTAATCCTCCGTCTCCCAATAACAGCCCAATTATATAAGGGTCAATTTTTAAAATTTTAGAATTGTAAAAATTAACTGATGAGGATAACGGAATAGAAAAATTGCTTCTAAAGCCTTTACTGCGACCTTTACTAAGTTTTAGTACATCTTGTTTGATTAAATCTAAAGTGGAGTAAAATTTAGTATATTTATTTTCTCTTTTTCTAGCTTCGAATTTATGATCGCCAGAAGCTATAATTATAGATTTATCAAGTAAATTTATTTGGTAAATTTTTTCTTTATTTTTGATTAAACAGATGATACTAACCGTTTTACCATTAGAGTTGTATATTAAATCACCAATTTCAATTTCAATAATAGATCGAGGCCCTGAAGGTGTTTGAATAATAGTTTCAGTGCTTAATGCCATAATAAATCCTTATAAACTCAAAGGCTATATCACAAGCCTTTGAGTTTGTCAACTAATAAATTTTAAGATTTATTATGCGAAGCGACGGCGACGGCGACCTTCGGTAGGAGCTTCTTCAGCCACTGCCTCTTCTTGTGCAGTCTTGTTAGACTTTACAGTTTCCTTGACTTCCTTAACCGCAGTTTCGTCTTCATCAGACTCATCATTATCGTAGTTATCTGGATTTTCAGCACCACCGAATTTTTCAGCTAATTCTTCTTCGCTAATCCAGTCAATAATTTTAAATGATGGAGCATAAGCACGGTCTTTTTTACTCTTCGAATTTTTTGGGGTAAATTCCATGTTTTCGAACTTAACAATAGGATGAAGGTCTTCTCCATTATCACCAATATTTTGTCCCTTCATCATAGCTTTTCCGTAAGCCGCAAGAAGATTACCAAAAGCACGGAGACCACTTTTAGAACTATTTTTAAAAAGAAGTTGTTCACCTTCCTTAAGTTCGACTACTTCAAAGCTAATTTGCTCCTGCCAACCATCGTCATCGGAAGAATAAGGTCCGTGGTCTTCAAGTTGATTTTTAGGAGTAGGATTTCCGTCTAGTACTCTTACCATATCTTCACCAACAACAGTTGAATCAGACCAGCAAATATGGCCACGTTTAGCGGAATTCATATTTACAGTACCTTCCCAACCATCATCTAGTTCTTCCTTACCAGCGCCATAAGTATACTCACCATTTTTGCCGCTAAAGCTTAAAAATGTTAGTCCTTCATTTCCGCCGCCAAGTGCTGACGCGGCCTGCATAAACGGATTGCCATTAGAGACAGTAGTTGATACAGAATTGTTATTACGTGTTGCAATTTCATTTGCCATTTTATAGTTTACTCTTTCAAAGTTTCTTGTTCGTTTGTTTAAGTTTTTGTCTCTACAATTTATTATTTATTAAAGCCCTAGAGACGATTAGACTTTTAATTCTTTACTCTTTGATCTTTAGCATCAATAGTATATGGCAAAGATTCAAACCTAGGGTTTTTGTTTGCCAGTTCAAGTTTTTGTAAGGGCGTTAGATTCTTAATTTGTCGCTTGGAAAACCCTAAATCACTCTTAGTATTTTCAACTATAATGTTAATACCAAAACCAGTAGGTATTACAGAAATAACTTTATCTGTGGCTTCTAAATCATATAAAATGTCTAGGATTTCCTCTGGCTTAGTAATTTCAAAAATGTGAAATCTCTCTTCTTTATCAGCTAATTCTGATGTTAAAGTTTTAACAGATTCACTATATAGATATGTTAAACCTTCACCAAATTCATGAGAATAGTCCTTATCTAAAGTTTCTTTTAATAATTGTAATGTACTCAATATTAATTTTCTATCCATCACTTCATCTTCTTTGTTGTTACGCGAAGCACTTCAAAACCTTCGCCTTGTTTCTCATATTTAGAAAGATCGATACCATCATCTTCCATTGCTTCACGATCCAGTCCAGTTCTACCTTTTTGAGTCGTATACGTAACATTCCATTCGCCATTGGTATCTTTAAGATTCTTTGTCCCTAATTTCTTTAGGAATTCTTTCATCTCAAGACGGACACGTTCAACTTCCATTTCAGCTAGTTTGGCTCGTTCTTTGAAGTCTTGTTCCTGAGTGACTAGTTTAGCCATTAAAGCGCGGTCTTTATCAAGAGCAACTTTATCAAAAGATTCTGTAGGAACAGCAGCTAAATTAATTCCGTTACAACGCTTTTGATATGGACAAAATTTACATCCACCTGTAATCTTACCTTCAGCGGCTAGGTCTTCTGGCTTAGTTGCAGCAAATACTTTACGCGATCTAACTTTAGCAGCGGCATAGGTCTTTTCGTCAAATCTGACGACAAACGGTGTGATATTATCCAAAAATGACGCATCAATATAAAGAATGACAGCGTATCGTGGCTGAAAATCAGTTTGTTCTCTGATAAGTCCCATCTGAACATTTACCTGTCCACGGTGGATAGCTTTTTCTTCAGTTAGACTTACGCGAGGATCAATTGACTTTACTTCAACCGTGATGCAATCTGATTCAATATCTTCAATACCATAAAGCTTTAAGGCATCAGAAGGAAGACCGGCAATGAGACCATCAGGTGTGGCACTAAGCTTATTAACTTCATCTAGGAATGTGGTTTGATCACTTTGACCAGCACCAATAAGATCAACACCTTCAGGAAGCCCTACATCTAGTGCAGGTACGACATAGAAATCTTCGATTAGATTTCCACGTTCCATCGCTCCCCAAGATTGATCGAAATCAGCATCTTGCTCAAACTTATTCTTTTTGAAATAAGCTTTTCTAAGACAATCAAAAACTTCCGACGCACCCATAGAAAGATTACGGTCATACATCCAAGTCTTTTGCTTACCAGCGGAAGACATATAATTATTAAAGATTTTATCGAAGTCCAGAATTTTGGAATTATCATTTACGCTGACCATTTTAATTCCTTTGGTTCGAAATTATCTACTAGACATTGATAAACTCTAGCGCATGCTCTAACATCAACCATGGCATCGTGCGCCCCATCAATATTTTCTTTAAAGAAGTATGTCATGCATTCTTGAAGCGAAGGCCACTTATAACCTTTTCCGTGGTGCTTAGGTTTTGGAATTCTAAGAATACTTGTTGTAGCTTCCTTGGTACAACGAAGTTCTGTACCACTAAAAATATTACCATCCATCTTAGCATTGAAAGCTGCATGAGCCATGACAAGAGCATCGAATGACATATTGTGAGCCACAGCCACATCAGCAATATCAAGAAAATCACAAAAGATTTCTAATGCGTTCTCGTTAGAGACACCAAACTCTTGTGCCATTTCCATTGAAATTCCGTGAGTTTCTTGAGCCTTTGGCTGGATCGGAGCTAAAGGAATTACCATAGTCTTTAATGTAGCTATTTCATTATGATTGCTATCGAAGAGAATGGCACCTAATTGAACCAGCTTACAATGTCGGGAATCGTAAGCCGGTGCGCCCCACTGAACTAAACCAGTGGTTTCTGTATCAAATACTAAATATTTCATTATTACTTTCCTTCGCCACGCATATTGCGAAGGATGATTTTGGCTTGTTCTTCAGTGAGAACGCCATCTTCTTCATCTTGAAGTACTTGCTGCATATCCTCATTATCTAAGTCTTCAGCTCTTAGTTTTTCGAGCGTAGCTAAGAATGTGGGCATGAATTCTGCATAAAATAACCAAAGGCCATTTTTAACACCAAGAGCGGTGGAGACTGCATTAAGGAATACGAACGTACCGCAGCCAAAAAGAAAGGCCACAAAATATAAAATAATTTCCATTTACTACTTTTCTTTTCTAATTTATGAGGGAACTATATCATAGGAAGTTTAAAATGTCAAGGATTAATTTTAAGTTTTTGAAAGTTTTTAGTGAGTCGAACCCCAATTCAAACCAATCTTATATTCAGCCGCAACAGGTAATTTAAATTTAAAATAATCACCCGCTTCACCTGCCGCCACGGCTGAAATTTCACCAGCTTCTTTAGCAATTGCCTCTAGAACTGAAACCTGAATCTCATCATGCACAAAGGCCATCATGGCAAAATCACCATCCCAAGAATGGACGTAACCCTTTGATTCCATTATTTCTTCAAATAACAGAACCCATTTCTTAGCAATCATAGCACCAGCGTTTTGAAGCAAAGTATTAAGTGCTGCGTGTTGCGCTCTGATATAGAGACGGCGACCATCAATACCTTCAATGAAACCACGACGAGCTTCATTTTTAAGAAGTTTCATTAGTTTTTTAAGAGCAGGAATGTTTCTTAAGAATTTTTCTGTTAGTTCTTTTCCAATACGAATTTGAGTCGCTTGGTTTGAAAAAGGTGCAACTATAGATCCTATTTTTTCTGGTCCTGCACCATAAAGTAGAGCGTATATGAATGTCTTCGCTTGGTCACGACTTTCCAAACCAGCAGCGTTCATATTGACGGTATGGATATCACCTTCAAGCAATTCACGGCCATATTCGCCATCGTCAAACTGAGCCATGTAGTGAGCTAAGCAGCGAAGTTCGATACCAGACAAGTCAGAACCCATCATGACGAATGGCGACGTAGTATAGAACAATGAGCGGCACTCATAGCCCCATCCACCTTCACGGCCCATCTTGATATTCTTATTCTTGTCTTTTGAGATAGCAGGAACTTGTCCAAGATTTGGCTTAGCGTGAGTACAACGACCTGTTACAGCACCACAAGGATTAACATAATGATGGATTTTATTTTCAGGCGTAACTAGTTTTAGCCAACCATTATCACCATCTGCTAATTGACCTAATGTCTTGTTGACACTAAAATAATCGGCTAGAGTTGTAGCAATTGGGAATTGTTCTGAAGCATTTTTTAAAATAATATCATCGATTTTGATATTACCTTTTTCAGTGAAGTCTTGAGGTTCCCAACCTTGTTCCATAAGTCTTGCCGCGACTTGCTGGCGAGAACCGGGATTAAATTCTTTAAAGAAAATAGGCGTGAAGGGACAACCAGCCGTTCTATCACCACGGGCAGGGTCTTTATATTTTAGTGTACGTTTAGGAATAGTCATAGCTTCGACTGGTTTATCTTGTGCATGATTAGCCAGAATTTCATAAACCATGTCTTCTAGTTCAGGATTGTTTATCGTGTCCCAATCTATTTCATTATAAGATTCTCTAAGTTTACCATAAGTTGTTTTACCTACAGCTTCCATTCGTGAAGGAAAATTTTCTTCACATTCTGTGGTAATTTTTTCTTTGCCATCGCGAAGTTCTTTTTCTAGAACTAGTGCAGCTTCAACATTAAAAGGAAAACCATTGGCTTCCTGCCTAACGCAATAATCAGCAAATTCATGTTCGAAGATAATAGGGAATTCTGGGTATGCCTGTTCCATAAGCATCTCCCAAAGAACAACGGTTACTTCAACGTCATTAGCGCAATATTCGTCCAGTTCTTCAGTGTAATTTCCCCACACATAATCAAGAATTTCATCTTCATCTGTAATGCCTAGAAGTTTAGCTTCTTTTTCTTTTTTATCTGCATAATCTCCCTTGTATTTACCAACACGATAGCCCCAACTATCGAGACTATGCTTGCCGATGAATTTAGCAGGGATTACACCACGCTCATGGAGGCGGAAATCCAGTTCTTTTTGGTGAGAAAACATGACACGAGTCATGACAAGACTATCGCGAATCTTACCCTTAAGTTCAAATTGAGGATAAAGTTTTGATAATGCAGGAATATCGAATCCTAGCCCGTTGTGAGCCACGACCATATCAGCGTCTTCTAAAAGAGCTAATCCTTCTTCGATATTGTGTTGTAGAAATTTAAACTTGCGCCCCGTTTCGAATTCTGTGATATGCATGACGTGAACCTTCGTGATTCGGTTCAAAAGTCCGTCAGATTCTATATCGAAAATAGCTGTTTTTAATTTAATTTTTTTCTTTGACATTATTTTTAGGGGACCAGTCTTCTATAGTATGTCTATCTTTACAGCCATTATGACCATTTATAATTTTATTAATTACTTTTTTAGAGAAATCTTCGAAGATACATTCTCGTATGATATGATTATCATAATCTTTTACGTTTATCCCCATTTCTTCTAATTCTTCTTCATCAAAGGAATTGAACAGGCCCCAAAACATATCTCTTAAAGAATAATGTTTGACAACATCGCTATTAATGATGTAATAGAGTTGCCAAAGATTTATATCAGTTGGCCCTGACATTAAGATTCTCTAATTTCTAGAAATCCAGTTGTATCATCTAGTGCGAGCGGGATAATCCATTTAAGATTCGGAACAATATCAGGAAGATTATTTAAATCGAACCATTCAACGATTTCACCATCACCTTCAGTATTTTCAATAGTTATATCTTGATCTCTATCTAAATAAGTTTTATAACAATAAAGCTCATAATCATTGCCATCATCTGATGTGCCACGTTGAACTGCGAATTTTAGCCATTGATGAGCTTTTGTACTAAGACCAGTTTCTTCTTTGAATTCACGAGCCATAGCAAATTCAGGATAAGTGTCGTAAGATTCTATTTTACCTCCTACACCATTCCACCGACCAATAACGTATGATGGACCTTTAGTTTTTAGAATGAGAGCTACTTTATTCCCTGAAAATGTAAAATTTACACCTTTATCTCGCCAAAACGCTAGTCCTAGCACATATTTCTTAGCAGCGGTTTGATAATCCCATATCGGATATTTTTGAGGTAAGTTTTGACAGTCTTTTAATGTTAAATTGAAGATTCTCCCATCACTCAGCTTATAACTACCACCTTCTCCACCTTTTCCAGTGGCCCAACCTTCCACAACACCAAATTCATTATTAGCTTGAACAAATTCTTTAGATTTCTTTGTCACTTTTTTAACTTTCTAATTCTTTTAGCATCAGCCAATGCAATAGGATGAGCCACACCTGTATTACTTAAATGAAAATATTCAATTTCTAACGCGGCTGCTTCAATCGCCGCGTTCCAGATTTCTATTTCTTTTCTACGATCATCGTCAGATTGAAAAAAGCTACTCAGCATAAGGAATGTATCCTGAAATAATAACTAAAGAAGTATCCACGCCCGTTTTCTTTAAATTTTTAGCTATATAAGGCGGAACTATTAATTTAAATTCTAAAGCTTTCAGCCAACCTTCAATATTTTCTTTTTCACTCGGCATAAAATTTACCACTCGGTGACATGGTTAGCATGACTCGCTTGCCGTTTAGGTATGTGCCGATACTGGTAGGGGACCAAGCCGATAGGCCTTTGTTGTATCCCATATCGAGTTCACCTAGTACGCCTGCGACCCAAATCCCGTCATACACAGCGCAATGATGGGAGTGAGCAATGTTAGCCCTAGTACCCATTCTAGAGAAAGCTTTACTACTAGCCCTAGCACCATGCGCTCCTAAGTGACCATGCATCCCGCCTTCGATTTCAGTGTTATAAATTTTATAACCTTTATCTTCAGGAACAAAGACAACACTATCAGCAAGATCAATATTATAACGCTTGATGGACTCCCAAAATACATTATAATGTTTATTCTTTTCACTAATAGCTTTATATTTACCTAACTGTGTTTCAAGAAAGAAAATAGCATTGACAGGATCAGTTTTGTAATCGCCATATTTAAGCCACTTTAATAGAGCCGTATCATGATTAGATTCAACCACAATGCTCTTGCACCAATCTCGTCTAGTTTGATAAAGAAAATTAGCTGCGTCCTTCATTGTATCGGATATAGATTCAGTGCCGTTCACAAACATTTCAAATCTGAAATGAGGATCATTTATGTTGTGGTGATTTCTATTTTTAAAATCAATTGTGTCATGGAAAAATTGTTCATAAGGGCGTAAGTGATCTAATAGACTATCATTAGTAATAGTTTTTTTAGTTTCAAGATCAAAGCCAAAAGACGCTAAGGCACTAATTTTATTAAGTTTTTCGTAATGAATATCGCCGTGAGTCAGAGCGGCAATTCTATGACCGGTTGTTACACCAGAACTTGTTACGTGACGATCTAGATCGTAAAAATTGCCTGTATCATCTTCACCTAAAAGGTGGCGGCAAAAGAATTCACCATTGGCACAGATTTCCACTAGTACTGCACCATAGCTATGGTGAAATTCTGCGATTAGACCAGCGCGTTTCGGTACGTAGTTTGGCTTAGAAATAGTTCCAGTAGTCATGACAACTTTAGCTGGATCACCCTTCATCATAGGTACGCTTTCGATACGGACTTTTGCATGTGGAATAATTCCCCACTTAGATTCAGTGTAGGTCTTGAGGCCTAGCAAAGGATCTGAAGCTGTGGGAAGGATGTTCATTTCTCCACAAAAAACTACATTGTTTCCTAAGATAACTCTATCATTTGTGAGATAAGGCCCAACTTCTAATGGAAATGTAACTTTATGCTTACTGTGATCTTCAAATAAGGATTTGTTATAGGTATAGCCAGATACCATAAGTTCAGCTTCTAGGTAATCGGCATAGACTTTTAAAGTTTCAAAAAATGGATGAATTTTAGTTGAGTCTTGACAACTAGTTAAGATGTAACGTTTGACAACTCCCTTTTTCTTAGGAGCTTTAATAATAACTGGCTTGACTACTTTACGCTCTGTTAGTACAATCGATTTTGCTCTTTTGGCCCAATCAGAAAAAGTAGACTTAGGAATGTTAAGAGCTTTAGCAGCTTTCCTAGCGGAACCATATTTTTTAATAGATTCTAAAATTTGCTTATCAGTTAATTGCATATTTGTAATTTTTCTTCTGTTATTGAGTTAGGTACTCTATCACATAATTTTTAAAAAGTCAAGCAAAAATATCGCCGGTATTTATCTGCTTCATCATCTCTGCACCATCTGAAGTCACAATAACTCCTCTTGTCGTAACAGGATCAGGAACCTTAAAAAAGAATGTTCCTAACATGTTCTCTGCGCCAAAGGTTTTCCAAACATCAACACCAGCTTCTGAAAGCTTAGTTTTTATCTGTTGAACGGAGACGCCTTGCAGTTCTTTCTGACTCCACATAGATTGTGCCACTTGCTGATAAGCATTCGAGGCAGCATCAATAAACCTAAATCTTAAACTATCTATAGCCGCTTTAACATCCCCACCATATACCCTAGCATCAAATCCAGTGTAACTAGTGCCTGAAGTGTACTTAAAAGTCTCCGCAAATGTTAAGCTACAATAACTTGACATTAAGGTAGCTAATTTAACAACTCGACCAGAATGTGGATGTTCTATTAATCCTTTATTGTTACGATCCATACGAGGGGACCAAATTAGAGTAATTTCATCTGATTGCTGATAAGCTACTGTAGGCCTAAATTTTACCATTAAGCCGATAGTAGTTTCTACCATTGCTTCTTTCAAATGGGTATCAAAAGGCTTGATGCAGCCTTTTGTAAATTTAGAAAAGCCGTGACCATCTAATCTAGCTATAACGTATTTATCAGATGGAATATATGTTTCAACTGAATCTTCCAATTCTTTCAGGTAATCAAACTCTTCCAAATTTTTCATTTATTTCTCCAATTACCTTTTCAATACCATCATCGAAGTGCTGTAAGATAATATCTTGTAACACAGCGCCGGGTATAGGCTGATATTCTGATAAAAATCCTTTAGCATTTTCTTTTTCAAAGAAGAATTTCACCATACGGATAATTTCAGAAGTTTCAAGAGGCATAATTTCAATCACATCATCAAAACGTCCTTTACGAAACAGTGCAGGATCAAGTTTGGTGAGATGGTTAGTGGTTGCAACAAGAATGAAGTTCTCAGGGCTATTGATACCATCTATGGCATTTAGAAGCTCAGCCAGAGAGCTAATGCTGAATTTAGGTGTCTCAGCAGGTTTGTGTGGCTCATCATCCTCTAAGGGGTCTTCACGCTTTGCTGTGATAGTATCTATATCAATATCTTCCATGATACCTAGATAAGCAGTACTATTGTCAGAAGTTGCATAATTATCTGGATAATCGTTTATATCATTCAAAGCCATAGTTAATCCAGCTAAACGAGATGGACTAACCATTACAACGTCTCTATCAGTAAATCCTGCAATATATTTTGCTAGAGTAGTTTTACCTGTTCCGGGAACACCATGCAATAGAATTGCGTACTTATAAGGAATACCTCTAGATTCGTACCATTGACGATTTTCAAGAAAAAACTTAATACGCTTTTCTATATGACTAAGAATTTCAGGATCGATGAAAACACTTTCACGGTCACGCTTAGGAATATCTTTTAAATGCTTCATCCATTCTTTACTGAGATTATAGACTTTAGTTTTATTTCTATTTTTATTCTTCTTTTCGGTAAAAAATTCATCAAAAAGCTTAATCACTTTGGCTTTCTTTTTGAAAAACATCGTAAGTGTTAAATTTTGTTTAAATTCTCTTGAATCACTTTTTTCTTTTTCACGACTGATCTTAACCAAATGACCACGAAAATACGACCAAGACGAGCCTAGACCCACAGACATAGCTTCTTTATCAAGAACATTTCTACGGCTTAAGAAGTTGATCGTATTTCGATTCAGTTCTGTTACGATATCAACGAAATTTTCATTGTCACTGAATACTTCAACAGAAATCGTGGAACGATTGTAAAGGGCGTTCCAGATTTTACCGGGTATATTCTTAAGAGCGTATAGCGCACCAGATAGAGCTACTGTACCCATACCAGCGATAAGCATTTGATTGTTAACCTGACTCTGAAGCCAAGTATGGAATTGTGAGTTAGCTAAATCGGTTACTGTAGCTATGTCCATTTTTTTACTCACTCTTCAGTTGCAATTAACTTCCTAAATTCTTTAAGAAATTCTTCTCTGGCATGTCTAGGTTCCCAAGGATGGAAACGATCATCTACTTGCTTAATAATGGAAACATCAATAATATTTTGCCAATGTTTAATGAACATTGTACCTTCAAAATCGAGAAGGAGTTTATCAGCTATTTTTAATTGTTCATGAGCTTCTTTAGAAGGAAGTGCGCCTAAAAATTTATTGTAGATTTTGTTTTGCATCCGAGTTTCCATTTTCTGGAAATCAGGAAGTTCAGCCTTAAAAGGTGTTGGCATATCAGAACCATAGGCTTCACTCGCATCATGAATAAGACCTAACATTTTGTGTTTCTTCATAAAACGGCTCACATAAACGCTATGCTGAGCCACGGAATAAAATGAACTAGTGTGACCAGCCCAACGACAATTATTAGACAAGGCGTGAGCAATATCAACAATGTCGAAATCATCTTCACTATATGATTTTACATAAAAATCAATACCTGTAAACGTCGTAATATAACTCAATGTATTAAACTTTCATTATTACATAAAACTGTGAAAAATATAACCTACAAGTAGAGCAAAAGTGGGTAAGGCATACATAAACATTATACGCTTTTCCAATGTATCTGCTTTAGATTGTAAAGATTCAGTCTCAGAATTATCTGTTTTATATACAGCCGTAAGTAAATTCTTTAAAACTATAATGCCCATGCCATGGGCCATACCAATAGGAAGAACTCCTAGTGGAACTAGGAACCAAAACCATAAATAACTTAGCACAAAGGCATTATAAAACATAATAATTGGGAATGAAATTAAAGCTAGGATAGCCAAAATGCCAATTTTAGTTTTTAATTTCTTTTCAACTTCTGTTTCAATCATTATTATCTAACCTTTTTAGATTTATTAATTATTTTTGTTCTAGCTTTAATTGGTTTTCTACAGAAAGATTCTCTATATCTTGATAAATACTTATTTACATCAAGGCCAAGCTCGTATTGTTGATACATGATTTCTGGATGATCATTTAGATATTCTCTATAATCCTTATAACTTTTATCGTAGGCATCAAATAACATAAAATCTATTGGGCCATTACATGCCGTATATTTAAATCTATTATCTTTTTTGATTAGCCATTTGAATGTCTCGGAATACTTGTCAATTAAAAATTCTAGGTGTTCATCTGAAATATCTATGAATATATGGCTAGGAGGAGTTTTTCTTGAAGAAAATTTTTTATAAAACCTTTTAATTGATTTCATAATTTAAATGCTTCTTTCCAATGTTTACGGCAAACTGATTCATATTCACTATCCCCTATTTCAACTACGTCAGTAGTAATAATAGGTCTACCGTTTCGCCGCCTTAAGATTTGTGTTGCTTTACTCCCACAATGGCAAACAGTTTTTAGTTCTTTTATTTGATCAGCAAGAGCTAATAGTGTTTCTATTGCGGGACTAAATAGTTGTCCATTAGAATTATTTTTCAACCCATAACAAAGCACGGGGATATTATAGCTATCAACAATTGAAGCCAATTCAATGATGTGATCTGGTGTGAAAAATTGAATTTCATCCACAAAGATAACTGAAGGTTTTTCTGAGGTGACATATAGACTGAAACCTTGATCAGTTAGTGCAATAGCTTGTTTCGAAATCCCCACTCTTGAATTAATGTACCCTATTCCTCCACGAGAGTCAAGCCCCGAAGTAAAATAAAATACTTTCCAACCCTTGCTTTCATAGTTATGAGCGGCTTGAAGCAGAGCCGTACTTTTACCTGCATTCATCACGCTGTAGAAAAAATGAAGCTTAGCCATTATATTCCTTCTATTTCAACCACTATGAAAGGGTATTTATAAAATCTATAGCTACCGCCCATAAGGATATGTTTTTTATACATAGGCCAACAGCTTTGAAAGAAATGTATTTTTAATTTATAAGTCGGTCTATTAATTTTTAAAATCATTTATATAATCTTTTAAATCAATTTTTCGTCGTCAATAAAAATATACCTAGTGTGTTCTAAGTTAAATTTGGTTGCTTCATTCTCGAAGAATTTCTGATAATTCTCTAGTCTTACTATTAGGAATTTTAATATTCTTTAATAAACTTTTTAACAGACTGGCTTGTTTTCTCATTTCGTCCTCATCCATAGTTATCTCTCATGAAAATTGCACTATGTTCATCAATAATTTGATTTAAATGCATTTCATATATAACTTCATCCATCCAAGCCTCATCGACTTTTTCAGGTAAATCAGATACTAACATCAATTGTTCTAATTTGTCAAGGTTATTTTCTAACATATTAGCAATTTCACGATACGGATGCTCGCCTCGTTTAATGGTTAATAGTTCTTGAGCATTATACCTAGGGAAAATAATATCGCCCGTTTGTAATAATTCCATGGCTTGCTCTGATACTCTAATGGCATGATAGAGGGCTTTCCAATCCACACCTTCGTTTTTCTCAGCCGCAAGCGCTCTAGAGCCAAATTCATCAAAGGCTCGTTTATAGATGGCGTAAGCTTCTTTTAAAGCAATGTTGTAACCTACTTTACGATTAACTACTTCCAAATATTTCACTAATTCAGCGGAACCTTTAGCTACGGGTAGTTCAATAATTTCAGCATGTTCATTGATTAAGCAAAAACATTCAAAGTAATGTTCAAAGTCAGGAACATCTTTGATTTTGGCTGTTGCTCCGTAAGCGCTGATCCATGAACCGAAAAGCTCTGTGGCGTTACGAGCCGCTGCTACTCGTGATCCTCGAATCCCATATTTGTTGGATTGTTGCCGACAGTAACCTACGAAGCCTTTGATATCACGAGCAATTAATTTATTTTTGTTAGGAAGAATTGTATCTTTCCATTCATTAGACATAAATTCTGCTTGTTCTTCTCTGACATGCAATAGTTCTTGCGCCACCATATCTCCACGGCGGAGCATATCAAAAAATTTAAGAATAGAGAAACTTTCATCATCCACATCATCTACAGTATTTTTAACTTTATCACTGCCAGTTGATTTGGAGATTACTTTTTGAGTGTTTTGCATAATAAGGCTTTTGGCGTCAGGTACGTGCACACCTTTATAATCAGTATCACTAGTTGGTGTTGTTGTTCCGTAAAGCGCAGACCCAAACTTCAGACGAATTAATGAGTGCATAATTATTCCCTAATAATATCCATTCGATTAAATGAATCTGTTTCAACCCAACTTGTCACCTTTTTACCATCCAATTCATGAGTGATAGTAATATATAATGAATCTTTTGTGGGCGTTGAAAAATCTATTACATTAACATATGTATAATGATCATAGTCTTTAATTAAAGTGATTTTCATGTTTTGTTCCATTTACAGAATAAAATAAGGGCGAAACATCGCCCTTATAAAGTTGATTAAAGAGGATATTACTGAAGGCCCTTAGCGCTTCGAACTAGCTTCTTGACATCAGGAATAGTTAGGCCAACTTCACCAAAATCTTCTGGATGCTGTTCGGCCCAAGCATTAGAAAGAACAATTGCAGCAGTCACAGCGACAGTTGGGACTGACTTATATCCATAAACAGCACCAGATGGCATAAGCTTTCCATAAGCATTACTAGGAATTTCTACATCGTCGTTCCAGACTGAAAGAGAATTACCCTTATTATCCTTATAAACTACGTCATTGAAATCTTTATCTTCTACTTGCACAACAACTAGGTTGTCGGCAAACTTCTCTGCATTCTTCATAAACTGATTGCCGGGAGAACCAGTATAAGCCATGCAAGCCCCTTGACCGCCATTAAGCTTAACTAGAGCAGATGCGCCGCCCTCATTATCAAGTGGAACTTCCTTGTAGTCACCGCCGCCATTATCGATATCTGCACGAATAAGACCGCGAAGAGTAACATCAGAACCACTGCCACGGCCTCCGGTGTAAACCTTAGTTGATTTAGTTAGACCTGAAAATTCCTTTACACCGCTATTACGATTGCATAGAAGAACAAACATTTCACTATAGAGATTTGGTTCTAGGGTTTGAATATTTAGACCACTAGCATTCTCTTTTGAGAATAGATATAGAGCATCACTCTGAGCCAGAGCGCCATCGCACTCACCGGAAGAGACCTTCTGAAGGTTTTCCCAAGAACCCGCAGTGGGAACAACTTCTACATTAACCTGTCCCTTAAGCTGCTTCTGAAGCTGGAGGGCAGTAAATTCGTAATTACCTCCCTTCACTCCGGCGCAAAACTTTAGCGTAGGAACATTAGACTGAGCCATTGCAGGAACCACAGCCCCACCAAAACCAGCAAGTGCTACAACCGTAGCCATTACAAAATTCATCTTCTTCATATTATTTCTCCTTTAAAGACTCTCCAAAATTGGAGAGTTGATTATTTAATTTGGAACATCACCAACATAGTCAGTTTATGAAACCATGTCAACATCTTTTTTGAACAAAGGAATCATTTCTTGCCTAGAAAGAAACTTGTAATCTCTAACAATATATTTTTCAATAATTACAATAGCCTGTTTACCCAAAACTTCTACAACCAAATCAAATTCAGATTTTACAGCATTACTACTTCTGTCATAGCTTTTAACGTCATGAGATAGTAATGTTTTCCCAATTTTTAGTGGAGTAGCATCATATACATATAGATAAAGAACTGTTTTAGCTAGGTCGCGAGGAACACCTAATTCAAAAGCTAATTCCCTATAAAGATTTCCGCTATCTTCAACTTTTAATGCCATATCAGTTATACTCCATTAATTCATGTTGATCCAATAAATCTTGAAATTCTTCTATAATTTCCATAGCTCTACGAACTTTAGCTGCATCACTTGGGACCAAGTAATCTTCAGGCTCAATGTAGCCGCCAAACAGATCGTAGAAAAAATCTTGTGTAGATCCTATAATTGCATCTTCTTTAATTTTCATTTTTATTAATCTCACTGGTTCATCCATCTTTAACTACCTTTATAACTATTGTATTTTCTAATCATGATGGTTTCCTATCTAGGGCTTCTTTAATCATTTTCAGCTTTTCTAAAACAATTTCCATCAAACGTTCTTCCAGTGAACCGGAAACAATGAGATAATGAATCAAGGCGTGAGCCTTTTGGCCAATCCTGTGAATTCTATCTTCACCTTGCTCAAGCAAAGCAGGGACGAAGCACAATTCGCCCATGACAAGATTCCATGCCTCAGTAAGGGTGATTCCGACACCTGCGGCATTTATATTTCCGATGAACAACCTACAGTTATCATCATTTTGAAACCGTTCAACAGATTCATTTTTCTCTTTATTAGACATTCCACCAATAAATTTGACAGAAATATCTTCGAACGCGGCTGCTACTTTATGAGCCACGGCGCGATGGACGCAAAGAAAAACTACTTTCTCACCGCTGTCAAGTAAATTTCTAACGTATTCAATCATCATTGAAAGTTTGGCTAAACCAATTTCTTCCCTAGCTTGAGACATAGCTTCAAAATGAGAAGCTTCGTAATCATCATAATCATCTTCTTCACTGAAATTTTTAGTTCTTTCGTGAATATTATCAATGAGTTTTCGTAATTCTTTATCTGTAATTTCTTGATAATCTTCTTCAGTCTTTTCACCGCTCATAATCATGAGGGCTTTAAGATTATCAGCAAAGATTTGCTTTTCTTTCTTGACTAACTTTGAAAGTCCATCATTCGGTAGTGTAACTATCTGCCTCCGTTTAGGAGGAAGCTCTTTCAAAACATCATCCTTTAGGCGACGAATCATGAAAGTTGTTCTGAGAAGTTCTTGAAACTCTGTTAGATTATCTGTTCCACTTGTATCCCAACCCCAAGGAGTTTCAAATGCGGCGCAGAATTTCTTTACGAATTTAATATAGTTACCAAAAACATTCTCGTGACCAAACGAAGAAATCATCACCCACATATCTAGAGGCTTGTTTAAGATAGGTGTACCAGTCAAGAAAATTCTTTTAAGTGCCGGGATAGGAGCTAAACGATCACTTTTCTTTTTGCCTTGATAACCCAAGACTTGCTTAGTTTTTCCTGCTTTTTCATTTTTCAGAACGTGAGCTTCATCACAGACTAGAATATCCCAAGTCTTGGAATGAATTTTATCTCTGAATTTTTCTAGCATATCATAGTTTATGATAACTACATTATCATCTTCGGGCCAAATATATTCAGTAGTTGATTTTTTAGTCCCTTCACTATCTATAATAATTTTTGGTTTGGTGTGAGCTATCCCAATAGTTAGACCAAGTTCTGGCCTGATCCATTTGATTGCTTCTTTTTCCCAATTAAGTTTTAGAGAAGCAGGAACTATAAGCAATACATTTTTAACTTTAGATGCATTATTAATTACACCTAGTGCTTGGATAGTTTTGCCAAGACCCGGTTGATCCGCAATCAATGTATCATCACGCTCTAGTGCAAACGCAATACCGGCACGTTGAAACGGAAGATAGGATAGACCTTCAGGAACTAATAAAACATCATCATAATCTGTCGCATAACTTGCTTCAATTAATTGTTGCTTAATTATCTTAAGATTATCCAACCTTTCACGGGCCGAATCAACACAATTCTCATAGAATTTCCGAGCCACATCATCATCTGATGTAACCCATTTACCTTCTATAAATTTAAAGCCTTGACGCTTTAGAACAAGACGTTCTTCAAAAGTACAACGGGCTACGTATAACCCGTTGATACGATTAATTTTTATTGTCATGTAATATTATTCATCATCTTTGCGGGTATAAAGATTTGCAATTAGCTTATCCATTGCTGTAATAGCTTCAATCAAATCTTCCTTGATATAGGTTTGCTTACGCTCTGCGATCTTATATAGCGTATCTCGGGCAGCATGACATTCAAGGAGGCTTAGGATTCTAGGTGAGCGGCCCACCTCTTTTTCTTTTGTAGGACCGATCAGAGAAAGAATGATGGTATCACCCTTCCTCATCATGATCTGCTCTCCGGGGTAAAGCTCAGACATTTGCATAGCAAAAATCTTGGCTGCAAGTTCCGAGTTTTCACTGCCAAGGAATTTACCCTTTTGAGTCTCGATTACGTACTTCTTTTTGAATAAATAGCTTAACATGGTCATTCTTTGTTATTAGTTTCAATTTTGGTCTAAACTGTTCCAAGAAACATATTTAAATCCGATTAAGATATATTCTTCGTCATAAGCTTCATTATAGAACCATTGTTCCGCATTTTCTTTAGTGACGTGAACCATATCAAGGAACATTGGTTCGCCATACTCACTGTCTTTAACTACAGTAAGCCAACCATCTGTACTATTTACTCGTGTAAAATTTTCTCTAAATGTAGCATTTTCAAAAATTGCTACACTTAAATCATCAAACCTAACCACAACTTCGTCATGGACAGAGGTGTAAATGACTTCTACTTCTCCATAAAAGTCACTTACATATTTCTCATATTTATTAGTTTCTGTCATAAATTACTTTCAATCTTTTTAATGTACCAATCTCGTGAGGCTTGAGCCACACTTTTAGCTACAACTCTCCACTCCAAACCAGAAGCTTCCAATTCATTTACGCTTTCTTTTTTAACGTCTGCGCCAACCCATCCCATGAATGGGCCAATATTTTTACTATTTAATTCCCCATTACAAGCTTCAACTAATCCCTGCTCACATCTAGCTTCAGTGACGAATTGTGTTGTGAATGTTTCAGTGCCAGCAAGAATAATAGGATCAATTGCTACAAGGGCTTTAAATTTACTAACCTTAGAATTAGAATGGCTTTCACCTTTGGCTTTAAAGAGATACTGAGAACGGTATTTCTTATGTTCGCCTTTAGTCAGCCAGCCATCGGCAGGATAGAATACAAAACCTTCGCCAATTCCATCAATACCAAACTTTTCTTTAATAAAAGGATCAGATTTATCACAATCATCTACAAGTAAAGAGATATCAGATGTAAATTTTTCCATAGAACTATGGAGACGAAAATCTACAACGAATTCAGATGTACTCCATGGTAGTACATAGGTGTTAGGCGTATCCATTACATATAGTTTTATGTTATCAGGTTCATATACCCAAACATTTGTTTCGGGAAAATATACAGAAAAGGGGAAGAAAGCTTTCTTTTCAATCTGAGATACAGCTACACCTTTTTGAACTCCGGGACCGGCCCATTCTCCATAGATGATGAAAGTTGTGCCATCCATTGGAGTAATGTACTGCTTAACTGTCTCAAGCCAATTAGCAAAACCTGCGTTATCATTATCAATAGACACTAAGCCGGTACGCTTGCCGCCTTTAATAATACCATCAGAAGATACAACTATTGCTGCATTTGTCCCATGAAGTTTAACTTTTCCACGATACGTTACAGTAGGGCGATCTTCAATTTCAAAAGCCCGCTTAACCATAGCATTTACATCGCTGAACTTTTCAATACTTGGAAACTTAATAAATGTCATGATGGCCTCCTTTTAGATGTAAAACAGTATAACTATCTTCTGATTTTTCGATAATTTCCTGTTCCTTATATTCGTCTATAAAACCTTTATCAATCCTAAAAGGATCGTCATCTACCCAAATAGAAATGTTTATTCCACGCTCTTCACAGACTTTTCGCTTTGCCCGATAATTACAATAAATAATAGGTATGCCAAAATCTTTAAAGTCTTGTGCCAATTCAACCGGCGTATCCATTCCTCTGGATGTGACTAGATAAATATTATGATTACTAGCTTGCATGATCGGAATAATCTGTTTCCACATTTCAACATCAGCACCGTAAGTTCCGTCATAGTCAAGCATTATGTTCATTGTTTAAGTTTTTCTTCTAATTCCATAAATAACATTTGAGCCGTGGCTTCTGTAATTTTACCTTGCTCTAAGCGAACCGCAATTGTATTACCACTAACTAAAAAATTAAAATATTTACCAAAGTATTTATGACTAATATACAGACTATTCTTCATCTTCATCTTCGCTGTCAAATGTAACTATTTGAATGTCACCACCAGACATATTATCTAAATAAATAGCCGCTTTAACCGCTTCTACTGCTGACGCTCCATGAAACATGGCACCTTGAGCTATAGGACCACCAGAGCCAATAGAAATGAAATCTGCGGTAACTTCAATGCCCCTTAAAGAGCTTCCATCATAAAGTGTTATTGTCCCGTCTTCACAAATAGATAATATATTAGATTCATAGGTATTTTTATTTTGCGGTGCGCCAGCGAAGATGCAATCAATATAATCAAGACAATCCGCAACAGCACCTGCATAACCTACTAAATAAGAAATTTCTTGTGGCTCTTTTCTTTTGATAATTCTATCAATCCAAGACAATTCCTCAACAGCTTTAATCTTCCTTACCTTAATGACATTTCCGTCATAAATATTATCTCCTGATGATTTTGAATCTGATGCAAGTACGCCGTCTCGGTATGCTACTGTTGTCAAATGCTTATTGCTCCTTCATTAAATTTCTTTATTTCGTCAAATGTGGCGGGAGCATAACCAAAATTATCGACACCAACATCTACACGATTCTTTCTAATCGGCACTGTATCTGTTCTTCCATGAACATGTCCATGGAACATCCAAGCCTTTCTGAAATATCCATTCCATTCTTCAATAGGGTAGTGACAAAGAGTTATTTTTTCTCCATTTAGATCAACTTCTTGATAAGGAAGTGCTACTTCCCAACCATCAGCAACAATGGTTTTCTCATTATCATGATTACCTATAATAAGAAATTTTTTTCCGTGAAGCCGTTTTAGAAAGAAATCAGCATCGTTAGAAGATTTATAATTGAAATCTCCTAGGTGGAAAACTACATCTTCAGGGGTTACTTTCTCATTCCATCTACGAATTAATTCTTCGTCATGTTCTTTAATATCTTTGAAAGGACGACCATTGCCAAGTGTTAAAATTTTATTATGAGAAAAAGTGACTGTCAGATGTGAAAAATACATTAGCCATTTGACTCCTCCTTTCTATCCCATCGTTTGCAGTGGGGGTTGCTACGAAAGTATTTTCGCAAGGTATGTTCTCACATTTTTTATAATTTTTTGGTCTGGCCATTTATAAATACTTTTTAATATAATCAATTGCAATACATGAATCGTAGATATAATCGAAGTTTTCAGTCATGCTAGGAGCTTCATAGTTATCTTGCATATTTTTTAATACGTGTAAAGGAATATACTTCCCTTCCGAACCCACCCGCTTATAAAGTCTCCAAGCCCAATCTTCGGGGATTTCGAATACAACGGCAATCTTAACATAACTATCAAATTTGTCAAGGATTATCTTTCTCTTTTTGGAAGAAAGATTAGTCTGATCCCATACTACATTAAACTCTTTGATTTTAGCCATACGAGCATCAGCTTCAATTAATTTGGAAGCTTCGCCAACGTAATCTTTAAAAACTTCATTATAAGTTTTATTCACATTCTTAGCAAAATTATCAATATAGTCATCAGAGGAAATAGTGAGAAATTCTAAACAAGTTTCTTGTTTAAGCCTTGTCCTGAACGTTGATTTCCCTGTCCCCGGAAGGCCTACTAGCATTATCAGTATTGGTTTCTTCATCAACTATTTCTTCTTTCTCTTCATCTTCAAAATTATAAATGAAAAATCTTCTTTCATCTTTCGATAAAGGAATTACATCTTTATTCCCTGAAGTAATAAACCAATTAAACATTTTTATTCTCTTCTTCTTTCTGCCAAACAGGAGTAGTTCGATATTTAATCAAACTGTCCCAAAAGACGCGAGTTTCAGAGCCACGAGGTGCTGATAGATTAGTAGTAATCCCAACATCACCAAGAGGTGAAGCAGCAGTGATACGAACAGTGGAAAGAGGAGTGATGACTCCGACTTTAGTTTGGATCGCATCTGTTCCAAGAGGAACAGTGGCGTAAAGTTCAGGCTCATCTTCTTCATCCTCCATAATTTCAACGGGATTTCTTAAAAAATAATCCAAATAAGTCGCTAAAGGACCATTAACATCCAATGTGTCTCTGTAACCATTCATCACAGGTACAACAGCATCATAGAGTTCTTCTATTGCTTTTGAAATGTACTTATCTTCATATTTTTCAGGCCTGATATTATCTCTAAGATAATAAAATTGTTCAACCAGAGTTAATTCAGGATTGTATTCATATTTTGGTGTTGTTTTATCTGTAGACAATGGTATATCCATTTCTGCCATAATAGCCGTTCATGATGTGTTCTTCTATATATTTATACATATCTAGATCAACTTCTGTGTCAGAAACTATGTCGTAAACCACACAATCCCTGTAAATATTAGAAACTGTATATTCTTTATCGTTATTACCGTTTCTATAGCTCCCACGATCTAGTGCGGCGTGTAGGTGATTTTTAAGATGGCCTATATTGTTCCAAATCTTTGGTTTCTTATCCCACCTAGGAGCGGAGCCACCACGGGAAAATAACCCGTTGGCAGGATTATAAATTACGAAGCCTTTAAGCTCTGGCTTTGGTATGTTGATTTTAACCATAGATCGTCCAGTTCTATATTTGTATCGTATAATGCAAACTCATTGATAACTTTATCAATTTCAAAACCATCTTCAGTCAATAGTTTTTTAATTCTATTAACATTCTTTTCATATTTTTCTAAATTTTCATAAGTTCTGTAGGTTAGCATTTGTACTAAGTAATTATCTCGTTTAAGTTTATTACGAGAATAATGTAAGCCGAGATTTGCAGACCATAGTTTCAGTCTTTCACTATTATATGGAAATTTAATAGCAAAGTGAGTTTCAAAATACTGATCATTATTTCTATTTAAAGCTTTGGGGTGCCACGGAACGGTCTCAATTTTTATTCTGGTAACGATATAACCTTTTGATTTGAATAAGTCAGCCTGATTCAAGGCTGTTGCGTATATCATGTCATCTGATCCGCCTTTGATAGATGAACTTGTCATGGAATGAGGAGGAATATTATCACCCATATCAATGATTATAGGCTTTAGCCCTAGTTCGTAGCAATCTGTAACAAAATTATCACTATATTCTACCGTGATGTGGATTTCATAGTAAAGCTCTTTCTGCCCCTCAACAAAGGGGCAGGTTTCGCAGAGTTGGCAATCTATCATGGCTTTGGCGGACATGTTTCATTAGGGGCTGATATAAAATAATAAGAAGAACCACTAATTAAAGAGTTATCACACAGTTTAGCAACCATGACATTACCATTATAACCAACTATTTGACCCACAACCGTCCCATTCTTTTCTGAATGAATATAGGCCATACTTCCTACTTCGGGAGCGCAACTAGATAAAATCACAGTAACTATAGATAGTAAGAATATTTTCTTCACCAGACACAATCCTTTAACAGAGTAGTACGTAACTTTTCGAACTTTTGATCTACATCGCAAGCATCTTTGAGGCGCTTCATCAGTTCTTCATAAACCGTTTCCACTGGAAAACCTTTATCCCAAAGGCTAAAGATGATTTGCTTAACCAGAACGTCAGCTTTTGAGTTTAGAGCGAAATCTTTACGTGACATATTTTTTTCAACAATTTTTGAAATCAAAGCTTTGATAGCAATAGAAAGATAGGTAACATTTCTATTTAGAGTAGATTCATAAGCTTCAGCTTTAGTCAAATCATCAGCTAGCATAAAAGGCTTGAGGTCGTCTAATTGTCCATCCAGAAGAACAGCAACAAGATTACGCTCTTTTTGAATCTTATCTTTCGTGCGATGAAGATTAATATAAGCCGTGGTCTTAATTTTAAGCATATGTCCGTCATGAAAGCGAAGAACTTCACCCTCAGTCAATTCTTCTTTTTTAGAATTGTATATTGAGTCGGAGTACGAGTGCATGTCCCCGATAGGGGTTTTATCAATGGAAACTACTTCAATATCAAAAATATCTCTGACAGTTTGAATCATATCTTCATATGACCAATATTTACCGCTGTAATTTTCTCTCACCGCCGTTAGTACAAGTTTATCAATAGGATGATCTACGACGATTCTATTCTTACGGCTGCACCACTCAAAAATAGGAGTAAGATTTTCAATACGACATTCTTTTAGAAAATTATTGATGCCTTCATGATTATGTTCTGCCAACCAAGTTTCAGTTTGCATAGAAGTGTCAGTTACACCCATTTTAGTGGCCCAACGAAATCCTCCACCCAAAAACATAGGATGAACCATAGAGCCGTCAAGTTTCTCTAATCGATCATAACCCTTTGTAATATCTACATTTATAGCTAGAGTTTCCTCACGTTCACCGAAATTCATGAACTTATGATAAGGTCTGGAAATTAGTTCGCCAGAAGCATTATCAAACTTAATGCCGCGAAGTTCGCGGCGAATAGCCGTGTTGACATCCGTTACGGGAGGGAAGGTTTTGTTGCACGGAAGTTTGTAGTTTATGACGGTATAGCCATCTTTTTCTACGATATAAAATAAATCCTCATCGCCCTTGATAGCCTCAAGAACTTGAGAGATATGTACGATCCTAGGAAATTCATAATTCATAATATTAACCTTTCTTTAAACTAGGATTGATACAAATATTAAAGCCAATAAACTGCTTTTCGACTGCCTAAAAGGGCCTTAGCCACAGATGAAAGTTCACGGCGCTTAGTATCAAGACGGTAGTCGCCAATCTCCTTAACATCTCGAATGGATTCACTGATCCGATTATAGATTGTTTTCCAATTCTGAACCCAAACGGTATCGGTATATTCATCCCTTTCATCGGGTACAAGTGAAATAAACTCAATCGCTCGTAGACGAAGTTGATCCATAGCAGTTGTGCCATTCTTTTCAGCACGAGGAATTTGCAGACGAACTAGAGCGGCTACATTTTCAATGTGGGAGTTCTTATTTACGTAATAAATTTCAGGCTTCATTTCAATTTCCTTTTAATGATTTAACTATTCTATCTTCCGTGGAACTTACAATGTTCGTTCTTGTTTATATCAAATCGGTAAAAAGAGCAATCATCTTTTCCCGACATTTTCGTGTTTTCAATCCAAGACAATCTACCAATAGCAACAATGTCTGTACAAAACTCTCTCACATAACGTGATGACTGATAAGTATTCGCCCAATTTGAGTCAAACAGTAACCAAGTTGGACGAAGATTGCAAAACCTTTCTATCATTGGATGAAGAATTTTACGCCCCCAAGGCGGATTTGTTATGATCACATCAGCATCCATAACATCATGTTCTGCTAAAGTCAAGGCATTTAATTGAACAATCCTGTGATTCTGAGGTTCAATGTCGTATTCCGCGACACAAACTAAACTCATAACATCAATTAATTGATCTGTGAGGATGCCATCCCCGGCACAAGATTCTACAAATTTCGTCCCCGGTTCAATGAAAGGTTTTAATGCCTGTACCGCTCTGGGATCGAATGTTCTATAATAGTCTCTTGGTATTCTTTCAAAATCGCTACGAAGGCCCATGTTTAATTTTCTATTTCTTTAAATTTAATTTGCGCCATAATTGAATTAGGTGCATTTAGGATTTCTATTACTTTATTAAAGTGCTCATCTGCTTTAATGCTATCCACGATAAACCTAAAGCTAATTAAAGGTCTATGGATTATTTTTAAGGGATTACCGACAAGACCCGAATATTTAGAAATAAATTTAGTTAATTCTCTTGCCATTATAGTAGACTACCTTAGGTAAATATCTGTATTTATAAGAAGTGTATTCATTTACGTACCACGTAAATCGATAAATATTTTCATTCTGGAAATGTTCTCGTAACTCTTGTTTGAAACAATAACGATTAAATTCAAATTCTTCCTCATCCATTACTTTCTCCTTTATAATAACTTATTGATACTTATTATATCTTCAATAACTTTTTCAGAAAGAATAAAGTCTTCATGATCCGCGTTATAATTGCCAATCCATATTTCCAAAGCCCTTATTAATTTTTCTTCACTGAATTTAGGTTTCCATAATTTAGCATAAGTCAAAACTTTAGGATTTTCTGTCCTAGGACAGAGGACGGCACAAGTTTTCTTTCCTCCAAGAGTTGTATTCTCATGGCCTAGATGAACTTTATCTAATGCAGCAATTTTATCAAATTCTTTTTGATTAACACGAACGACGCATTTTTTGAATGAATTAGCGAACCATTCTTGATAGTCAGGATCATCTTGAAACTTAACATGAGCGTTTAAAATAGAATGGCAAACTAAAGTCAAACTCATGTAGTCTGGAAATTCATCTAAAACTGCGATATACATTTTCATTTTAATGGCCTTTTAATTTTTTATGAGGAAATTTATTTCCATTAGGAAAAATAAGGAATTCTCCGTCATAAGTAACACCTTCTTTACTAAAATGTTTAATAATACGATTATACCAAAACGGCATATATTTTCTAATTTCATCCAAATTTAGATTATTTTTAACAGTATTAATTTTATTTATTGTTATAACGACATTCCCTTTTATGTAGCCTAAATCAGGTATAATTTTATCAATTGATGGACTATCGGTTCTAACTCCATCACTCTGCCAATCTAAAGAATTATCAGAATAAAAACATTTATAATTCTGTTTTTCAAATAGATAAATAACATAATTTTTGTCAATTTCAAAATCTACTAATTTTTTGCTACTTCTACTTTGCATCGTAGTTAATTTTTTATTTAAATAAAAATTTATATTACTTTTATTTCTTTTTCTTATTTTAGTAGCCATACAAACACTACAAAATGATTGCCGATACCTCTTATTTTTATCTACGAATGGAAATAAAGAAATGTCCTTAATTCTTTCACAAATAGAACACTTTATTTCTGTGTCGTTTATCAAATTAATTTTAGTTCTTGTTCCTCCATTATGTTTAAGCCCTAACGCTGATATTCTACCTGCAATCGCTCTTATATTAAAATTTAATTTTTCAGCTATTTCTTTATTATTTAAGCCCTCTGCATGTAGAGTTATAATTTCCTCTTCAAAATCTTTTGTGGGTTTAATAGGTTTAAAATTATCAAGCTTACTAATTTTAAAAATCTCCCGGCGCGACTTGAAAACAAGGTACGCCTCTATCACGCCATGCAACTACAACCTGATCTCTATCATCAAATGCAAAGCTAGGGTTGTAACCCGCTTCTAAAATTTTATCTAAAAGTTCCATCTTAACAATATTATCGGCTCGATAATCACCTTTAGCCCTCATAAACAGAACGTGGTACTTAACGCCATGTTTTACTAGCCATTCTTCAGTTACTCCGCGTGATTGTTCACCACGTCCAGAGCAGAGAACGATGCGCCATCCAGCGTCATACAAAGCGTTCACCACATCAATTACGTGTTGATGAGGGAGGTCATGCGGAATACCACGCTCGAATGCTGCGTAATTTTTTGGTTTAGAATTAATATAAACTCTTCGGTGTTGCAGATCAGCAATTGTTCCGTCGATATCTACGATAATATCACGCATCCGAAAAACTCCCATACCTAAAGAAATAGTCAATTAATTTATCACTAATATTATCTACGTCTTTCTGAGTGCAATCTTCTCTAGCGAGGAAGCTGTTGGAATAATCGGCAATTTCTTGAGTAGAAATTGGGCCGTGCCAAAGAACTAATGTAGGAAGAGCTTTGCCATAACCATAATCATCGGCAGGAGCTATGGCGCTCAACAGATCAAACTTACTAATTGTTACTACTTCTTTAGTCATTAAACATCCTCAAATAAAATTCCTACACCTTCACCGAGCTTTGGTCCCGGTAACTTCATGAATGTTTCCATTCCTTGTATTTTTTTAAGCATTCCATCTACTATCAAAATTCTGCCAATAGGAGATATGTTGCGATCTACCAAATCACTGAAAGGGCAAGGCCCTGAATAAATTGTTCCGCGCCTTGCTATTTCAAATTTTTCATGGTAAATAAATATAGGAATGTTTGTCATAGTGAAGCCATCATAGCCCTTACGCCCTCACTAGGCTCAATATAGCGTTCCGTAGTACTTAGGTTCGAATGTCCAGCAATTAACTGAACGTCTCTCAATGAGGCGTTATGGAGATTTGCAACACGAGCCATTGTCGTAATGGCGGTACGCCTTCCACTATGGCTAGAACAACCAGTTAAACCCACCTTGTCTTTATAGAAGCGCTTGAACCAAACCGTCATGGCATTTGCTGTCATAGTAGGTTTGTAATCTCCGTATCTAATATACTCATCATTAGGCCGCTCTTTTCGAAGCTTAATCAGCATTGCTTTAAGTTCAGGATGCATTGGAATTTCTCTGGCACGGCCATTCTTTGAAATATGATCTCCTATATGAATCATATCATCAATTTGGCCATTAGCCTTAATAACATCATCCCAACGAAGTCCAGCAATTTCACTAGCACGAAGTCCAGCTTTAATACTAAATAAAACAGCAGTTTTATCACGAGTCTTTTGATTAGACTCGGATTCTATGGCTTTAAAAATTCTTCGCAGATCATCTGCCTCAATAATTTTAGCTCGTTTTACTGCCATTTCTCACCTACTCCTTTAGTACCAACACTTTCTCTAATGCTGATAAACTCTGGAAGTTCCTTAGCAGAAGCTAAATATATCACATTTGAAAGTCCGTCAATAGCGTTTAAAGACGAAATAGACGAAACATGGAAAAATTCATGTACACCATCTTTGTGCCTAAATAAAGTGAGAGCAGCAAATTCTTCTTCACTCAGGCAAATTACAGCAGTTTTTTTAATTAATTGATCCATAAGTGTTCATTCTTTCCAGTTGCTTTATCAAATAACTTATTTCCGATATAATCGAGATACAACCAAGTTGTAAAAGCTTCGTCGTGAACTTCCATATCAAAAAGCGCAGTTATTAAAGCTCTTTGAATTACGGAAAGGTGATATACCGCGTTGCATTCTTTAACATCACCTTTATCATAAACTTCCTGATAAGGCAAGGTCTGTAGAAAATTTATTTTTCCAGCAACTTCGTCACCATAAAATTCCTTAACAATCTCCCAATTTCCAGAGCAATGGTAAGTCAGGATATGACTCAGAGCGTCTTGTATTTGTTCTTCTGCCATCATCATTTAATAATATAACTTTCTTTAGGCTGAAAATACTGTGTAGGTTATTTTATCGACTCGAAATTCTTTAAGAGTACGAAGATTAATTGACTTCCACTTGCGATCTTCACCACCATCCATTTCAACCACAGTAATGATACTGCCACGCTTGACTCGCTTCTTAGCGTCATTCTTAGCATTTTCGGGGTTGTTTTTTACCTGAGTAGCAACGTTGCGACGAAACGTCATGTGACGAATTTCACCATCTTCCTTGACAAACGTTGCTGACATGATCTTGCCACCAGCAAGAATGAGCTTACGAAGGGCGGTACGATACGAAACTTCAACCATGATTATCTCCTTTAATCAGTTGTATGATCTTCTGATTATGAAGATAGCTAATTTAAAGATATTCGTCAATAGGGAATTTTGAGTTTTTTAAATTATATACTGGAATATCGTGTTCCATGGCACACACTATCGCGGTTCGACTTCCGCCTGAAGGTTTTCCATCCGGGGTCCAACATATTAGAAACTTTGAAGGTGTTTTAAGATCCCGTCCTAGAACTTGACAAATGTTTCTGGTATGGAGTTTCTTTCCTCCGTCTGTCAAGCTTTCCCAATAAGGATGTATGGCTTGAGCCATGTCACGAGCTTTAAACTTATTACCTACAACTATACCATCTCTCTTATTAAAACCTTGCCAAGGTAAGTAAATCTCTTTCAGATCGCCAGCACCTTCTTCAAACGCTGTGTCTGCGCCATCTGCACCACCACTTCTAAGAGTGAAACCATTCTGAAATAAAATCATAGCAATGACTCTCATCTCGGCCATAACTTCTAACGGCGACTGTCTTGAACCAATGCCGGAATAAAACATCCACCATTCCTCTTCTCTAATTCAATATATTTTTCTACAAATATTTTTAAAAATTTAGCAAAAGCTTCTTCATCACAGTCAACGGCATAACCTGCGCCACGTTCTGAAGGTTCGTAAATATTGGCTTCGGTTATTACGTCATTAATATTTTCAATCGTTTCAGCAATCAAGTCTTCGTGATCGGCTTTATATTGCCAGCCACGAAGTGCATCAGTATAATTTTCCCAACTTTCTACACCACTTTTTTCTAGTGCCTCAAGTTTGGCTATCTTTCTCTTCATATCCGCGTAGGCCCATGGATAAATTTTAATTTGTTCAGACATTAATAATTCCTCATGCAAACCAAGTAATTAATTTTTTATATTCAAATCCTGCATTGATCATATCGGTGTGAACTTGATCCACCGTCTTTTCAGGATTCCAATCCGCTCCCCACTCATTTTCCATCTGATTCGTTAAATACTCAGGAAGTCCTTCTACCTCATCAAAACTATCATTTTCATCTTCTTTAGCCAAAATAAAAACTGTCACAAAGGCATTCTCGCCTTCTGCTTCAGGATCAATGGCTGCATCAAAATAAAGTTCATGTGGCTCATAACGACCATGTTTCATATTAATAATCCCTCTTACCTTCGTGGAACGCTTTTACCACACCAAATCTCAATTTCTTGTCTTTGGTGAAACCTTGATATTTAATAGTGACTTCGCCACCAATAAATTCTTTTTTACGTTCAAGGATGTTCACGTTTCGTTCATACGTACCAGCAACGCCAGCTTCTGATGTAGTCCCATCAGCTAGCCTAACAATTACAGCTTTGGCCGCACCGCTCCAATTGCCTTGACCTTCGATGATATCAACAAGCTCAAACTCACCTTCGTCAAAGTTTTTATACTTTAAAAGTCCTTTGGTACGTTTAAACGCATAAACAGAATCTGGATCACGTAGCATAAGGCCTTCATAACCCTGAATAAAGAAATTATCGTGCGCCGCTGATACTTGCATCATATCAAGATTATCAATTAGTACAGTCTTACACAGTTGTACCACATCCCCAACATCGCCCAAATCTTCGACAAAAATTTTACGAAGATACTCTAGACGTTCTTCGTAAGTCTTATCCAAATCATCCCAAAAGATAATATCATAGATGTGAAATTGAACTTTATCTCTAATTTCTTGTAATTCTTCTCCTGTCAGGGAGGCTAGTTTTTGCTTTTTAATCAACGAAACAATCTTTTCGAAGTCTTCCTTATAGCCGTGATTATAAAGTTCGCCATCAAATGTAACGTTGTATTTAAGAGATGCTTCTTGAAGAAGATTCACGATATGTTCTACTGTATAAAATGGCTTACCGGCACGAGATGTACCGCCATTATCGTCAATCACACAGCGAACCCCATCGAACTTGGGCTGTAGATACCAACGCTTCTTAGTCTTTAACGTCTTTGTCTCATGAAACTTATCAGCTAACATAGGCTGAACAAAGTTACTTTTTGCTGCGGTTTCCGGTGAATAACTGTATTTACGATCCAGTTTCTTTTGATAAATCGCTTCTACTTCAGCGTCGGCTTGGCTTTCATCTGTAGTAGCATTTGTTTTACCTACATTTTTAGCATTAGCTTGTTTCCAGTCAGAAACAACAATTTTGCCTCCTTGAATACCGGAATGAGTTCGATACATCGATCCATCTCGTTCCATAAACCAAGTTCTTAAGTTATCATTGTTGTCGCGATGATAAAGAGTTTTGTAAATTACTGTCATTTATTATTTCTTTTAATTTTCTTGAGTAATACAGGGCGTTGTGTTCATTTATTGGATGGGGAGGGTAAATAGTTGGCCCTCCCCAAGTCCTAGCTTCTTCACGTTCCTTAACGTAATTCTCTAACAGAGTTTGAAGCTCCTCTAAAATTTCTAATGACATTTTGCTTCGATAATATTAGGATACCAAGACAGGAACGGGATTCGCCAACCATAAACCTTAAGTTCACAAGTGGCTCCACGAACCAGAACCTTATTTACATCAGAACTATTAAACTTTAGAAAGACCCATTCATCGGTATTTTCATAGATCGTATTTGTTCCATATGCAATATATTTACATTGCTGAGCATCATTGGCGCTACAGACACGTTCACTATCCCTAACGAACGTATCTGTAACTGTTTTAGTAGTGGCAGCGACATAAACATATCGACCGCCATAAAGTACAGCTAGTGCTACACCAAGTCCAATAATACCCTTCTTTGTATATTTATTCACCTAAGCTCTCCTTTGCACGTTTGACCCAATCACCGAACGTAGATTTCGCAATGCCTAGCGAACGTCCCGCACCTCTGATAGAACCTACCTCTCTAACTTTGTCAAGGATTTCTTTTGCGGTGTAAATATCACCGAATAAAAGGTCTTCATTACTAGAAGGGGTTTCAGAACTTTCCTCAACCGGAGCGTCCCATCCTTCTTCTGCAACGGAGGTATAATGAGTATCCACAGCCTTATCAAAGCGCTTATCACGACTTCCTTTACCGGGGTTATCGATTTCACCCACAACTTCATAGGTCCAAGCTCGGCCCTTGGCGTTGTTATAATCAGAAGGGATTGCAACAACATCGGCGGGATTAATCTTTACAATGATTACTCTTGAATTTACGGTGTCCCCGAAATGGGTAAGATAACTATGAGCGCAAAAATGAAGCCCGCTGCTGCAAGTGTTAAACCGATCAGGATTAACTTCTTCACGCGGCATGGATGGTTTCGTGCCAATGCTGTTGTCCGTTTTACTGTCGTGGATACTGGTATAATCATCTCTAACCTTCTTGAACGCTAGGAAGTCGCCGTCTTCAGTAAGAGGCATTTGTGCCGCCTCAAGAAAAAGATAAAGTTCATCGATGGCAGTTTGTGAAGGATTCTTCATAACCTTATCAAGGAACTTGGCCCAAATAGCAATGTCCCAACCTTCTTTAATAAGTTGAATCATTTTAGCTGTTAGTGTGTTATGAAGAGGTTTGTTCTTGTAATAGATTTCACCATCTGTTACAGTAATATCACCGAATAGAAGTCCTTCGATAGTCTTAGGCACATCTGTTAGGCCTAAAATCTTCTCAACATCCATCGTGCCATGACCTTTTTTAAGTTCTGCCACGATTTCTTCAAAATAAATATGTGAGCTATCAATTGATACAGGCTTTGCACCAAAGAAAAGGTTGACGCCACGAGCGCCTAGAATAAAAGTTAAATTCATTAGTTTTTGCTTTCGTCTACGAGTTTCACGTAATTGATGAGATCATCAGCGTTTTGCTGGCTGAAATTACTCATGCGAGTTGAAATGATATATTTCGATAGGGGATAATCTTTTTGAAGCTGCTCTACCCAATAACTTAGTGTTTCTTCGGGGAGAAGGGAATTTTTAAATGGGTCCATGTGTTGCCGATAAACATGATTTGGAACCATAATTTGCCACAAAATAATATTGTGATCATTATCTTTAAATGTAGTGTCTACACTACCAGAAAATTCCAAAAAGTCAAGAACTTTTTTGAAACTGGTATCATTTTTATAACAAGCATTCTTAAATAATTCACCTTCTTCACTAATCATATGGTCCATACGTTTATCAAAATTAGTAGAATCATAATGTTTCTTAAAATCACATAACTTAAATAATTCATTTTTTCGGTCTTCTAGAGCATTTCTCATTCCAGCCTTTTTGAGCTTATTAAGATGTTGTTTCTTAACCGCTACAATTTTCGTTAGGTCTGGAAATAGTTCTGTTAGCCTATAATAAGGAACATGGTCCTCCTTATTTTCATCCATTAGGTAATAATCTTTATATGAAATAATGTACTTCATATCAGGATCTAGATTTTCTAAATCAATTACATCTTTAACTGTACCAGCATCATTAGCCGCAACGAAAGAAAGAACGTGACACTCATTTTTAGAAATTCTAACAACATCTGTAAGATCAGGCTTAACTCGCTCAGGAAGTGCTAAAGACTTTAATTCAACAATCTTAGGAGGAAATCCAAGTAGTTTACGAAGGCTTCTTAATTTTGCAGGGGTTGAATCAATATCTCTGATCCAGACAATATTATCATGCTTCTTTAAATTATTTTTAATTCTTGCACTGGAATGTACAACCCTTTCTCCCTCTTTATCAATAATAAAGATAGTTTTAGAATTAATGTACCAAGTCGTGTTGTAAGAATTACTGTTTGAAGTAAACTTCAAAGTTTTACGTTCTGACCTAGTATCATAACTAGGGAAATATTTAATTGCCACGCCATAGTTTTGCCGTAACTTATCGCGAGCCATAGACTGATGATTGTAAACTTTTTTCCCATTAAATTCCAGTTTGTCTAAGAAATTAGATATAGAAGCCACGCCATTCTTGGACTCAGATTCTTTGAAACATTTGGCTTCGTACATAGTTCTGACAGATTTATAGGCTTGCTTAATTTCGGCAACTAGCTCGGCGTCAATTTTATCCGCCATGACAAGGATGTTTTTAATTGTCTCATCATCATAACTTAAAGTTTCACGACTAGGAGTAATATCTAATTGACCGATTGGAAAATCAATTAAAATATTAGAAGTGAGAACTTGTCTTTGCTCATCAGTGAGCGTGGGTAAGGCATTAATATCAATGGGGTAAATTACACAACCTTGCTTAGCCCTAGCTTTTGAGCCTCCGTAATGGTAATCAAAGATTTTAAAATTGGAACCCTCATGAATAACTTTACGAGTGTTTTCTGCGACACTAGCACCTTTTACATTGGGCTTAACATCAAAGCCTTCGTAAACCCTTTCCATTTCAGTTCTAAAACGCTCACAGTCTTTAACATTAACTGGAAACGTTACCATTAAACCGTCAAGCTCAGACGTATCTTCAGACGCCATGAGGGAAATCATAGGAATACCAGTAATATCTACATAAGCACCGTAGACACGCTTTGTGCCTCTTAAAAAGGCTGTTACAGTAAAACTATCAGTATAGGCGAACGGAGTTTTAGAGCCTAGCCCAAATTTACCAATAGCTAGGTTAGTATTTTCTTTTGTACTCTTGAAAATTGTGGTATAAAGACCCATAATATCTTCGTGAGCCAGAGATGTACCATAATCTCGGACCATAAATGTAGGGTCTAAATAATTAGGAAGTTGAATATCGAAAGGAATATGGCCGCGATCAGCAGCAATTTGAGCATCAAAAGCATTTGACGATAACTCTCTAATAATGGCTTGAATTTTGTTTGAGTAAAGGCCATCAATTAGAATTTTAAAAGCTTTTCCATTGGCCTCAATATTGAAATTTCCAGATTGTTGTGCGCCCGAAACAATCACTTCGGTATTTTCTGCTAAATTAGATTTCATGCAATATTATTTCCGAGTTTCAAATTAATCTAGTTTCTAGTTCAGCGGTGATATAATCATGACAGATCACATTTGTCAAGTCTTTTTCTTGTTCGTAATCCCAAATTTCGTTTATTTCTATATCATGAATTATAGGATTTCCGTTTACTGGATCAGGTTCTGTCATAAGCGTACCTGAAACTAAATAGTTGCCCACATATTCAGTGAAATAGTGCCACTCAAAATTATTCCAAATAATTATCATTTTAATCTTTACAAAGTTAAAAAAATGTGATAACATAATTAAATCGTAAAGTCAATGGAAAAGAATAATGACGGAAAAAATTTGTACCTGCGATCCTGTTCAAGGAAATATTAAACCTAGTGAAGCAGTTGACTTTATAAAGCCAGATGGTAGAATTTATGCTCGCTATCATCGTGATTGCGAGGTCCATGGATTTAAAAGACTGAATCAAGATGTTGTAAATAAGGAGAGTTCCGGTTAATGCCAATAATTTATCAAAAATTTATTTATAGGGAAGATTTACAAGCTAATCCTCATGTTCTTTATCTCTTCGGAGATAATCTAAAACGCCAAGGTCTTGGCGGGCAAGCAAAAGAAATGAGGGGAGAACCTAATGCTGTAGGTATCGCGACTAAAAAACTTCCGTCTCAATACGAAAATAGTTTTTTCTCAGATGATGATGCCGAACTTTTTCTAGAACATTATCATAAAGATATTTTACGTGTAGAGAACCATTTGAATAGAATGAATCTTGTTGTTATTCCTATGGATGGCCTTGGCAGTGGCCTCTCAGAACTTCCCACTCGTGCACCCAAAATTAATTCATTTATTATCAACGATCTACAGGAACTTAAGAAACTCTATGGATAAAGAAATTTTAGACCAGTACGAAAGCTCTAGGCAATTTCTAAAACACATGCTAGAAAAGACTGGCGAAAAGAAATATCAAACTGACATTAATAAATTGGAGAAAGATTTTGAAAATCATACCAAATCAATCAATTATAACGAAGCGTGATAACGATATTATGAGTGAGTACGCAGACTTAGCAGAAGAACTTAATGACGAAAATGATGATGAATATTTAAGATATATTTTCAATGATTTAGAAGTAGATGAAGAATAAAATAAAGGGCCGTAAGGCCCTTTATTAATTTTATATCTTAGCATTTTCTCTAACTTGTTTAAAAGTAATATGTGGCCTAATCTGTTCACCTGTATCCCAAACCGGCTCAAGATAGTTTCTTGTCCCATGACTCGCTCGATCAAGATCATCCTTTCGGATCGAAACAAGCTTCTCTCCGTTATGAACCACGGCTTGCTTTCCAGCTTTACTGGACTTAGACATATCTGTCTTGGGACGCTTTTGAACATCAATACGCTTCCCGCCAATAGTGATTTCGTTTGTCTTCATCGCCCATGAGAAATCATCTCTCATAGGAGCCTGAAGCAGTTGTCCACCACAGCCAAAAACCACATTTTCAACTGAGAAACCAGCAAACATAATGGCACCTAAGATTTCATTAATTGAATTACGATTAATACCATCACCTTGAATTACGCGAACCTTTGGATTAAGTACTTTAAATCCTTTAGAATTGACAGTACTTCCAAATTTTTCATCTAGTAATTTAAGTACACGAGGAACAACTTCTGTTGGCGAACCAGAATCTGGACGAACCACAATGAACCCATCTCTGGCTTCAATCTTAGCTTTGTGGTCTACTCCGATATATTCGGAAACAAATCGATCCAAATCATAACTATCTGCTACGATAGAAATGATAGGAAAGCCCATATCGGTGAAGGTATCTATTACAGTTCCGACAAAGGCACTTTCGCCTTCTTCCCCGTTCATAGTAGTAACGCTATGCTCTGTAGCTGGGACACTTATAAGTAGTGGTCCATCAGTATCTAAGTCATGGTTGTAATATACCACTCCCGCTTCTATGGCTTCAAGGGTATCTGAGCCAAGAAATGACACTAAGTGTCCTAATCCTCCAAGTGCGGCGCTTTCACCGGAAGACACTGATCTGGCTCCAAAATCATTAAGCGCAGCGGCTAAAGTCATTGGATCATTAATATCTAGATCAGATGTTTTTTTGTAATATTCCGCAATGTTTTTCTTAATGGCCCTTGATAGAGTAGCAACACTACTAGGATACCAAATTCCACGTAGCAAACTAGTTTCAATTTCAGCTACAATTTCAGGCATTTGTGTTGAAGAAATTTGAACCACAGGAACACCATGAGGAACGATAGTTCCTTCTGGAAGTGCCTCAATTTTTACCGGAACGTAGCCATTGAATTCTTCAATAACTCTGATCCATACTTCTTTATTAAAAGGAATCAAAGCTGATTTGGCATATTTCTCTGCTTTATATAAATCTTGATACGTTATTTTCTTATCTAAATATTCAAGAATATAAGCTTGAAGCCCGAAGAAAACAATTTCATCGGTCCAACCACTACGTGCTTCGATATAAGATACAGCTTCTGTAATATCTTTTCGAACCACAAATAGATGTGAAAATTTGTAACAATCGTTAGCAAGTATAATTGATCTGTTTAGTAAGTCTGTCATTGAAAAACCCCTTTTCGTTTGACTGTTGTTAAGTTTGTTTAAATATTAATACCTAGCATTTCACTGATAATAGTTCCATGATCTTCAAACCAAAGATTATTATCGGAAATTTCTGATAATTTAGAAATTGGCACCCATACTGCTTCCATAGCATCATCACTACCCTTGACCAAAGGAAGTTTATTAGATTCGTTTTTTAAAACGATTTTAAAAACATGAGTGATGATATGGGCGCGATTAGATCGCCAAGGAGAATCAAAAACACGACTCTCTGTTATACGTGCTTCAAGAACTTTATCTGGAACTTTAATTATAGTTTCTTCACGAAGTTCTCTGATACAAGCATTACGTAGGCGTTCTCTTTTATTCACAAAACCACCCGGCAGTGCAAATTTTCCAGTACCATATTCCCTACCTCTTTTTATGAGAAGGATATGACCCGACTGAATAACTAACGAATCAACTGTGGTGTGAGGGCCGTGTCCGTAAATGCTACTATAATTGCTTTCATATAACCAATCAGATTTCAATTTTTCCCAAATTTCAGGATTATTATTTATATGATTTTTAATGTAGGCAAGAACCGATATAGGAATCATTTTGTCATAACTAAGATCACCATTAAATAATTTATCGCGAATTCCCGAACTAGATAGAACTTCATCATTAAAACTATATGGTTGAACCGCAATAGAATGATTCCAACGCACAAAACTATTTAAATAATAACTTGATTCATCCTTTGACATACCTGTCAGAGCTATTTTATATAAATAATCAGACCAACCAACCCTATGATAGGAGGCTGTTTTAGAGTGTAATTCTATTAGATCATCAACGGATTTTTCAACGTCCGCGATCCATTTTGAATCATTATCAAAATCTTTTGAAGTTGTAAATAGCACACGATTCCCATATTCTTCTGTTGCTAACTTGAACATTTCAATACGTTCTTTGGCAATAAAGGGAATTCTAGTGTTTCGCGAAGCGTTGGAGGAACCAACTACTACAATAATGTAATCTGAAACTTTAAGGGTTTCTTTAATTACATCTAAATGTCCATTGTGAGGACCGGCGCGAAAACCACCAATAAAAATGGCATAATCATATTTAATATTATTAGTCATAGATCGAAAACCCCTTCCGATTTGTTTAACAAAAGAACTATAGCAAAAGATTCCGCTTTTGTCAAGCGGAATCTTCATTATCATTAAATTAATTTAAAATATCGACGTCTTCACCAAATACTGAGATAATATCAGCAATTAATTGGGCTTTAGTACTGTTCCACCCCTCAGTTTCGGCCAAGCTTTCGCCGTCCGCGTTGAGGAAAAAATAAGCTTTTAAACCTTCTTCTCTATCTTTTTCTATCGTGACATAAAATTCATCAATAGAATAACCTTCTAAAGCCTCCTCCATATCATCGAGGTTTTGAATAATCTTTTCTTGAAACATATTATACTGCATTATTTTACTCTTCTGAAATTTCTATCATGTCTAGTTTGATTTTAAGTTTATTTTCGAAATGTGAGATAATATCTTCTAATGGAGGAAGTTTCAACCACAACTCGTTACTTTGTCTTTTTCTTTTGACCCATTTAGCAAGTAAAAATTGTTCTGCTAATTTTTGGAAGGTCTTAGGATCAGCTTTATATTTGGAAGTACTAGTTTTAAGGCTATTATAATAGTATTGTCTTAAATGTTTTGGATCAACCCAATTAGTTTCCCCATATTCCAGATTAATAGGATCTAGATCGTCATTTGCTTCTGATACTCCCATATTTTCTATTAATGTTATAAAGAATTTTTCCCAAACCGGAGTTGATTGTGTAACCTGTCTACTCAAGGCTTCGGTCTTTGGTGGCCTACGAAGAATGTTCCAACCTTCTTCAAAGGGAGGTTCGAAATGAAGTAAATCATACATCATTGCCTCTTTTCCGCCAGCTTCCATTTGTTCGATGATAGCATTGAAATAATTAATGTTATCTTTGTATTTATCAGAAGCTTCCAATACAAAATATCTACGCTCATCAGAAGATGCATTTACGACCCATTCTTCATTAGAAATAATTGCAATTCTGATGTAATTTTCCATCTGAAACGCATCAATACCTTTAGGTTCCATGAGTAGAGAAGAGCCTGTGATCAATTCCTTTAAAATTGAATCTTCTCTGCTATTACCAGCAAACAGGCCTTCTTCAGCAATCATAAATAATTTATCTCTGAAATGCCAGTTAAATTGTCCTGTAATGTGAGAAGCATTTGCCGAACTCATGGCGTAACGTCCCACGATATCTTTAAAGATAGTAAAAACAATTGATTTACCTACGCCCTTCAAACCACGAACAACGATGGCGGAACCTTTCTTTTCCCAAGGGAATTGAATGATATGGGCTAGCCAAGTCATGATCCACATATAATGCTCTTCATTTCCATGACACATTACTTCGTAGATATGATTTTTGAGTTTATCCCAATTTCCTTTTCTTGGAGTAGTTTCAAAGCCTTGGAAGAGATTAAATTTATTAGGATCAGGAGTAGGCCTTGGATCAAAAGTAACACCTTCGTAAGTGCGACGTTGTTCCCACTCTAGCCAAACCTTGGCAATAGATTCTAATTTAGCATCTACCGAGCCTTCGTTTATCAAAAGTTTTTCATTCGCTTTTAACGCTTTCCAATCATCACGAGCCGTAAAGGTCATATCTTTTTTATGTGCGTCCATGATTACGACTTTAGAGCCTGTATCAACCATGGCGTATCTTTCATTATAAGTATGAAGTCTTCTGTCCATTTCGTCAAGAGATTTATTTTTAGCTTCAGAATCATAGCCAAATTTTTCTGGAAGATATTTATGTAAGGTCTTTTTTAATAGTCCAGTTCTTCTAGCAATTCTGGCGATATATCCATCAATTTCATCATCGTCTAAGTCTTTTGCCCGAGCAATTGTTCTAACAGCATCAATAATATCGTCTTTTTCGCTTTTTTTATTTAAAGATTCAACAATTTTATTAATATCGATAGAATCTTCTACAGTTTCTTTTTCTTCCTCTTTTGAGGGAGAGGGAGTTTCTTCCCTTAAGACACTAGGGCAGTGTGTCTCATCTTGAAGATCAGTAACGGTAAACCAATCTAGTTCTACCATTTTTTTGATGTAATCTAGTTTGTTTCTACCCTGACAAGAATCATGGGTACAGAAAACATGAAATCCGTTATCTGTATCAGTAGCATTAATTGCGTATGTGCCTAAGCCGCCCGCTTTTGTATGCTCATCTTCAAATGGGCATTCAATATGAAAACCGGGGCCATTTGTGCGGGGTGATTTGATCCCGTCAGGATACTTATCTTCGATAAGATCAATAATTTCGCAATCGTGCGTCATTATCCAACGCTTCAGATTATATCCATCTACGAATAAACCCTCACTAGTGCCTCCCAGAGCTTTACCAGCGTCCGAAAAAGCATTCCCTGCTTGCGGAGTTAATACGTCACGTATCGCGAGCCTGTCATAGCTCTTTAGGTCAACATAATCACCGTCTACGAAGTGCGTTTCAAATGGTTTTCCTTTGGCGTGACGTGGTAGATAAAAAAGTCGTGAAGGATCGGTGCAAGATTTATCGTAAACAAACCCTAACTCAGTTCCAAAACCATGATAATGTTCTTTCCACGCCTTAATAGCTTCTTGCTGATTAATTTGACCTTGAAACAGAAACGGCTCGTTCAAGAAAAATGCGATTCGATGCTTAGGCATAGGACTATGACGAATAATCGTAGTAGTTCCTTCTTCAGTAACTTTGGCGTCCTCTATTACGTCTAGACGTTCTAGCACACGAGGAATGAAGCCTTTAACCTCAATCAAATACTTTTTTAAGAATTTAGTATCAACAGGCTTAGAAGCATCCATACCGCTCCACTTGAAGAACTCAGTCCGCTTAACTTCTGAATTTTCAGTTAAATGGGAATGAGTGGTGTATCTGACATAGGCGTAGCCAGTATCACTAAGTCTTTGATCAATTTCTTCAGAAGTTTCACCTGTATCCAAGTCAAAAATAACAAAATGATTTTTAATCATTGCTTTGATCAAGCGTCGATCACCTGCTAATTCACCTTGGAGATAGCAAAGACCATCCTTCTTACCTTCTTGGTGAATCGTAAGCATTTCAATGAAATTTGCCACAGTACCTGTTTGATTTTCCCATCCACCTTTACCTTCTTTGGCTGTCTTTGCCATGGAGAAAGTGACATTTTTAGTCATATCAATTTTTGGTAAATCACTTTGGACTTTTTTTACTTCAGGCTCGACAAAATCCCATTCCCCATTGTAAAAATTATGTTCATTGATAATATAATTAATTAAAGGAATTTCTATAATACCATCAAGATGGGGTAATAGATCAGCGTCAATAGAATTTTCAAAAAACCAAATATTCAGATCAGCGCTTTGTGTTGAACAAGCAGGATAGTATTCAGGAGTTTCTTTCATTGGTAGAGCAAAACCTACCAATTCTCCTGCGTCTGTCTCCAAGCTGATATAAACAGGATTGAAATCAATGGCATCATCAATATCTCTGGTAACAAGTTCTTCATTATCTTCGTTTATAAAAATTATTCCACCTTCCGTTAGGCCCTCTCCGAAGAGTCCTACGATAAGGCGCTCAAATGCGTCTTCTGGTATATTCATTATATGCCTGTCTTTTTGTGTGTCTGCTTTATGGCATAAAAAACTTTAAAAGTCAATGGATGAAGATGAAAATTTATAAAATAAAAAATCCTGCCAATTGCTTGACAGGATTATCATTCAAGCATTTCAAAGACTTAATTACTTCCAGAATTGAAGCTTAGCGATGTAATCAGTCATGAAATCATTAACATTGACTACCTTTGCTTTTCGCTCGTTGTAAACGAGATAAGCGGTATAGCCGAGATAACCAATAATTACTAGGAGTAGAAGAGAAAACATTTATTTGATCCTTTCGATCTGAGTTACTTGCTTTTAATTCGCCGGTGCATTTCATATTCCGCCGCAGCGGAAGAAAGACTACCACTTTCAGCAATCTTCTTCAACTCTTCAGTTGACTTGCGCTGCATTTTTTCTTTGCGTGTTTCATTAATCTTAGACATTTTTAATCCTTCACATTATGGTATGCTGTAACAGTAACTTCAACCGGCTCTACTTCGTCACAAGAAACTTCGTCGCCTTCGCTTGAATAAGGGCCTTCGTCTTGATATTCAGTTGCGCCTCTATCATAGAAGCTTCTGTAGAATTTTCCAGTACTTTCTTCTTTAAAGATCAATTCGTAATTCAAGGACCAACGACTACTATCAATAAGCTCGTTAGAGATTTCTGTCAGGCCGCTAATTAATCCACCACAACTTAATTCCGAAAGAGATTCTCTACTAAAATTTTTACTTGGCATCTAAAAACTTCTCCGGGATTTCAGTTCCCTCAATAAAATTGACTTGATAAAGAGAATAATGAGTTTTTACATACCACAATCCATCTTCTTCGTAGACTCCTTCCACGATGCTGGTGTAAACAATTTGGTTGTAACGAAATCTTCCCTTAATATCAATTTCAATAGTACCAGAGATATTAACACCATCTCTATTCCTACCAAAAGCAACATTATTAAGTATTCCTGTTATACCTCTTTCAGTTAAAGATTTCACAAGCTCGTTGTGAGCTAAAATTCTAGCTTCGTGCGCTTCTCTAACTTCTAATGATCTTAGTTCATTAAGTTTTTCTTCGTCTAATTCAGCCATTAAATTTAACTTTCGATAATTCTTGAGGTAAGGTACTATTTAAACTCATCCAAGTAGGATCTACTTCCTTGGATTCATAACTAATTCCTGTCCTAGGGAGACGATCAATAATTGCCATTGCTAATTCTTTATTTGAGATAGAATGACCTTCAGTAACTAAATACCCATTAATATATAAACCCTCCCAATCATCAGCATTAGCTATAAAAATTTCCATCTATTTGTTCCACTTCTACTTCATAATTTAAAAGTTCCAACGCCTTTACGTATCCTTTAACAAAACTATCGGCGTCATGATAATCTGTGAAATTTAAATGTTCATCTCCATAATGGCGATCCACCTCTATACCATTCAAGATAACAACAATATTATGCCACCCATACCAACCGCAACATTCACAGTCTCCAGAGCCTTCGGTAATAGTAATCTTATACAATTAGAAATGCTCCATATATAATCCAAGAAAGTGGGATCACCCAAAATAAAGACTTAATATTTCTAAGTAATATCTTTTCATGATGTTCATTTTTGGTATAAGAGATAATAATGAAACCTCCTATTGAAGATATCCCAAAAAGACTCCAAGCAATTATAAGATAAAGTATCCAATCAATGAAAACTGACAATTTTATATCCTTTCCATTTGGGCATTGGATCACATTTTATTGTATCCACTACTAAACCGCAACACCCTGTTAGCGTTAGCATTAAAATCAAAAACAAAACTATTTTCATTTCAGAGAATCAAGGTATTCGCGACAAGAAATTTCTCTTTTAGTCCTAATTATTTCATAAGCGTTAAGTTGAAGCAGATGTAAACGATCACGCCTTTCGCAAGGCATAACATATGTTATATTTCCAGAACGTTTAACAACCTCTCCAACGCCAATGTGTCCATTATGAGAAAAAATTACAGTAGCCAAAAGAATTGTACCAAGCATGATTACCTCCCTTTCTTTCTGAAGATTTCTGGACCTATTAAAAGTACCAGACAAATAAACAATCTCACAAGACAGGCAGCAAATACTCCCCACAAAGGTAAAGTAATTAGCCACCATGACCAATCTATGTATTCAGTAAGTTTAAGCCCAATGAACAAAATTGTCAATAGGCCGCAAAAACTAATTCCATGGCTGTGATAACTGTTATTCTTGATAATCATGATAACATCTCAAATTCTATCTAAAATGTTTCTCTAAAATTTCTTTGAACCGCGATCCAAGAAATTCTGACTTAGTTTCATCAATTGTTCGTAGCAAATCGGCTGCTACGATATCCAGATCAACCGGTTCGCCAGTTACTCGATCTTTTAGTCCTGATAGAGTATCGCCAGCAACATTAGTCGCAGTCTTACCGAGTTCAAAAGCTTTACCACTTACTTCAGATGCGGCTCGAAAGAATGATTCTTTAGTAAACATTTTATCCCCTTAATCTTCTTCAATATCCAGAAGAAGAATGTTTAAGTTAAATTATTAATTGCTTCTTCTAGCTTAATTCTCACACCGCCGTAGCGATGTTTAAGATACTCGCAGAATTTTTCATCCAGACCTACATACCTTAATTCATCAGTGTTATCAAGATTATCTGCAAGTTTACCAAGCAAAGCCATAAGATTTTTACTTTGGCAGAGTTTATCAATATACTCTACATAACTAATGTCATCATTTTCATGAGTTAAAAGGTTTATGGCATCAACTACTTGTTTATTAAACCCAAATAGATATAAATCCTGATCCGTGATATCACTGTCCTCAATAATATCGTGAAGCAGTGCAACCAATACATAATTTTGATCTTCAATATCATATTGCTTCATTAATTTTTGCATATTAGTTGCTACTCTGACACAATGCTCAAACTTTGAAACACCTGATTTATCATACTGCCCACTAAGTGCGGCTTTAACTAGAACCATAGTTTTAGAAATTGACGGCATGAATTTCTTTCTTAATTAAGGGAGTACAACTCTAATTTCTTTATCAACACGTCTAAAGCTTTGAAATCCATGTTCAATAAAACGTTTCATATCAGACTCCCGCCAAGGAGACAGGCCTTTACCAAATCTGTTGTGACGTTTATATTCACGCTCATAAATAATTCCAGTAGTAGCAAGTGCTACTTGAAGATGATGAGTTTCACCTTCACTTTGATAAACCGCGACCGCCTTAGTCATCATAAGCCTCAATTTCTTCATCTTCCTCGGGAAGATAGTTAAGAGGATTATAACCACTAATATCTGTACTACCTACGGCATTGAATAGAATTTCAACAACATCTTCAGGTACGGCGAACATTACAATATCTGATAATTCAAGTTCACCATAAATTTCGGAATGCTTACCTAGAATTTCGCCAAAATAAACTTGTTTACCGATGGCTCTGTCAATGTCTTTTTGCTCTGCAACAAAAATACCCTCAACTTCTCCCATACGACCGCAGTCCCAAAAAAACTTATATAAATTCATTATTTTTTACCTTCTTCAAACGCTTTTCTAGCATGACGTTCAACAATATTTCTAAATTCTGTGTTGTGACCGTATTCTTGAGGATAATAGTTATTCCACCACTCTTCAAAGGATTTGGGTTTGGGATAAAAAGGCATTGGATCACCATCTTCTTCATAATCTTTAGTCACGGACAAATTCCTCAATTTCTCTTAAATCTTCGTAATAACCATAAACAGCTTTTAGTATTTCTTTTCGCTGTTTAAATATATCTGTTTCTTTAACCGCATAATAAGGTAGATTTCTGTCTTCATAAAACTTAATCCAATCTTCCGTATTACTTTCTCTAACATCACCACCGTAACGGAGAGGGTCAGCCTCAAACGGAATTTTATCATTCATAACAATGTAGAAAATACCATTACATGTTTCTTCAAATTTGTCAAGTAAAATTTTAGGTTTTTCGAATTTCCCAATATCATAATACATAATCGTGGCGCTAATATCTGTGTCCAAAACCGTAAAAAGAGTTTTAGGTGCAGCCATCATTGCTGCATATTGTCCCAAAACAATGTTAAACATTTTGGTTTCCGTCAATTCTGTGCCAACAAATTCTAAATATGTTCTGGCGTATTCGTGCACCCATTGACCTTTAAGTCGTTGAGCCAGCCACTTTGACATTGTGGTTTTACCTGCCGATTCCGTGCCTGTGATACAGATTTTCTTGTGTAAGACTTTTTGAAACTCGGGAATAATATATTTGAAATTATGAGCTAAATCGCTACGAACTTCTGTTCCACTAATAGGAACAATATCTCTATCAATATCAACAGGAATAAACTCACAGCCTAATGCATCGGCGAACTTTTGTCCATAAGCCTCTGAGGCCAATACATAATCGACTTCTTTAATTCCAAAAGATTTAACTGTGTCGGTCCAATAGTCCCAAAATTCTTTGCTGCCATCGTCATTTTGAGGGGCAGTGTCGTCCAAGTGTTCATGGACACAGACATTAGTTTCGCTATACATTTTTCTCAAAATGTTGGCCCTATCTAACGTTAACCGGGGTTCAAAACTTCTGGTGCTGACAATGACATGAACAGTGTCACAAAAATATGAAGCAAAATCAATTAAGTACTTATGACCCACATGAGGCACAAGAGCGGTGCAACAAATTAATCCAATAGTTTTTACCATGATTATTACCTCCATAGGTATTATTGTACTAACAGCTTTATTATTGACATTAACTTTAATTTAATATATAATACAAAAAATATCATAAATAGAGTCTATAAAATGCTTAATAAATATTACGTGTATATTTACATAAATCCGAAAGATAGTCAACCATTTTATGTTGGAAAGGGTTGCGGAAATCGGGCTTGGCGTCATTTGAAAGAAACTAAAATTAATACAGAGAATTATAAAAAATGGTGTATACTAGAAAATTTAAGAAAACTAGAATTAGAACCTATAATTTTAATATTAAAAGATAATCTTTCAGAAGAAGATGCTTATAAATTAGAAAAAGAAACAATTATTAAATATGGTAGACGAGATTTAGATAAAAACGGGATACTTACAAATGTATGTATAGATCAAAGGCCCCCTTCTGCGAAAGGAAGAAAACAATCTTTAGAACAAAAAGAGACGGCTAGAATTAGAATGTTAGAGAATTCTTATTGGAAAGGAAAAAAGAAACCTCCCGAAATGCAAAAGTATATTAACTCTTGTTTGCCTAGAGGTGAAAATCATCATATGCATGGAACTAATCATTATGAGCTATGGCTTATCAAATATGGCGCAGAGATAGCTTTAGAAAAGAAAAGAAAAATGATTGAAAAACAAACAAAATCTAATGAAGGAAAAACTCACTCAGAAAAATCAAAAGAATTGATGCGTCAAGTACAAAAAGGATTAGGAAAAGGGAGAAAATGGATTTATAATCCAGAAACATTCGAACTTAAACAAGAATTTCCTTTAGAAGCTTTAAAACTTATTTCAAGCGGCTGGGAATATGGTAGGCCATCAGAATTACCTAAAAAGAAAAGAATAAACAAAGAAGGGAAGGAGCAAATTATATTAATTGATGAACCTGTTCCTGAAGGATGGAAATTAGGAGGCACATCAAAAGGGAGAGGTGAAAATAGTAAAATATATGGGAGAATTGCCATAACCGATGGAATAAATAATAAAATGATTTCTAAGTCAGATATCATTCCTAATGGATGGGTTGAAGGTAAAACCTCATCTTTAAAAACTAAAAAAATCTATATAAATAATGGTATAATTTGTAAAAGAGTGGAGGAAGGTTCTGATATTCCTTTAGGATGGTTTTTAGGGTCCTTATCTCGTGATAAATCTAATAAGAAAAAATTTACTATAAATAATGGTGTACGAGAAAAAAGAATTTTGCTTTCATCTCCTATACCTATTGGATGGTATAAAGGGTGTATTAAAAAATTAAATCAAGACGGATAATCCGTCAGTGGTTTGAATAGGGTATTAGTTCCGCCTTCAATTACAGACTTGAGATACGTTCCAATTTGCCTAGGGCTAAGACCGTCATGCTCAGTTGGGATGCGGCTATATTCATATGTATACCCATCATTGACTTCTGTTAAACTAAGAAAATCTACATCGTTAATATTGATTTTTAAATGTTGATTTCCACAACTTCCGTCTTGATCCCACAGACCAACAAGTTCTACTAATTCTTCCGGGGCAGCAGCGTTTTCACCTTCTTCTCCGTAAGTGAAGTCTCCATTACCTTTGAAACGCTTAACATTCAATACATAAGCGCCATGCCCTAAGCAACAACGAGCAGATTGAGTGGAGTCCAAAACAAACTTAGCCTTCTTCCTTCCCTTAACCATAAGGAAGTTGACCCACTTTTCACGATTAGCTAAAACTTCGCTACGAGTAATAGTCATTTTACTTTAACTCCTTCTACGGCCCATCGTGCCAATACTTCTGCCACGTCTTGTTCCGTGACAAGACCATCATCAACATACCAATTAACTACACCATTAGGTGCGATCCAAATAGATACTTCTTTTTCACCTTTGTTAATTTCAAAGACGTATAAAGGGTCAGCCAAAGCTTGGTTAAGCATCATAGCTGTTGTCATGCTCTGGCTGTATCTCATGGTGCAATAGCCTTTTGTTCGACAGTGGGAAACTTAATATTGCAATTAGGGATGGCTCTCATATCACCATCTAAGAGTTGATAGCCAATTAGCATGGGCCAACCCATGGCGTACATAACGGATCGCATTTTATCTTCATCAGGGCAACGAAGAGCAGTTCTGGTACTCATTGAAATGAACACACCTGTTCCCACCAGAAAATACAGAAATAGAAAAATAATACTTACAAGTCGCTTCATTTATTTAAGCCTCACTTAGAGTTTGAGTTGAATTATTCATGGAATTTTGCCAAAATTTTAAACCAATTCCAGCGTTAATTAGAAAATAGGCATACTGTAGAGTAACTAAATATAGACCTTGATTATAGTAAAGATAGATAGAAAATACATTAACAGCGGCCCATACGTACCACGTAAAAATTTTCCGGCGATCCAACATCCATTGAGCCACACCTGACAATATGGCTACAGTAGCATCGACATACGTTGTTTCGTAACCAAATATACTATTTACGATGAGAAGTAAAGAAAAAATTACACCAGCCACAATAAAATAAATAGGAATTTCATTTTTTGTGATCTTCGTAATAACTGATCTAGGATTGCTATCTGTTCCCCAATAATACCAGCCATAACAAAGACTGCCAACTAGATAGAGATTAAACCAAGCCACACTAGGAAGATTCCACTGAAAAAACAGTACGGTGTAAGCCCCTGTCGTAATAATACCGATTGGGTATTGCCATGAGGAATTGGAGACTGCAAAAAGTGTGCAGATGAAGCTGGTCCAAACTGCAAAAATTTCCAGATAATTAATTTTATTAAGATCAACCCATCCTGCGAAATAAGCAACGATGTAGGTAACAATCATTAAAGCTGTGCCATAGACAAAGCTACCATAATACTTATTCATAATTTTCCTTTATTTTCTGCGTTTCCAGATAGAAAACGTAATTAAATTTCTAAATCTATCCAACTCAACTCATTCAAAACAATGAATCTAGTGCCGTCAATAACTTGATCAATATCTATGTGCCAATGACCGGCAATAAAAATTTCGGGGCGATGACCTGTATCTAACATAGCTTGGAGAGCTTGTCTAGTTCTACTTCCATCTTCAATCTTCTGTCTGTTAGTTGATCTAAGAATACCTTCGGCAATAGATTCAGGCACTTCGTGGCATATCATGACACGAGGTTTAACAATCATGTATGTATCAATCATAACCTGAAGATCATTATATGAGCATTCTTCATCACTCCAATAATCTAAACCTTCGGTACGCCAAGCCTTATCAATAGAAACAGCGCCTCCAATAAACATTACATCATTTTCAACAGTTCCGTCTTTGATCCACTGAGAATGCTTTTTACATACATTAGGATTATCGTGATTACCACGAATAAAACGAGAATTATGTTTCACCATTTCTGCGTGTGGAGGATTAGTGCTTGGCCTAAGCTCACGATCAAAACCATAGGAATAAAATCCTACTCCCATATCTCCGATTTGAATAGAACGCTCCGAACCGTTAATGATCTTTTTATAGCGATCAAATTTCCCATGAACATCACCTATTAATCGCGTGATTTGGCGTGTCAATGCATCGCTCCCATTTGCTCTACATCACCTTCAAAGAACAATTGAGCCAAAGAGATGGGTTTACCTTTATTGCCATTGTAGCTGCCGTTATTAATAGAAATGATGCTGAACCAATTAATACCGGCAGTCTCTAATACTTGATCAAAATCGGCCCAATCGTCAAAATTGAAAATTTTTTCTTCTGTAAGATTTTTTGTTTCACAAATAAGATATGTAACAGAAATTGTCCAACGACGCATTTAATTCTCCTGAGTAAGGGATTTTATTAATGGAAAAATTTGATCAATCAAATCTGATTCTGAATTTAATTTATACATCTCTTCAGAAGATTTGAAATTCCAATTTATAGAAGTGTTACATAACCTAAAGGCGTATGTCAAGGCCTCTTTTTTCTGTTTGCAACCTTTTATTTTACCGCCCATAACTCTCTGTTGAGTTTCGATGTGGTACACGCGCCACAAACCGTCTATATCATCACGTTTTAATACGGCGAATGGGCCTTCGTGATAAGCTGGAAAATTGTTGAATATGAATTTTTTAGCCAAAAAAATAACCTCCATAACGTTATATGGAGGTTATTAGCCTAATGGTCAAAGCTTGTCAAGAATTAAGATCAATCTTGACTTCCCCCTTCATCAAAGCTTCTATGACACTTCTGTGCTTCTCTGCGAAGTCCATTACGGGATCATTGACTTTTTCTCTCTGCTTTTGGGCCGATACGGGGATTCCATTATCTTCTATTTCTTCAGTATTGATAGTAGTCGCCATACGTGTTTCTCTGTTACGAGCCTTAGCTTGAACCGTTTTTTCTCTAATCTCGTTCAATGAGATTTTGCCGAGACGATGAATGTTAAGAAGGTCTTCATCCTTCATCGCATCCAAATCAGCAAGGGTTTTTTGCCCATCCAAAAATCCACCATTCTTGAGTGCAGCGGCGGCACGACCGCCCCAAGACAGTTCTGAAACTTTGATTTCATTAAGACTTGTCATGACAATACTCCTTTACTAGTGTTAATCGACAGTGGCATTTCCGTAACCACTACGATAATAACGAAGATATACACATTCAGTTCCGTTGCGCAAGTGCTTTTTTACAACCCATTGAAATCACTGATCTAAAAGATTTTTGATGTTATCCAAAGAGCCAACATAAGTAGGTGGTGCGCCATTTCCCATAACAGCGAGCCATACACAACGTGACTTGATTATTTCTTCAATCTCGGTATCTGTTAAGTACCAACACGAGACAAAGTGGCCCTGTCCTCGATAAACATTCATGGTATAAACTTCTTCCTCCGACACTCCTTCGGGAGGGCCTAATCGACAATTAGAGCCGGGGAAATCTATTGCTTGTCCCATTATTCTGATCCTTCTTCTTCACCATATTCTTCGTCCCACTTTTGTTTCTTCTCAACACTCACCTCTTTAATAATATCTGCCAGCTTATCATAAGCCTCATAATTATCAAATTGACTGCCATAATTAGAGGGAGTATAATGCTTCCACAATACCGACATATTTTGTTCAAAGATGAATTGCTTGTAGAGTTCTTCAGCTAGGCCTGCTTTGACAAAATCATCAAATACAGTGTAATCCTTATGCTTGTAGATCAAGTTCATAATCTTATTTCCAATTTTTGAATGACGCCATCCAAAGATATGAAAACTTTCTAGATAAAGACTTAACATGTGAATCTTATCACCAGCCATTTCTTTAGCTGCGTTGAACGCGCCAATAAAATATTGTGGCCCTTGCTCCATTATATCTGCTTTGTAATGATACATACCATCTGTATCAAGCAATTCAGAACTTAGTTTTTCATAAACTTTTTGATGAACTAGGAATAGACTATCACTGATACGATATTTACCATAATATTCATCTAATATAACATCCTCGCCGTCACAATGAACATTAAGACCTAAAACACTATTAATAGGATTTGGTTTAAATTTTTCATCAACTCTACCATAATCATAGTAAGTGGTCAATTGAGGAAAAGAAATGGGCTGAAATTCTTGATCCACTTCCATGACATTAGGACCATGGCGATATACATGCTGACGACGCTCAAGTCTCGTGACATAGCAAGGCTCGTTATCAGTAATGGTTATTCCAGTTATACCGCAAATTTTATAAAAACTTCCCATTATGCATATATTCCATCAGTAAGGATATAATGATATTTATTACCTAGAGTCTCACGAATTCTTCGTAAATCTTCTTTCCAATCATTACCGAAATAAATTGAATTTATTATAATTTCCATTCCTTCGTCGTAGATGGTTAAAATTTTAATTTTACTATTTCTTGATTTATCAATGGGTAAATTAATGATAGTCATCCGATTTTCTCTCCGTGTTCCATTACAATAATATTATAAATTTTATAGAAACTGCCCATTATTCTTCATCCTCTTTGTCATCAGGTAAAAATCCCGCAATACTCACAAGTTCGTCAATAAATTCATAAGCATTCATAATTACACGATCACTTTGATAAATGACTTCAGGACAATGAATTTGTTGATCTTTAACAAATGATTCTACAATTTGTAAAACTTTTTCAGCTTTGTCTTTTCTATTCATAATGTACCTTCCAATTCCATCTCCGCAATTTCTGTTACCCTACTAATAATTTTCTTGTAATCACAGGCATACCATCCAGCGCTTGCAAAACTATTAAGTTCAACAATCTTGGGATGACCTTCTGTCATTAGCGCAACATCGCAGACATAAACCGTATCAAGTTGCCATGGCAAACGAGCGACGTGTCTTGCCATGTCGTAGCACTCCGATGGATAATCGGATCGAACATCCAAGATGTTATCCCAACGGTACTCAGAGCCTGCTATGACCTCCCCAGCACCAATAATGAACCTAAATTCACCTTTAATTTTATCGCGTTTGGAACTGGCAACAAGGACTAATTCTTCTTCACCTACAGCTTCAATTTGCTTAGATGAATCTATTTCATAAGCATAGTCTAGCCAAGACACGGCTTTTCCTGTAAAACTTTTATCTCCCGACATGGGACGCATAAAAATTTCAGTTGTTTGAAACATTTCAAAAAGCTGTTCCTTTTTATAGATTAAATCACCATGAGGGACAATAACGTAATCACTGTTTAAGAACCAGCTATTAGGAATTTGAGTCATGTAAACATTGCACATACGATTGGAAGTCATACCATATGGAACAAAACTAGTCTTTTTAGAAACCTTCTTAACATATCCAATAGTGCCATAAAGAATTACATCATCCCATGGTTGATACGGGCCAATGTCTTGCTCATCAGCAAATGGAACATATTTAGCGAGATAATGATCGATTTTCAGCTCTTTTAAAACATCAGGAATTTTTTTGTAAAGAGGATTATTATCAAACATATATGTATCAATGAGCCATGATACTTTACTTATTGCCATAACAATATTTCCTCCAAACCAATTTTTCCATTTTAAACGCTTCTTTTTCAATTAACAGATTATAATAATCTTCATCTGTTTCAAAATTATGTCTAAAGTCATTATGATCATATAAAATACCCTGAACCAAGTCTTGATGGGCATGAGTTAACTCATGAGCCACAGTTTGAAATAAGTTTTTTCGATCTAAATTATCATACATTTCTGAGTCTAATGTAATTAAAGGGATATGATCATTAGACGTTCTTTGATAAGTACCAAAGGATTTATCTAACTCATCATTCCATTCATATTCAATTTCAAAATGTTTGTCAAATCCAATTATGCTCATAGCGGCAGGAATAAATTTATAACTTAATTCATCAATTAAATCTTGCCACTTGTCAACCACTATTCAACTTCCTCATAAATAATTCTATAAATTTTGTAATCCTGTTCATGTTCAGGAGACCGACTCTTGACATAATTTAAGAAATATTCGGCGTCAGCCATTGTGCCTTTTTGAATTTGGGAATGATAAGTATAAATACATTTAGAACCATCATCCCAATGACGAGCCACGACATAGTCAAAAGTTTCTTTGGTCATAACACACCCTTTTTCTTAGCAAATTCAATAGTATAACTTGGTTGATCGTACAATTGCATTTCAACCAAAGCAAAAAATTTACCTTTCAACTCAAAAACTTCCTCGCTTTGAGTGCTAAAATCGGCAATATTAGTACGACTTAGTTTACTTACTTCGCGAATAAGATTTCTGAGTCGATCTACTTCAGCTTCCAATTTAGTAATTGGATCAATAGAATGGAACATATCTAAGTAATTATTGGCATCATCCAATGCTTTAGCTAACTCTTCTGGATCACAATCGGGATTGTAACTTACGTGCACCCTATCAGCACCAATTTTAATCCTATGTGCTTCTACTACTTCATCATGTGTTCTACTCATTTTATAATCTTTCTCATAATAAGGCTCAATACTTAGACTATGTGGTCCCATAATCATTCTATCCACGCCACGAATATCAGGGCGAATAGTTTTAAGTTTATTTACACGCTTGTTTGACATTCTTTTCCATCCTTTCAAGATAAATATTTATCTTTCGGCGGTTCCACGTCATGATGACTTGCCAATGACTTCCGGTGGGAAAAGATTTGATCAACTTTTTAAACTGAGAGTCATTCATACTTCCTTTAGCCCTATTGCAAGGCTCACAACTGCCAGCAATATTTTCTTTAGTATTTAAGCCATTCTTACTCTTAGGTTTAATATGTTCGGCTGTGGTGTTTCTATAACTTAGCCTATCGCGACAATAAAAACACTTATGGTATTGTGTTACCAATGCTTCTTCGCGATAAACTCGAATAAATGCTTTATCTAATTTAGATTGCTTCCTTAAATTCTTTGAATGACTCACTTAAACCCTCATCAATGTTTTTATATGGATCAATAAATCCGTGATCCCAATAATGTTCCGCTTCTGGCTCATCCCATGGAGGACAACTTACAAAGGGATAATAGCAAATAAAGGGTACGTCAACCCCTTTAGACTTAGCTAATTTAATTTCTCCGCAGGTATAATTTAACCAATCTTTTTTATTTGAAATATTTTCTTCGAAGTGAAACCCATTGTGCCAACTTGTTTCAGAAATGGCTATAGGTTTTTTAAATTGGTTGTGAGCCTCAATCAAATACTCGTGGATAGGACGATCAACGGTGTGAGGATAGGTATTAATACCCACAATATTTGCAATATCTACAAATGCATCTGATCCGGGGACATCAACTGAAAGAACCTTAACATTCAGATATCGCTTAAGTTCCTTTGTCATGGCGTAACCAATGTCAATAGACTCTTGCCGAGTCATATCAGGCCTCATCATTGGTACAATACTTGGCTCATTTGCTGGACAAACCCACAAAGTCTTACTACGATCACCATTATTAATCTTCAAATAAGTCTGAGCAATGTTATAGGCATGTCTAACTGGATCATCATAACGATGATAATGAGATAGATCCCAAATAACTGACATACCTGAATGTTTAGCAGTTAATAGCCTCTCTAGAATGTCATGATCGCCTACTAGCCCATCGCGGCACCAATTAATGCCATGATCCAAACAAGTCTGATAATGCAACGGCATGTCCCCGTCAGGGGTATGACGAGTTGTATGTAACAAATCATGACCGTTCCACGGCAATGTACCGCACTCAAATCCAGCTATAATTTTAGTCAAAATTATTTTACCTCAAAACCATATCCTAAAATATCACTAATGTTTTCTTCATTTAAAACTTTTTGATCCACCAAAACTTGGCAAAGCTTACCAATAATGTTACCAAGCTCTTCTACTTCTCTCGCACTATTTTCCAACTTACCGCCGTAATAATCACGACAATCACTGAGACGCATATCTATAGCTTCTCTCATGGTTAATTCTTTACGACCAGTAGTGAAGATACTGCATTGCCTAGTGATTTTCATAATTTCTTTTCTTTCATACATCCAGCCGCAGCAGCATGCCCACCACCTCCGAGTGAAGCAGCAATTAGTGAAACATCGGCACGTCCAGCTTCGGAGCGCAAGCTGTAACGAATCTTGCCGTCCTTAGTTTCATTCCAAACCGCAACAAATGGTGTATCAGGATAAAGATTAATTAAATAATTACCTACTTCAGATTGAAGTACAGAAGTGTTTACGTGCCACACCGCATGACCCGCGTTATAACCATCAACAAAAATGTCGATATAAGCATTCTTCGCAATCTGCTTAATCAATGATTCTTGATAAGATAAAATAGCTTCACCTTCTCTGACAAGATTATATGTATCATTATTACTGATGATATTATCTCGCCAATATTCAAAATCTTTAGGCTTAGAAGCAGTAGCTAGATCAAACGCCTTAGATTCATCATATTCCCATTTCCATAGATCGCGGTCCTCAATATATCTAATGGCCCAAGGCATAAATGTTCCCGGATTAGCAAAATTCCAAGCCAATGCAGCCCCGCTACGATTCATATTAAAATGGACATAAACATCATCATAAAATTCTTCCATGGCTGCTTCTAAATCTTTTAAGTGGCCATCAAATTTAGTAAAATAACTTAAAGCTTTTTCAGCACTGGCATGGTGATCCAGAACAACAATACTTTTTGCTGAAGCATTCATATCCTTCATTGCATTTTCTTTAACAGAAAAATCTACAAAAAGAACATGTTTATCTTTATATTGCGAAACAGAGATAGGATCACCATGATTAATAGGAATAAATTCCGTGTCGGGCCACCTGTTCCAAATCGCATAGGCCGCCCCAAATCCATCGGAGCATGGAAAGTGGTAAAAACAAATATCAGGCTTATATTCCATCTTTAATCTTCCTCAATTCTTTTTCATCTAATTTAAAATTCAACTTTATCCAAGCCATACACTTGTCAATATCTTCGTTGTAATAAACTCTGACGCTGGTATTAACTATGACTTCGTAACTTTCTTTAACTTTGTTCAGTTTAATCTGCATCGCTTGGCATCATTTTAATCAGTTCTTTCAAGTAATTAATATCATCTATTTCATTGGCTCTTTCTTTCAGCCATTTAATAGATTCATAAATAGTATCAGGGACGTATCGATCTTCGTAGGCATAAATGGCTTTTTTCTTATGCATTAATTCAGCACCGTCACAATTGTATTGTCAGAAACAATAAATGTTATACCATTCTTTACGTCTTTAACTCTTTCAGATTCAAAATTCTTATTGTTTTTAACTATGTTCTTTTGTTTGTCTGAGAGGAGGTTCCAAACGTGCATCACCATTTTCTGCCTGAATTCACCAAACCCTCCAATCGTATCTTCGCACCACCTCAAAAAATGCGCATCTTTGATATAATTAAGAGAGGGTAATCCTTTTTCAATCATATAATTAATTTTGAGTTCGGTAAAATCGAAACATAGCACTCTTTCGATATATCTGTAAAGGGCGTGTTGACTCGCAATAAGATAATTATTCGACATCATTTCTCCTACATTTTATTTTTTGGTGTGCTTGACAAAATGATAATTCCCTTGTATCCCACACTTTATCAAATTAGTCAAGTACCGTTCTTACGATTTATTGAAGGAACAGATTAAAGGAAATTATGGCACATTCGATATATAAAGCGGCTTGGGACGGATTTAATGACAGGCTAGACGAAACAAGTTCAAGGATTGATGAATACGGAGAACAATTCACAGCTAATTATTATGAATCAGGTAGGCATTTAGCAACATGGTTTATGACAGAAAAACTAGATGTTAATTTTGTAAATCAAGAAAATATTATTTCATTTTTTATCTACATATAGGAAAGATTTATACCAAAATGGCAGGAAGCATCGTAGAACGGGAAATTAGAAACTCAGTAATTGATAAAATTAGGCAGCTTCGCCCTGATTCACGGATAATTCATGAACTTAATACCAACGGCACAGGCTCTTGTCGAGCCGATATTGCCGCAATTGGTATAGAAGAAATTTTAATGTTCGAAATCAAAAGCGAACGAGACAAGCTCGCAAGATTGACTAAACAACAAGAAGCTTTTAAAAATTGTAGCCATAAGTTCTTTATAGTTTTAGATAAAAAATTTTTTAAGGAAAAAGTCTATTCTGATGATAGAAAGAATTGCCTTGAACCTAATCTAGAATTAGAAACTATTTTAGGTTCCCGTCTTGTAAAAGATCATATCTGGCACTATCCAGAGCCTTTGACGGATCAATTTCTTTTTGATCATAGTTGGAAAATAGAGCCTCGTCGTTACGGTCAAAACTTCTTCCCTACACCAAATACTCGTGCCATGCTTAATCTATTGTGGGCCGAAGAATTAAGAGAAGTTTGTAGAAATTTGGTCTTGCCTTATTTATCTAAAGATAATATGATGAAACTCATTGAAAGAATCATTTTAGGAGCAACAGGTAGACATATTGTTCAACAAGTTTGCCTAATGTTAAGGAAACGGCGTTTTGCGGAGGCTGATGATGGAATTGAAGTTTGATAAGGTTTTTAAAGATAGAGATATCTCCGTCGAAGAATATTCTAAACTCTATAGAGAAGAAAACTATTATGATTATCGAAATGATTTTATCAAATCAGATCGAAAGATTAATGATTTCTATTTCATTCCTAAATTTAACGATTTTCCTATCATTGATTATGATAGTGTCATTAAAGACGTTAGAGATATTGTTAATCGAACCATAAATAGCTTACGTGTCACCTTCTTTGAAGCTAGAGGTATCAAAGGAGAATACAGGCCTGATGCTAAAGAAGTCGCTATTAATAAAAGTATGATTAAAAATGCAACAGAACTGAAAACTGTTTTGCTCCATGAATTTAGGCATGCCGAACAATGTTATAACAAGATTTTAGAGATAGAACATAAACATATTTATTGGTACGGAAACCGTTTTGATGTTAATCATGTCAGAGCTTCACATTACAACTATACCCTTTACAATGAACTTCCTTGGGAAATTGATGCAAATGCTTACGCCTATGAATTTACGGGATATTATCCTGAAGGTATGGATCATTTAAAAACTAAAGGAAGGGCTTTCTAACGCTTGACTCAAACTCATTTTATGTTACCTTACATCTATAAAATAATTAATTTAGGAGATTCATGTGACGCCGGAACAAGAAAACCAAATTAAAATTTATGAAGAGTTAATTCCTACTTTAGATGCAAAATACATAAAGCGACATAAAAAGAAACTCTCTTTGTTCAAGGAACAAAACGGGGAGTGTTGTATATGTGACAGGCCTATGATTCTTCGTTACGGAGGAACAAAAGGCCAATACGCAACTTTTGAGCATGTCGAAACTCGTAGTTCTGGTGGTACAATGGTTAAAACTAATGTTCCGCTCAGTCATGGAACTTGTAATAGCCGTCGAGGAACAGAAGATTTCCAAACATTCAAGTGTTTGGTAACGGAAAATAATGGTGCCTTGCCTCCTAAACCTAAAAGTAAAAAAACTTTGTTGCATGAAGCGGCTAGAAAGGGTGATGAAAATGCCCTTGAATATCAACTGGCTCGCAAATTGAACCTTGAATTCCATATCATGGCACTTGAACTTGGTTATAGAACTGATGCACTAGATAAAATTGATTATTTGAGAGAAGCATTAGCGAAGCCTATAAATTTTGGAGTTAATTAAGGGTAAATTTTACATTTACAGAATCTGATCCTGAAGATTATGAATGCCCCAATCCTTCAGAGCGCTCAACCATTTTATTCCAAGTTGAATATGTTGATGGAAAAGATTGGGACATACTTGAAATTCAATATGAAGGTGGTGCAGCGGCTTATGAACTTGAATTTGGCTGCGGTTTAGAATATATCATGAAAGAAATGTTTGATGTTGAACAAAATAAACTAATTGAAGGCAATTGGTATGTCGTAGAAGGTTTCACATCTTATTACACTACGGATTACTACGGAGAAGTTGACTGCTCACATTATATTGATAATTTTCGTATCGCTACAATTTATGACATGATGTATTTTGGGGAGAAGTTTTAATGAAAAAATTTATTCTTTTTTCGGGGTCAAGTTACTACGCCGATGGTGGCGCTTTTGATATTATTTCTGATTTTGATACTATGGAAGAATGTCAAGTAGTTTGGAGTTATATTACTGATGCAATAACTAATGCATTCGAGGACTATTCTTGGGCGCACCTTTTAAATACAGAAACAAAAGAAATTATCATACTTGAAATGGGTGGTTATTGCGGACGGCCTAAAGATTGGTATAATTATGAGATGAATGACTAAATGAGAATTGTCACAGAACCTGAATTCAGAACACGCCTAATTGACGTACTCAAGGCCATAGACACTGATGGTTCAATCGGCAGTGTCACAGGGCCGGGACGATCAGGGGCCATTGCTGCGGTCTATGTAAGTCATTTATTAGGTATTCCATTTATCCCTTTTGGTACTTATAAAGTTCCTATTCATTTAGGCAAAATTCTAATCATTGACACGGCTCGTGAAAGTGGTAAAACACTTCGTCAAGCGGTACGCCGTTATGAAAAAATAGAAGGCGTTAAAGTTATAGAGGCGGTGTGTTTTGAAGAGCCTCCTAGAGTGGCGTTTTGGTATGAAGCTGAGAAACCACAATTTTACCGTCATGAAATTAAAAGGAAAAGAAGTGACGCATAAAATTGAACATGCAGTCTGGAACGGAGAGATAGGTAATTGTATTTCTGTTCCGGGATTCGTTTATCGAATAGGTTACACATCTCATGGAGCCATGATTAAATCTATAATTTATTTACCTGATGAAAATGTTATTGACACCTATAAAGTTTTCTGGCAAAAGTTAAAAACAGAAATTACAGATCATAGGAGTTGATGCATGATAACTAAGTTTATTCTTAAATTGTTTATACCTACTCGTTGGACTATTATCTCTCAAGGAGATTTACATGGTAAGGAACGTAGTTATTACAGTGGTGAATGGCTTAGTCAAAGCGGTCGTCAATATGTACTCCAAAATCAATATGGGGATATAAAGTTTAAAACTATTTGGACCGATGGGAAAGAAGGTGAGCGTTAATGGAATTTTATATTTGGTTAGTGATCTACATTGTGGGTTATTGTTTCAGTTTTGGCGCAATGACCGCAATTTTGGGCATCGATGAAAGTGATGTTCCCGTAATAATACTATTAATAGCCCTCATGATCATTTGGCCTCTCTGGTGGATCATGTATATTCCTTATCGTTTGGCGAGGTTCTTTTTTGTTTAACACACAAGTTAAGAACGATTCAATTTTCAAAAAGCTTTTTGAAAGTGCTGAAACTGTAACAGATTGCCCTGAGCATAGGCATGCCGCCGCCATTATCTATAAAAAGAAAGTTTTGGCTATTGGTAATAATAAATTGAAGACTCATCCAATAATGTTGGATTATCAAACAGATAAAACCAAGATATATCTCCATGCCGAAATAGACGCTATTGTAAAAACTATCAACGCCCACGGTTCAAATATCTTGAAACGATGTGATTTGTATGTTATGAGGTTGACAGGCGGCGGTAATGTAGGATTAAGCAAGCCGTGTAAAGGTTGTCAGAAAGCTATCGTAGCTTTTGGTATTAAAAGGGTGTTTTGGACATGATTAAAATTTACAGTTGGATCGTAGATGAGGCGGATCAAATCCTTGGCCTAGAACGTTTAGATGGTAGGGATGATAGCATCAGTCTAGCTATAGTTGATTCTAAAGGTAAACTGGACCCACATTTCAGAGATGCACAAGGTTTTTTGAAAGGAATTGTTAGTGATGCTCACAAAAAGGAGTATAAAAAATATGCCAAAAATTCTTGATCCCGAAAGTGCTGTAGGCTTAGCTTCCCGCTGTTTTGAAAAATCCAATTATTTGCAGACTTCAAAGAGTAAAGATTCTAGATATTTTGGTAAACGTGGTTCACCATGGCGAATCAGAGTATCCAATCATATTGACCCACGTCCTAATACTGACGTTCTTGTAGATATCGTTTTCGATTATGCCACGATTGAGCAAGACGTTGAAGTCAGGGTAGGGAAAGCTATAACTCAATTTGAGCGAAAAGCCAAAATGCGCTGGCTAGAAACTAAGAGTGTTTAATATGACAATTGTTTTTGGATATTGGCTAATTCCGGCCCTCATTACTATTTTTTCTCTAAGTATTGCGTATTGGTTTAATTATTCACCTGATAATTATAACCCAATCTCTATTCTTGTGGATGGTGTTCTAAGTCTTATATCATTTGGTCTTGCTGTTATTGTTTCGCTTATTTCATGGCTAATTTATTTCGTGGTGTTTTGATATGACTCAAATTTTTCTGGACGACGAACGTGAGCCTGTGAATTACCTTGACTTCATAATTGTTAGAAACTACAGTGAATTTGTGTCAATCGTTTTGAACATAGGTTTTCCAGATGAATTAACTTATGTTACATTCGATCATGATCTTGGTGATGATAGTTTAGATGGTTATGAATGCGCTAAATTCCTTGTTTCTCTGGATCAAGATCGCAAGGGAAAACTATTGGGCGATAATTTTAAATTTTATGTTCATAGTCAAAATCCTGTAGGTGCGATGAATATAAATTCTTACTTGAACAATTATTTGGAATGGAAAAGATCAAATGGTTAATATAGAAAATGTACGTAAAGTGATTAAGAAGATTGCTGATGAAGAGAATTTCTTTAGTATGGAAGCTTGGGGAATTTATAATAATGATATTGAATACCTATCTGGTATTGAATTTTACGATAGATTTGGCGCAGCAAAGCCTAGCTGTGAAACCCCGGCTTGTATCGGTGGTTGGGGAGAATTTATTCTTAAGGAAGAAAATAAAATTAAGGATGAATTTATTAGTTCTAACGATGTAGGTGAATGGTTGGGACTCAATGAAGACGCTTACGATGCACTTTTTTATCCTAAGCATAAAACTTATGTAGAAATTACCCGTCAAGAAGCTATTGACGTACTGGAAAATTTGATTATAACTGGTACGGTCGATTGGACCGCCAAGGCTGAAAATTAATAAATATAATTTGAAAGGAAACTAAAATGTTCTCAATTATTATAGCTTCGTTACTATTTGTAGTAGCTATTATTGCTCTATTTGCTATGCCTCCTACTCTACCTAGAAAAGGTATTGCGTTTGGGCTAATGATTTTTTCCTTCCTTCTAGGCGGTTCAGGCGCAGTTTCATATAATGATGCAGGCTATTGCACACATATTCGAACCATTTTTGGTACTGAAACATCCAAATGTGATGTCGGTTGGTATGCCTCCGGTTGGGGTACAGCCACACAATGGCCTCTTTATATTACAGTCCAAAACACTATTCCGGGAGCTAAGATTGAAGTGACTGACTCACTTGCTCTATTTCCCTCTTATTCGGTACGTCTAGCTGATAATTGGTCTGGCGATATTACACAAACTACCCGTTTTGGTATTCCTCAGAATGAAGAGCAATTTTTGAAATTAGCACATGATTATCGTACCCCTCAAAATCTTATTTCAACAATTCTTGTTCCTACTGTAAGTGCTGCTATTGATACTACAGCAAATCTATACACTATGGAAGAATATTACGCTGGTGGCGCTCGTGATAGCTTCAAGAAAGAATATACAGATACTGTAGTTCTTGGTCCGGCTGTAACAGAACGAATTGTTGATCCTCAGCAAATTCATAATAAGGTTTCAGCTAATGTAAATTCTGATGTAACTAAAGACGAAAATGAAGTTGCTGGTACAACTGAAATCAAAATTGTTGAAAAGAAAACAGATCGTACAGGTTCGGATATTCGGCCAAGTAAAAATCAATATTCAGCATACGGAATTGTTGTAAATTCTGCGATTATTCAAAATCTTGATCCAGATGATCGTTATGAAGAACAAATTCAAAAGCGTAAGGAGGCTATTTCTCGTCGTGTAATCGCTCGTGACCAGCGACTTGAACAAGATGAACAACGTTTTCTAACAATTGCTAAATCTGAGACAGAAATTGCTAATCGTCAAGGTGCGGCTCGTGTTGTTCAAATTGAACAAACTACAAATGCTGAAACTTCTAAAAAGCTTGCTCTCATCAAAGCACAACAGATGACGGAACAAGCTGAAATTGAAAAGAAAACAGCGGCGATTAATTTTGAAACAGCTAAAATTGAGGCAGACTCAAAGATTGTCTCCGCTGAAGCAGATGCTAAGGCTCGTCAGCTTGCGATTGAAGCGGATAATGCACTTCAGTCTAAGATCGATGCTGAGGTTAAAATTCAAACAGTTTGGGCGCAAGCTTACTCTACTCGAAACGTGCCCCAGATAGTAATGGGTGGAAGCTCAGGTGGAGCGCCAGTTGGTTCAGATAGTGAAGTTTCAACTCTTCTCAATCTATTAAATGCCGATGCGGCAAAACGTCTTTCTTATGATAGGACAATTGAGTCTACTAAATAATGAAACTACGAAGGAGAAAAAGGTATTTTCATAATGGACGCTAGACATTTAATCAGTACAATTCTTGTTGGTGAGTTAGATAGATTAGGCCGTAATGAAATTACTTATGAAAAATTCTGTGACGCAGTTAATCTTCTAGAGCGTTATAAATTTGTTGAAGAACATAATAGTTTCTTTCCGGCAGTGAAAGAATTAGGCGAAAAAGTACATCAACAGTCAAAGGTTTGGGATACATGATGAATGAATTAAGAGAAGCCTACCATCTTCTTAAAACTATTAGAGACAGATGCCTCATAGCTGAAGATGATTACATTGGCGTGACACAAGAACCACATATTGATATTAAATTATTTGATGAGATTTGTATATTTCTGAATCATCATAAAGATTTATTTGAATAAGGAAAAATACAATGGGTGTTTTTATTAATGAAGCTAAAGCTTCTAACATTATGATTCAATTGGTGGAAAAAGACCATCAAATTAAATTACGCTACAATAATCACGATTTTGCTAAGTGTTACACTGATGAAGAAGGTTGTCATTGGATAGAAATAATTGATGCCGATACAGGGATTGTCTCTAAGAATATTATTAAAACTTTGTGTTGGAGACGTTAAATGAAGGTAATGTTTATCACACATCGTCCACCAAATATTCTTCCGGGTAGATTAAATTTTAATTATGCTTGTGAAAAAGATTGGTTTGAGCATGAAGTAAAATTTTTATGTTATGGTGAGGGCAGGATGGGCTATAGACCTGATGTAATTATTCTGCTAGAACCTCCTTTAGATGTGCGCGAAGAAGAGTGGCTTCGATATACAAAACATTGCGTCACACCGTCTGCTATTTATATCAATCCAATGGGTAAAGTGGTAGAACCATACGGAGAAGAAGCAAATGTTTACATTTAGTAAGGACAATTTAATCAATGAAATTTATAGGCATCCCGTTCTTCATGATTTAATAACCCATTTGCTTGACTTCAAAGAAGCTGTAGATTTTAAAATTAATTTTGGTGATCTAAGTTCTGATGATCTTGGGTATTGGTACAAGCAATATAATACTATTTTACGTCTTGAACATTATATTAAGGAAAATAATTCATGAAATTTATTTACGATCCGTATGATAGTCGGCCCTTGACTGAAGAAGAAACCGCTGCTATAGAAAATGAAATTGACAAACTTATCAAAGAAGATAGTAACGCGATTCATAGTTTAATGTATCACGACATGGGTGCTGATAGCATTCATAAATTTATCATGGGTGGCCATGATGAATATTTCTTTGTGACAAGATATGGTCCAGAAGATGAAGTAACGGAGAATCCTAATGAGTGAAACACTGAAAAATATTAAGAAACAATTCCAAGCCGCTAGAGTTGCAAGAGATTCGATTACGATTGGTCTACTATCAACTATTATTGGAGATATTGAATCTAAGGCTGTTGTGGTAGATGGTGTTAAAACTGTAACAGAAGATCAAGTTGTTGCGGTTCTAAAATCTTTTCAGAAAAAGAATGCTGAATTTATGGCTACGCTAAAGCCGGGCGATTTAATTTTTGTTAAGATTAACCAAGAAAAGGGAATTATTGATAGCTTTCTTCCTCAACAGTTGACTGAGAAGGAAATTAAAGTTATTCTAGGCGAATCTGGCCTAGAAGATATGGGCCAGATGATGAAATTCCTAAAGGAAAATTATTCGGGTCAATATGACGGAAAAATAGCTTCTAAAGTTGTAAAAGAACTCCTAGCTTAATTTGTTTCTTAAAAGATTTGTAATGAGTGTGGCAATGACTGCCGCACTAATATTAATTCCTGAAGAAGCGTTAGCATCCAAGGAATTAATTAGTAAATCAGCAATATCGCATGGTATTCCAGTAGATTTAGCTCTTTATGTAGCTAAGCTAGAGAGTGGTTATAGATGCACCACTCCGGGTAGGTATAATGGACCATTACAAGTCAGTAATGGAAGTGCTAGAGCTTTAGGTTATAATTCGTCGGAGGGCGGACTGAATACTTGTGGTGCTGGTTTGAAATATGGAATGAAACATCTAAAATTATGTTATGATAGAGTAGGCCATAGCCGAAATAAACTTAAACGTTGTCATGCAAATCCCGGCAGCTATGGAGTTAGGTTAAAGAAATGAGTGGTGGGAAAACTTACGGAGAGCCTTGGCCCATAGAAACATGCCCCTACTGTGGCTCTGAATGTGAGGCGGACTGGTGCGATGTAGGCGTTGGTTATGTCCAATGCGGCCCGTTTCACTGCACCGTCTGTGGAGCGTCTGAAATTGGTCCTCATGATGATGAGCGTGAACTAACCACGGTCGAAGAATACTGTGGTTGGTATGGCCCTGATTCTGAGCCCGGTTCAAGTGCCAATGTCATTAATGGTAAAATAGTTGATTACAAAGAGATGGAATCAGTATATTATAATAACTTCACGGGTAATCCGCTCTATGAAGTAGAAGGTTATGTTGAGTCGTGGTTAGAAAACATAAGGAAGCCTAAGAATGGGTGAAGTTGTCAATCTTAAAAAAACTAAGAAAAAGTTTAATATTACGGCTAAGGTTAAAGTCTTAGAAGCTGATGGTCTAGGTGATCTTACTTACGCCACTGCGATGGCATTGGAAACGGATAATCCCATGATTATGTGTGACACAGAAACGATGTATGCCGTACTTATCATGGCTCAACGTTATCTTAATAGAGAAGTTTACAATGGCTAAAGCTGTAGTGTTTGACGCTTACCTGAGAAACAGAGTCGAAGGTAAAGTTGTAGGTCGGAGTTTAAAAGGGATAACTATTGAAGACGTTAAAGGCGTGAGACTTTACGCTACTTTTGATAGAATAATTTCAGATGAGGGTAGTGATGAAGGACTTACTGGTCAAATCGATACAGAATGAAAATAATTCTGAGATTATTGTTGACATTATTTTAAATTGTCTTATAAACAATATCACGCCAAAAATGATTGCCGTAGGTTGGGATCAATTAAAGCGTAACAATTTACCACGCCTAGGTCAAGGACCGGGTTTTACAGAAGCATTTAAAGCAGCAATAATGGAGGCTAACAAGTGAATCAAACAGCGTTTGACGAAGGTTACAATACCTATGTCAATGAAGGAGAAATTACCGATAATCCGTATAAGAAATCTTTTACGGATCATAATGATTGGGAAGAAGGATATTATGCTGCAATGAATGCAGATTATTTAGCATCAGTAGAACCTTCCTCTCTAGAAGAGAAGAAGGTTAACGAGGAGACAAAACCATGAATAGAAACTTTTTTGGAGAACCTATCCCATCAAATCTTGATGAGATTAATGAAGCCCTTGCTGAAAATGATATGGTTTTGGAAGAAGTGACAGCCTTCATTGAATTTAATGAAGATGAAGGACAATTTAATGGTTGGACCGCCAATTTTATTGAGCCTGTAACGGATCGAAGCTTTACCACTATAGGCTATGAATCTAAAGAACAGCTTATTGCCGAAATTAAATTTGCTGGTGTTGATCATATCGAGGAAATCTGAGTTGAAACAAGGCCAGCTAATTTCTTCAGATCAAGCCGTAGTCGGCAAGGTTCAGCACAAGAAACCTTGTAGTGATTGTCCATGGAAGAGAGACAGCCTTGCTGGCTGGTTAGGCACTTCTTCGCCAGAAGAGTGGATCAGCATAGCTCATAGCGAAACAATGGTAGAGTGCCTCACACTTTTAACCAAACAGTGTGCCGGTCTGGCTATTTATCGTAGAAATATGTGCAAAAGTCCACGAAATCCTGCCATCTTAGTACTTGACAGTGATAGAGAAATAGTATTTAGTCATCCTACAGAATTTATGAATCATCATAATGGGAGGAAAACAAATGCGTAAAATTCTAATTGCCTTGTCAATCGTGAGTTTATCATTTCCAGTAGTGGCTCAAGAGCATAAACGTTGTGATACTTTTTCTTTTTCAGAAAAAGTTAAACTAGGTATGACGGAGTACGAAGTTTATCAAGTAACTGGATGCAATGGTAGGAAAGTTACGGAATCTATTTACGGTTTTGGGATGAGATATCCTAGCGGCAATCACCTTATTTTTCAAGATGGTAAAGTAACGGTTAAAATGTGAGAGGTTTATTAAATAATGTTTAAAGCTATACTAAGCCTAGGATTTGTATGGATACTTTTTATTGTAAGTGCTATAGCAGCTTATATTACTCATATCGTATGGGCCATTGATATTCTCACTGGCGCTGCAACAGATAGTCAAATTGTTATCGCTCTTATCGGACTATTTCCACCTGTTGGTGTGATTCACGGTTATATGATTTGGTTCTGATATGTATAACAAATTTCTATTATTTGGCGGTAGTAACTATTATCCAAGTGGTGGATTTGATGATTTTATTAGGTCATTTGATACTATCGGTGAAGTCAATAGTTATGCTAGTGGGATTAATGATAGGTATGACTGGATGCATGTCGTTAACACTGAAACAAGAGAACTACTAGAAGTAGGCATTCGTCTACCTAGGAAATATTAATTTGTCCTATTATGAAACAATAATTGCATGTTATCTATCAGGACAAATTGAAGAATCTGTGTGGCAAAGACATTTGGAAGATGAAGTTTTTGTTGCTTGGTTAAAGAAAAATGGTTACTTAACAATTGGGAAAGGTAATGAAAATGACAAAAAACGAAGCCCTTGAACTACTTCGCTCTGGTACGGTACTTACGCTGGTTCAACGCAAAGAAATAGCAGAAATTCTGGAATCTGAAGATGATTCAGAAGATGGTTGGGATTCTTCTTGGGATGATTCAAGCTGTTAAGGAAAAATTTAATGACTAGAACTATTGATCAATGTGTTAAAGAAGCTTATGCTGCTCTTAGAGAAGCAGAAAATATTGCTAACAAAACGGGTGAATCTTTTGATTTCGACGTGAGTTATGGTATGGGCGGGACTTACTATCCTAAGAAGCCTATGACTCGCAACGAAGCTCTTGAGCTTTTAAAGTCTAAGGCTCCGTTGACAGAAGAACAACGATCTGATATTGCTGTTGCTCTAGAAGATGACGAAGATAATTATGGTGAAACTGGTTGGGTTTCTTCGTCATCGATGTGTTAACCTTCTTCCATTTATGGAGGAAGGTTTAAAAATTATAGGAGAATTATAAATGCTTTTAATTGGTAGTCAAGCTTTCGATATGGGCCGCGAACCTCGTGACACGGATATGATTGCAACTCCTGCGGAACTTGCTGATTTCAAGTCAGAAAATGCTGATAAAATTGTTCTTGTTAAGCCTTCAAAGTTTGGCGAGACAATTTTCATGCAAGGTGAAATGCCTATCGAGATTGATTACAGTGAAACAGGTCAAGAGCTTTATAATATTTGTGAAAATAATAGTGATTTAGCTTATTACTCTTGTAGGGGAGATTTAGTAGCTTATCCTGAAGTTCTACTTGCATTAAAAATGTCTCACCGTTTTCTCAAAAATAGTAAAAATTTTCTAAAAACGATGGAAGATATTTGGTACTTGAGAAATAGGGGAGTTAGAGTTCCTGAAGCTCTTGAAGATTGGGTTAAGCGTCGTTCTAAGGCGACTTATGATTATTCTAGCCCTAAATTAAACCAATCAAAAGAAGATTTTTTTACTTCAAATTTCCCATATCAGTACATGCACGATGATATACATGAAGCTGTAAAACTTTATGAAAAGCCTATTTTCGAGTTGATTAAAGCAGATAAAGCTGACGTATTCTGTAGTAAAGAACGATTCTTTTCTCTAGATCGTAAATTACAACTTGCGACTGTATATGAGGAAAGTACAACTTTGGCACTAGAGAGAAGTCAGCTTACTCATAATTTTGAGGTTGACCCATTTTGGAGCTTTACTAAAGCACTAGAGAAGGTATGCACAAATATAAGCTCTGGTTGGTGGAGAACCTTCTCGTGGGAAAATTACTACGAAGTGAAATCAATGTATGATCCAACATATGTAGATAAGTTCAAGGCTGCTCTTGTCAGGGGTGAAATTTTACCTTATGCTGGCTGAACAATTAATAAATTCTAAAATTGAATCCACCCGGATATTTTGGAGAAATAAATTAGAAATACCTTTAGATAAAATTTTACCTAAACGATGGGATGGTTTTGATAATGACTATGAATACAAAAACTTTTTAAATGTGCAGAAGTTTGTATCAGAGGAAAATAAACATTTAGTAAATCTTCGTTGCGAAGGAAAGTGGGAAAAAGTTACTCCTTCATTCTATCATGAACATTACACACAATGCTTATTAAGACGGCGAGGAGTCTTAGAATATTATGTTGAAAACTAGTATAACTCTTAAAATAATTCACGTCAATCGCCATCACATAGCATCCAATGCTAAAGATGGCGGATCAAGGCCTATTTATTCAATAAAACATAAAAACAAAATAAGATATGCCAGAGAAGTACTTATTAATGGCCCATCTAAATTAGTTTATGATGGCTCTGCGCTAAAATGTGGGGCTAAGGCTTGGATAGAAACTGAATCTGAAGTTATTTTAATTGATGAAATGAGTTTTTCTGAGGCTAAGTATTATAATGACTCTAACTGACTATTACTTAATTTTTCTAGTAAGTTTATGCTTAATCGGTATTATTATAAGCTCACATAGAGGCCCGCCTAAATGAAATTCAATGTTAATAATTATGTTACTGTTAAAATCAGTGATAGAGGCAGAGAGCTTATTAAAGAAAGTAAAGTCTGGCTTTATAAAGAGCCTGATGAAAATGGCTACATCAAATTACAAATGTGGGACTTGATGAAAGAATTTGGTCCTTACATTTATTTGGGATGTATCATGCCTTTTGATACTACGATTGAATTACATGTTGACAGTTAAAACAATTTAAGTTAGACATAAGCTAATAGCTAAATAGGAGTTAAGATTATGTCTATCACAAGTCGTCAAGCTAACGTTATGGATCACGCCGTGGCATATCCACGTTTTTATCGAAACCATTTCAGAGCTAAAAATGGTACAGAAAATGATCAGACATGGCTTGAGCTAATGCGTTTAGGATATGCCGAATTATTTCAAATATACACTGATGTAACGGTTTACAAAGTAACAGATACAGGTATTATTGCTTTGGAGAAATATCATAATGTCGGTTAAACGTATTTCAGTTGATGTTGATGAAATGTCAGCCTTGGTTAAACATTGTACAGGATCAGCGGTTCATTTCACGTTTGGCCCTAGTGGTTGCTTTCTAGAAGTTAGTGACGCAAATATAAAAGCTCTTGAATTTCTTAGGAATAAAAGAGTTAACGAACGTTATGAAACGATCATGACTATTGCGGGAGCTAGAAAATGAAAGTTGTATGAGAAGAAAGTGATCTTCGCATGGGATGCCGAGTTTGGCGTGACATGGAATGTATGATTTGCGGTACAGATAGTGATTGGAGAGCGCCTGTTTCTCTTATTGTATTGGAAACTGGAAGACTCATGACACATGGGCCTAAAGAAGAAGTTGCTGAGTATATGAATAAATACGAATATAGGCCTACAGAGGAGAAATAATATGACGAAGCGCGTGGCTCAGACTTATCGTGGTATTACATTTGTAAGACCAAAGGATTATCAAGGTGAGGCTTGGTTTCAATCTAGTTTCAATCCTACTCTGCAGCAGATCAAAAATTTGATTGACATGGCTTATGCGATTCAAAACAGTCCGCCGCCCAAGTTTGACATGAGTGATTTTGGATCAGTAGATCAAGACACTCTTGATTACTTTCAAGCAAAAAATATTTCTATTATGGGCATGGGTTGGTCCGGTTCGGTTACTGATCCTATCGCGTTAAAGAATATCAAAAAGACAGGTCATATCTGTGGCACGAGTTGTTGCGCCATTGGGACTTCGGCATGGTGGGGCATAGGTCGCTTAACTCCTGACATGACTTGGGGTGAGTATTCTCAAGAAACTTTTGGCTTGGAACAAAATTCCAATCTTTGGGAATTTCTATTCGCTGGTGGTTGGTTATATTGTGATAATACACCAGAAGGTGCTGTGGCTCGTATTCTTAGACTGGTAATTGAAGGTCCAGAAGTTGTGGATAAAGATCGTGTGACTGATACTATCAGAGACTACGATATTCGTGATGATTATATCAAGTCTTATGCTAAATACCTTAACATTAAGGTTCTGTCGGAATGAAAAATCCAGTACCTCAAGTCCCACATTACGCGGTAATTACTTATAAAACTATTCAACATTGGGTAGAAGGTGATGAGCGAAGCAGAACACATCCCGGCCATGGATATCCCGCTGGTTATGAAACTCGTGAAGAAATTGGTTATCAAGCTTTTGAAACAGTTGAGAAACTTCAAGATTTTATTAAATACGATAGATATTTAAAAGAAGGCTCATATCAAGTTATTAAAGTAGAACCAATGAAAGTTGAAACAAAGGTGAGTGTCATTGTCAAATAATGTACATCACATTGCTAGATTTGTACGAACATGGCTTGAAGATTGGGGCAGCGATCTAGAAGATACGGCTGAAGCTTATCAAGAGGCAATGTTAAGTGGAACATTTAACGGTAGAAAAATACCTATTGACATGGCCAAAATATATGCTAAACAATTTCATGAAAAAGCGGAAGCTGTTTATCTGTGTGGTGAACAATTAGAACGAGACATTTTAAAAGAATTTTCTGAATGAAGTAAATAATTGTTGACATTACTGATAAGATCAATTATATTACGAGCAACAAGAACAGAAATGTTCTTTTAACCGGAGTTAGCTGCAAAGTACACCATTATCACATGGTGGCAGGTAGAGCGCCACGGCCTAATTCAATGTGCCAGATTGATCATTTGGTATACATTGAATAGAACTGGAGATGAAAGTCATGTCGAAAAGAATTTAGTATTGAGATATAGCTAGCTCAAGAAAAAGACTTAGTAAAGCATGAAAGGATTCGACAGGGATCGGGATGAAAACGTGGAGGTTGGTGGTTCGAGTCCATCACTTCGGACCAATTTAAATTGCTACTCACATTACGTAAGGTTCGAGTCCTTGAAGAGGGTTGTGAGTAGTGAGAGCAAGTAGATAGGCCATCTATTTGCGGGCAAGGAGGTCGCTCCTCCTTGCTTATACCTCATTAATTAAACTAGGAGAATTACAATGAGCCACGCTGAGAAATTCTATTAGGTAACTTAACACCTAATAGAAAGAAAATAAAATGCCTTATGAAGTTATTTATGGATACACCTTCTTCCGAGGGAAGGATAAGCATATCTTTGATTCATACGATGAAATTGCAGAATATTTTCATTATGAAATACTTTGCAATAATTTTTATGAAGTAAGAATTATTGATTGTTATGATAGACAGAGAATTGATCCTACTGAAATAATTGGTATCGCTCGACGTAAATTGGATCAACATCGAAGTGAAAATTATTTAAAACGTCACGGCCCTTATGAATTTCGTAACGGACCTGTGCCTAATATTCACAAGGGATGGAGTAATCGTGGTTCTTATAATCGCTATCCTAGAACAAAACAATTAAGAACTGAAGCTTTTTTTCTTGACGTTGATGAAGATATCAGATACTATAAAATCAAGACTAAAACAAAAAATAAGTTTCTACCTACGAGTTGGGACGACGTTCATAAATGTAGGACTAGGAATTGGAAAAGTTATAGAAATACGCAGTGGAAGTAATT